GAGGCTTTCAACACTGAATTAGTGTGTGAGGACCGCTATGCGATTTTCACAGAGAATCATATTGAATCAGGTAGTATCAGACGATGGCATGATACGATAGACAACCTTCCACGTTGTCACCCTACCAAAGGCCCTTGGATAGCTGGTGGCTCAGTGCGCAGACTCTTGAATGAAGATAATCCATTCACCGCTGATATCGATTACTTTGTCACAGACAAACAGCAGCACCATCTATTATGTGCTCGATTTGAAACAATGGATGCGAACCTGGTCATTGATGGTAAGCATTTTACCCAATATGCTCTCCCTAGTCTCGATTTGACCTGTCAAGTGATTAAGACGCGCTATCGTAATACCATTTATGAGCATATGGATGAATTTGATTTCAACCTGTGTCAGACAGGTTTTGATGGTGAGAAGTTTTGGGTGTCAGTCAATGCCTGGAAGGATATGACCACTAAGACAGTCAACTGTACCGGTGCGTTTCATTATCCTCTTGGCTCACTCACTCGCTTAGCCAAATATTTTGCACAAGGATACGAACCAGGTCCTAATACACTCAGACATATCCTGATTGCCTGCAACAACGGTAAGATCCCTAACGAGAAGACTTATGGAGAAGACACATAATGTTTAATGAATGCTGGAAACTCTGGAAGCTTGGTCGCTATCGAATCATTCAGCGCATGAGTTATGGAAGCCAACCCTATGTCGTGCAGTATTGGTGGTTCGGATGGGAGACCTTTACCGCACAAATAAAGGGAAGTAGTGATGTGTTGGATAAACTTAGTACGAGTACCTATAATACCACGGCCATGTATGCCAGATACATCGATGCCCAAAATGCTCTTGCGACGTATCTGGCCTATAAAAATCCTCCATACATGCCTGATAAAGTCATTCATGAATATAAATTTGTTGAAGGGGCCTGGTTGAAACAACTCTAAAGGTGTAGCATGTTCTATAACTGGTTCTTCACATGGCTCGATAAGTTCAATACCTACCGAATTGTGCATCGTGCAGCATTGCGCGGTCGACCTTATGTCATACAGTACTGGTCGTTCGGATGGGATGATATGCGAAGTATCAATAACTTTGATGCCGCTGTGGGCCGGCAGGGACCACCTGCTATCTATGCCACAATAGAAGAAGCCGAGCATGATTTGATGAAATACTTTAAGAGCATCGAGCCTCAAGCACCAGAAGATACCGTGGTCAAAGTATTCAAGCGGCCTGTGCCTCAACATGTGATAGACACGGAAATGAGAAAACATGATCTACAATAGATACCGAATTGTGCTTCGATACTTACAGGGTGGCCAGAGATATGTGATTCAATCTAAGGGCCTGTGGTGTTGGCGGGATATGAAGATCACCTCTCTTGGTAATCTTGTGAGGCACTCAAAGGGATGGTCAACAGACCTTGCCGATTTTTCCAGCCTTGAGATTGCCGAGTCGAGTCTGTTCAAATACTTCAATTCCTTGAGGCCTGATGCTGTGTTGAAGACGTATGATGCCGAAAAGCATTTAGCAAATCGGCAGAGTAGATCGAGCACACATTGGAAAGATGACCCGACAATGAATCCACCAGGCGGCGTGGCCAACAAGTACCAGAATGAACATCCTAGGTACCGGTCGATGCCTGTTGAACAGACTCCAGAGAATCCCAGCAACACGATTGCCGAATAGCGTAACTCTACCAGAATGTAAGATGACTACCGATCTACTCATTCACACAAACTGGTATTACTTCCCAAGTATACCGATTCGATGTACTCAGCTATACAATCAGTATGAAAATCAGATGACCCTCAGATTGCCGAAAAACCGCCATACCCTTGGTACACGGAGGACACTATGCTTGATCCAGAAGAATCTAACGCACTGATGAGAAAACTGTTTGGATGCCTGGCGTATAGACTCGGTGGTGAAGTGACATTCACACAAGAAGAGATCAACACAATCAATACAGAAGTCGCCGGAGTGACGATCTTCTTGACGCCTGAGAATAGTATCGTCTTGAGAGTGAGAGGGCCTGTACAGACCGCACAAGGGATTGAAGAGGGTAAGATCGTACCTATCTAAGACTCACTAGACCTGTACCGCACACAGCAGACCGGTACTGTTCCAGCGCCTGGATCCCCGCTTGATCCTTTTGTCTCCAGGCCCCTTGGACATTTTTGAACACCCGGCGTACGGTACCGCACAGTGGTGTACAATAGTGTACATGTATCACAAATAATACAGTGTAGATTTGAACGCCTGTGTTCTCTTACGTACACTGTGACGTACAATGCTGAACCCTGGCGCCTGGACGGTGTGTACCGGTATGCAAGACTTGTGCTGGTGTACCATTAGGTTCATGTGCCGGATGAGAGGAACTTTTTATATTTTGTAATTTCAGGTTTTTGGAGTATAAAAGCCATATAGGAGGAGAGGGTATTCGGAAAGTTAAGCATGGTACTTGCATGTGGTATTCCAGGCGCCTGGTAACTCTTTGATTATGTTCGGTTATTGTGTGGTTGAGTGCCAGGCACCACGCGTGATATTGAGCGCGGAACTTGCATGGAATGCTACTCCGGCAATTCCAGGACCGCGGTCCCCTTATGCAAGACTCATGCGTGGTACATGATGGTACACTGTGGAGTCCACCAGGCTCCGTGTGGCACAGGTGGAATCATGGTGTGGTTGGCGTGTACCACAGAGAGTTGAGTATGAATCTTGCATAGGAGGTACCTGCAGGTGCCTAGCGTTCCAGATTGGCTATACTGGAGGCCACAGGCCTATGCAAGATTGATGCTCAATAGTTTTTCCTTGTATGGGAGTGTACCCGGTTCGCGTCGGGCGAGGCTCGTCACCTCACCTCCCATGCAAGTTTTATACTCAGGCCGCGTATGATTCTTGCATAGCGGCATGCAAGGCCTGTGCTCAGTTCTTGTTGGTACGCACCGGACTCCACCAGGCGCCATGGCTCCAGGCGGACAGGTTGGCGTGTACCATAGAATACCACGCATGAATCTTGCATAGGCTTGACTTCTCGCTGAGAACGTGTTAGACTGCTATCATAGTAGAGGAGGGCCTGTGGCCGACATGTGGTTGCTTCTCATAGTGATAGGGTTCATCATACTGGCAGCGTATGGCTGGCGCTTCATATCGAAAGGTTTAGAATGACTACGACGTTCTATGTGGTGGCCGCGTTTAATATGTTGTGCTTATATGCTGAACTCTTCTGGTTCAAGCGCAAGTACTTAATCCTGCTGTCTGCGACCACGACAGTTGGTCTGTTAATCTTCTGGTCCTTCAATCTCCATCCATAATTCTGCTTGACAACCTCCAACGAACATGCTACATTAACAACATGAATGACCCGGTCACTTCAGTCTATGTGCAACTCGTTCAAGGTACTGGAATCGCCTTCTTCATAGTGGGGCTAATACTGGCATGGTTGCTATGGGCCATCTATAAAGAGAACGGACCACGACACTAATGGACTATCTTATCTGTGCAATCGCCATAGGCCTGGGGCTTGCGTTGTCATATGGCGCGTTCAAGTTCATTCAATTCCTCACACTCTCATTAGATGACTACACGGACGACGATCAAGAGAAGAAATGAACATTGGCGATGAAGTCGAACTCAGCATTGTTGGTATGGTGAACTCCAGGCATCGTGCGCGCCTGGAGAGTATTGATCCGTCTGGTCACGGTCGCTTCCGTATTATGGATGACGCAGAGTGGCCGCTGTTGAAGGCGGGGGATTACATTCTGCATTGGCAAGTGCCTGGTGGAGGTAGTGCTCATGATTGAATTGACAACTATGGGCACCGGTATTGCGTTGATTCTCGTGGCCGCCGTCATACGACTGCATTGGTACCTCCAATCAAAGAAACATAAGAGATGACCGCCCCTTGCGATCAGCCGCGCAAACCAAGGACCGAAGAAGAGCTATTAGAGTTAGCGGCTCAAGCAGCCGTATTACATGACCGACCCAGAGAGGTGATCGCCAGGCTGTACAAGACGTACCACAGACCTGATGCTGTCACATGTCAATTTAAGTGTGGTACGTGCCAGGCGATCACAGAGCGAGTCGTGGTCGTTGATGTACATGGCGTCCCGCTTGTGTCTATTATACCATGTCCTGAATGCCGTGAAAAGTACCGATTAGATCGAAGCTTACCCTATGGCATTGCTGAGAGGATCACATGAGTCTTGAACTGGTGATGGCCTGTATTGCAGGCGCCTTGGTGACGATCTTATTGTATGCCTGGTTGATGCCTGGCGATTAAGGAGACATGATGGTACGAGTCTATGTCGGTGTGAAAGATATCAAACAAGGCAGAGCACTCGCTGCTATGTCCTGCCCAATTGCTCGTGCTGCAAGTCGCGCCATGGGTAGTTCAGTGAGCGTAGGATATAACTCACTCTTCACGGTTGGTATGTGGAACACACTGAAAGACAAATATGTGTTGCCTCAGAAAGCACGAACGTTTATTGAGCGATTCGACAAGGGGAAGAAAGTGAAACCGTTCAGCTTTAGAATATCACCAACGTCAATCATCCACTAAGGAGGATGTATGTTGCGAATCTACGTGGGCCGGAGAGATATCAAGCACGGTACACCGAACAACTCAATGCACTGTCCTATCGCCTCTGCCGTCAGGCGCAAGACGCATAAGCATGTGTCGATAGGCGATCACGAGATCCATATTACCAGTTGTAAAGGATCAATCTGCCGCTCAGAGACCTATGTATTACCGAAGAGCGCAAGAGAATTCATTCACAGCTTTGACAATGGCAGCAAGGTGAACATACGACCATTTAGCTTTCGAGCGAAGAAACTATGAACGCCAAGGCCCTCGACGACCTGAGATCACAAGTCAACAACGAAGGCTTCCATTATGCCTTCATTCACTATTCAGACTTTGAAGACGTGAAGGACGCAGAGTTTCACACATTGCGCCTGGCATATATCAAAGCGACGAATGAACTTGCCGATTACCTCAACCTCCCAGAGTTTAGGAGATAAGATGGCCACAGTCAAAGTGAGCGCCAGAGATATCAAGCTCGGTGGTGTATCCAATTCACTCAGTTGTCCTATTGCTCGTGCAGCGAAGAGGGCCTTCCGCAAACCTATAAGCGTTGGGTATAAGTCACTCTTCATCTTGAGTGGTTCGGGTTTGGAGTATGAACGTCATGAGTACCCATTACCCAAGAAAGCACAGGCCTTCATTACAAAGTTTGATGATGGGAAGACAGTGCGACCATTCACATTCACGATGAAACGCGACAACACTTATAGGAGATAACATGCGAAAGAAACGAGTGGGTATGTATGGCTACTTCGTGGACCAAGGCGACGGGACCATGGATCTGACAGAAACGAGTTGCAGTCGAACACACTTGTTGAAGATTAAGCGCCAGGCGATGGCCACCGGTGCTAAGCGAAGGACGATTTTCATTCATAAGCTGAAGCTCGATAGGAGCATTGGTCGTATCTCATGATTCAAGCGACGGTACAATTCATACAGAACGATTGGAGAAGTCATAAGCTGCGACTCGCCGCAGAGGCCTGCGGGATGGCGTTGAGTATTGCGGTAGGTATTCTCTTAGCGATGACAACACCTTACCCCCCGATGGTGACCTGCTACATCGGTTGGAACATTGCGAGTTTCACACTGATGCTTGCTAGTGCATCACGTGGCTCCGTTGGTTTGACTGCACTTTACGGTTCCTTCCTTCTTATCGACTCAGTTGGACTGTATCGTTCCCTGGCGATATAAGTCCGCAAAAAATCGATTATTTCCTCCAAAAACCTGAAATAAACCGTAAAAAGCGCCCAACCCGTACACTTTGTCGTGTTTTGCATGAAGTGCCGGGATAACGGCATTTCGCCTGCTGAACGCCAAGAGAGACTTGGCGAGCAATTCGGTATTTCTAAAGATGCTCAAGCACTGACATGATATCGTGGCACCGAAGCGCATACCGGTAGCGAAGTCTGAAAACTCTCTTCTAAATTCTCCCAATTCCTTCATTTTCCCATGTACTCGAAAACATTAGGTTTTGGTGGCGTTTAAGTTAGGATGGATTCTTCAACATGTTAGCAATATGGCATCCATAAATAGTCGATGTTTAAGAAGAAAAAGGTCCCACAAAAAGTTTACACTGCATTTACAGACGCCGGGATCACCCCGTTCTCAAAGCGACTTGCTGCAAACTCGAACACATCACACACCACAACTGTCTCATAAATCACACACTTTATTATAATCCTCTAATCTTACCGGTTTGGCTTGACTTCCAGGCCCTATGTGATAAACTTAGTATGTAAGATCGAATCACAAAGGGGGCACTATCATGACAGTCGCCAAGCTCATAGAAGAGTTGCAGAAGTTACCACAGGACGCAGACGTGCAGTTCTCTAGCAACGATGGATGCTCAGAATGCAATCCAGAGGGCGATTCAAACTATCATGATGTTGATGGCCCTCGATTGGTCAAGGCGGGAGAGTTGTGGTTGGGGTATGGCGGAAGGACGAACAAGACAGATATCGTCATGTTGTAGGAGGGAATATGAACGCAGATCAACTACAGATACAGAAGATTGAGAAGAAGTGGAAGAAGATCCAAAAAGAGATCAACGTCAACTATGGTTCGATTCTTCAGCGGAGCCCATTGTGTCTCTCTGAAGCGTTGGCAGATTTGATGTACGTCATTAGCCTGAAGAAAGGAAAGAAGTCATGACGAAAGCTGAGAAACGACGGTTGAAGAAGGGGCCTAAGATTGTCTTTCGACAGATCGTGAACGATGCAGACGTAACCATGGGAATGCGCTACGACAGAGCGATGGCTGCCGGGGTGCCTGGTGATACCGGCGGGTTCATGTATGTCGATGGTCAAGCAGTTGATATCAGCACAGTGCGCGAATCGATCATCCCTACTAAGAGTGTGTCATAAATCACACATATTTTTAATGTTGGAAGACTTGACAAACCGGTAGACAGGAGATAGAATTAGATCATGAAAGATGTAGACAACAACAAAGGGGGTGCTCTCATGAAGAACGAAACGGTTGAAGAGTTCATGGCTCGCGGTGGCAAAGTGACGAAGTGCGCAGACAAGAATGCCCGTGGCGCTCAGAAGCCGCAGACGATCAAAGTGTGCAATACGTTCAGCCAGGGGCGTAAAGCGTTCTCGATTGGCACCGGATCAAAGGGGATCAGTCGTAACTTGATCGGCGCAACGCCTGAGAGCAAGATTGTCGAACAGATATCGTGGAAGCGTTCGTATTATGGTGGCAAGAAGTACACACAATTCAAGAAGGCGTAATGATGAAGAAGCTCACACCAGACTTTCCAGAAAAGCAGTTCTTAGAGAACCTGTTATTGGATGAATATCGCCTGGCGTACAATCTGATGACACGAGAGCAGAAGACTCTGGTACGACTCGCATTCATGTATGGATGTGTACAACCAAAGGAGAAAGCATGAACTACTTTGAACGCACAATTACAATGATGAAACTCTACGGCCGTACACAGATAGCTTGGCCCTCGGCACAGAATGCCTCATGCTGGTTATCACATATCGAGAATGAACTGTCACCGGAGAACCTGACATGTGATGGTGAGTTGCCCCGAAGAGAAGTCTTGGCGAAGCAACGAGAGCTCCTGGCCGCGAAGAAGCATTGTCAGTTGCTCATAGGCGCTGTGGATATTGCCTATGCCGATCAGTTCTCTGTGAATCGTGGATACAATCTGGCGCTCAGAGTGGCACGTACTGCACAACGCAAAGAGAAGCTGAACGATGCCGTCAACGCAGGCTTCGTGGTCGGGGCGCCTGTGCGACTCAGCAACGGTGTGCATGGTCAGATTGTCAAGATCAATCGTACTCGTGTCAAAGTCAGATCGACGTTCGATAATCGTATGTGGAGCGTTCCCCCTTCGTGCATGACGTTAGCCTGGAAGGAAGGTGCCTAATGCAAGTCACAGGAATCAACGTGTCTGGCAATGGCGATTCGATCAGAGTATGGGACTTCAGTAAGAGCCACTGGGAGATCAATCGCACGAAGCAGAAGACGGCGAAGATGAACTTCCGTAAGCAGATCACGAAGCTCAAAGAGCAGCACGCCTATCAAGAGAAATTGAATACAGACTATGAGAACTGGAGACGGTGTTTCGGGCCGCGTGTCAGGTAAATGACACACATTTTTAATGTTCAGGTGCTTGACAATACGGTACGAATGCGTTAGACTCAGAACATACAATGAACAATAAAAACGGAGGAAGTCATGATCGACCTAGATGCAAAAGCGCAGATGATTACAGATCGAATCCGAGCGATTCAAGCAGAACAACAAGCCCTCAGTGCACCTGAAGAGATCGAAGCGGAAGACGAACAAGATTTGGTGGACGAGTTGCAGTTACAAGTCGGCGCCGAGGAATACTACATTGAAGGCTAGCACACACATGATGTATGCCATTCTGATACCGATTCAAAACTTTGAGCGGTACAAGGCCTGGGGCAAGACAGCACTCATGTACGCGATGTACCTGGCGCTCTACTTGATTGTCACATAATAAAGGAGCATCATGCCGAAGTACCAGGTGACTAGAAACGTGACGCAGTTTTTTATCGTTGATGCGGTTGATGAAGAGCAGGCGCTGATAGACGCGAAGGGCACACGCGATGATAACTGGGCACAAGCGACTGACCCGAAGTATGAGTGGCCGGAGAAAGCGTAACATGAGATTACTTACATGGAAAGAAGGCAAGAACGAATATCTCTGTCTGATGTTTGGTATTGCAATCGGCGCGGTGTTGTGTCACTATCTACACTGAGGAGCGATCATGCCACGCTATCAGATCATCCGTAACACGATTGAGTTCATTCAAGTAGACGCTGAAGACAAAGATTCAGCAAAGCTGGCGGCAGGCAAATCACCTGACTCAGAGTGGCAGACAGTGACAGATCGACGTATGCACGAACCGGATCAGATACACGGTCCTAACTTCTAAAGGAGCACCATGAATCTTTCACAATACAAAACACTCGGATCCAACGAATGGTCGATGTATAAGAACATACCGATTAGCTTGCTTCCTCAAGTCAAGAAGCAGTTGAAGATTATGAGCAAGCGATTGAATCTGGCACTCAAGTTTCGTTTTCGCTATCGGGGACCGCGTGATTGGTCGGTCGATGTGCGCCCGCGATCACAACGCCAGCAAGACTGTCTGAAGCGTAACGCGAATCGATTCAGCGTCTATATGTCGCTGCCGAACAAGCGAGTGGCCCGATGATAGCATTCACGGACACTAGTAATTATCGGTTATATTGGCGCAACCGTGTCTTGAGTGCTATGGCGTTTCTCAAGTCGAATTGCTTGACCCCTGAAGCTCGGTTAAATGAAGAGAAGTGGTTGAAGTACTATCAGGACCTTGAAGTCGAAGCAGCCTTGGAAGAGATCGGAGAGGGCTTGCCGATCACGAGTGACTATCGCATACGGAGACAACCATGAAAGAAGAATCTATCTATGGATTACTTGTGCGGTTTGGTAATCAGCCTATGGCGCTGCCTCAGTTGGCGAACAGTAGACAAGAAGCGATTGAACAGATGGAATCGTATAATAATATGAACAAATCGTTACCGAAGAATTATAGGTACCAAGTAACAGTCGTGAAAATGGTGGTCGATAAGAAAGCGGGCAGTGTATCATGAATCACCAAATTGTTGCCTGGCGCTGGGCCGATCATAAGTGGGACTTGATGGTGCAGAGAACACCTAAGAGTAAACCGCGTTCAGTCGCAACCGCGTATATGAACGGTACGTGGTACACCTGGGATCATGATGGTGTCGGTGGAGAGAATGCAAAAGAAGAGACTGTGAAACAAGCAAAACTTGAAGCGGCAGGCTCCGCAATCAATCAGGGGTTCATATGAAGAAGATGACGCGAGATCAGTTGGTAGCCGCAGTCGAACTGCTTGAAGATCAACTAAAGCAGAGTCAAACCATCTTTGCACAAATCTTCAATTGGCCAGACAACCCAGACAATGCGATACTGGTACAGAATGTGTTTATGGTCAATAAGGTTGTACTCAGTGCGGTAGATATCAAATTTCAATTTGATAGAGTGCAGAAAGGAAAGAAGCTATGAAGATCATTGTGACGGCGACCGATATCAAGAAAGGCCGTGCTTCGGCTACCAGATTCAATATTGCATCGATTACGTGCCCGGTTGCTCGTGCAATCAAGCGAGTTGTGAAGGGAAAGAACTACGGGATTATCGTAGGACCCGATGCAGTCTCAGTCAGGAAAAACAAAGGATGGACCGTCTTGGATCTTCCCAAGAGAGCGACGCTGTTTATCAATGCGTTTGATACCCTTAAGCCTGTATCGCCATTTTCATTCAACTTGAAAGGATTGTAGTCATGAAGAAGATTCAAGTGACCAAGAAAGACATTCGATCTGGAGATCCAGGCTTCTCAAGAAGCTGTCCTGTGGCTCTTGCAGTGATTCGTACATACCCAGATGCGGTCGCGGTACGTGTCTTCAAAGAGTTGGTGCGAATCGATACACGATACATGATTCATTCTGTCCTAAACCCTCGTTCGGTCCAGCGGTTTGTGAGGAGATTCGACAAAGGTAAGAAAGTCCAACCTTTCAACTTTTTGATGAAGGAAATACGCACATGAAGATCACAGTCACGAAGGAAGATATTCAGAGGGGAATTAGAAGCTCCGCATGTTCATGCCCTATTGCTCGGGCCTGCAATAGGCAGACACGCCCTACGCGAGTGTTCGGTGTGACCATGAGGGTGGATACGGTACTAGGAGGAAGTCAATCATTTGATCTGTCTCGACGCGCTCAACAATTCATTGCCCGATTCGACAGGAAAAAGAAAGTGAAACCTTTCAGCTTCATAGTGAGAGGACTGGAGTAATAACATGGCCATCCAGGAAATTCTTGTCAATCTATCAGAACTGGATAGTCGTATGTTACGAATCTATCGGGGTCAAACGTTGACTGATGGATCGTTCCTTGAAGCGATCAAATCCTACAGTCGCATTACGGCATCCGAAGAAGCGTTACGGAAGAAGCAAGAGAGGAAGAGTTCGATCAGCCCGGCCCTCTTCATTGAAAAGTGGCGCTGGTTTGTTCGTGTGCTTGATAATGATGGTAGAACCATGCCCAAGGATGTGATTGACAATCTTCAGGCGCAGTTCATTGAAGATGCTAAAGAAGTGTTTGGCTCAGATGAATTATATTTGAGGTATGACCAAGACAAGCTGAATCTATTATAAGGAGTGTCATGAGCCCCTACGACGAAGCGATGTTGGAAGAGTATAGGGCACGCCTAATAGAACGTGACAAGCAGATTGACGAACTGCAACGCACGTACCAGAAGAACACGAACGAAGATCACCAGAAGATTCAAGAGTTGAGAGATCGAGTGACTGAATTGGAAGAATACTTAGAACGCGCAAGTGACAAGATTCAATCACTTGAGGATGACCTACTCAATGAACGAGAACTTCATTCGATGGAGACATAAACCTGTGTAATATCAACAACTTACCTCATATATTTGTACTTGCTTTCTGGTAGAGTTCATGCTAGTATCTTACTAGGTGAGGAGAAGACGATGAAAGACAAAATTGAGGCGCTCTTATACCGAGATGTTACCGGGGGAACGATTGCGACAATTTCCGCTGCACTCGTGAGTCTTATTATCATAGGAGTGACATTATGAAGATCATCACGTCAAAGCAAACGGACGAGATTGTCAAAGGATCCTTGATCGGCCTGGCAATCGCTTCATCTATGGTTATCGCAGTTATTGTGATTGCGGCAGGTTGGTTTGTGTATATGGATCTTACGAGGTAGCGCGATGACGACCTGGGTCCTACTCTTTGTGTTGAACATAGCGCCTGGACAGGTAGAACTGTATAAGCTTGAAACGTTCTACACACAAGTTGCAGAGAAGGCCTGTGACACTCGACGCATTGAAGAGAAAGCTGATTATTTGAATCATGAGAAGTCAGATCACTACCGAGGGTATCCAGAAGATCGACGTTACCCGGCGGCTTTTATCTGCTTGAAGGTGAACTGATGCGTGGTAACATGTATAATCCACATCCCTTCATGATTGACAATGGTACGTTCTGGCGCTGTTGGCATGGGCTCACTGGCTATCGAGAAGATGGAGGGTTCATGTGTTGGCGCTGTTGGATCAGAAAGCTTGTGAGGTTTGACTGATGTACTCACACATGATACGATATGTGATGTATCAGGGCACCAGGATTCTGCAACGTGGCTGGATGCGATGCGATCATAAGACACTCCGCGCTCTTGAGAATCATGAACATGCCAACGAAAGGAGCAGTCATGGCTTCAGTTCCACAAATTGGTCTTGAAGAGGTAAAGGAGGTTGTGACTTTGATTCTTAAGAAAGGTCAAGAAGAGTTGCACAACAAGACACAGGAACAACTTGAAGAATATTGGTTCTTCAGCTATAACTTTGCAGCGTCAAAAGAATCGAACTTATATGAGTTCGGCAAGATGCTCGACTTGTACCGTCGTTCCTGCCGCGAATGGGAAGAGCAACGCAATGGATCCTGTTGTGTTGTTGAGCGAGTGCGCGACACGTATTTAATGCCGAAGATTAAACAATTCATAAAGGACTTAGAATCATGAAAAAGAAATTACATCCAGACGAAAAAGCCAGGCGCCGAGAGTGGCGAGATATCGCTCATGCGCAACTCAGAGCACCGGTGGCCCATCACCTGTCTCGAACACAACGGAACGAGTTGAAGGCGGAAGAAGTCGCCAAGGCGCCTGTCCCATCTGCCCCGGCGTTCTATCGTTCGTTCATGGCCAGTATGTTTGCAATGGCTGTGTTGGAAGACACCTCTAAAAAATAGTGGAGGGAATGATGACGAAGAGAGTCGAAAAAGTCCTAGGAAAAGTCAAATCGACAGTGCCGGTTGTGGTCGCGTACAGGATCAAGCACATTCCTACTGGCTTCTTCTTCATACCCAGTCGTTCAGTCAAAGTGACACAGGGCCCTGATTGGACGTATGTGAAATCAAATCTGTCAGTCAAGGGTAAAGCGTATATCAGACGACCTTCCCTTTTACATCTTGGCGACACGTATTATTCGCACCTTGTTTTGAAGTGGGTACAAGCATGGCCGAATAGAAAGATTGCCCACGATCAATTATTGCCTGTGATACTAGGTGAATGGGAGATTCAACCGATATGAGTATGCGACTTCCATCTGATGTACATATGTGCATTATTAAGAATCTCCGCATGATTGCGAGAGGCAATCCAAATTTACGAGATCCTGAAGTGGAGAGGTTAGTCTTGCATGTCTGTAAAAAGGTGTATCATTTTGCAGTCCTTGAAATGCAACAACCTCTGAGTGTGTTGCTCGATCCACCGCCAGACGAAAAGGAGGACGACCATGGACCTCACTAGCGTCTTGTTGATTGTGAAGATGTTGAGCTTTCTGGTATTCGCACATGACTTGGTGGCACCCCCACCTCCCAGGCCTGTGATTGAGCAGCAAGTCCAGGTTCAAACAACTACGGTAGAAATCATATACAAGGATGATATTATTCTACCAGAAGGCAAACGATGACTCCTTTACTGCGATTTTGGATTTGTATGATCTTGTTTGTTGTTCTTGTGGTATTTGCCTGGATGATTACTCCCGACAACGCGAAAGGCGAAGAGTTGCCGGCATCGATGGTACTTTTGAAAACTGATAAAATCTTGAAGATGCAAGTCTACCTAGATACGACAATGACACGCCGTATCACACAGGATCATTCAGTAAGCGTTTTGGTGAATAACTTTGATCCCGGATCGATAGTCTTGAAAGATCCAGACATTCGATCAGTTGGCGTTCAAGTGCATATGGATTGCCGAGTGCCTGGTAAAACAGGATTCGGTGCTATCGTGAGTTTTTCTGATTACTTCCTCCGCGGTACGTTGATGGCAAAGAACAAAGGACCAGAGCAGATCGAATTTGTAGTTATCAATGACACGATTGGGCTGAAAGCGTGGACCCTGGCCTGTGGATTGTAAAGGAGCGATTATGACAGATCAAGAGAAAGCGGCGGTATATGAGATTGGTGTCAGCGTTCAAGAGTCGTTTAGTATCCTTCGAGAGATGATCGATGTGGTCAAGATCCTGAACAGAAAAATTGAGTTATTAGAACAGAAGGTGAAGCTACTCGAAACACCAGCGGGCGATAAGGTGAAGACCCTATGAGTCTCTTTTATTGTGCTTTATGTGAAGTGCCCCACCAGGAAGGCCTTGCGACTTGTCCTGTTGAGAATCGACGGGCCTGGAATCTAAAACCCTGTCCATTCTGTGGTGGCGAAGCTGAAGTGATTAGAGAAGGAACGACAAGACACAGTGCTCAAGTCGGATGTACTAATTGTGGTTGTCATGTTGAGAGCAATGAAATAGGTGCCGGGTATTTATGGAATATGCGTATAGACATGAAAACTTCTGAAAAATCACAGGACCAGGAATCATGAACTACATTTGGACAAGTAACAAACCAACGATATTTGGATGGTACTTCTATCGTCTAACTGAGAAAGACGATTTTGAATGTGTGAAAGTTTGTCAGTGGGGTCCTTACACTGTTGTTCATGGTATTGGAAGACATGCTGCAATCTCACATTGGCATGGCGAATGGGCAGGACCAATAACTGTTCAAGACTTGTGGGATTTGTCTAGAAAAAACATAGAGTTAGCCGAACATTAGAATCCTCTAATGTACCGAATTGATCTTGACAACTCTCCATGTCTCTGTTAGACTTTGACCATGATGACTTAGTTTAACAATACCGAAAGGAGCCAATCATGACTGCAACACGAAGAGTTATCGGCGCCCTTCTTGGGTTTGGGGTAGGAGTTATGCTGTCAGTCGTTGCCATCTACTTTACAAGCTAGAGGACAACATGTTAAAGAGAATTCAACAGGCGCTGTTAGCGCGTAAGCGGCGTAGGACCGCAATCAGGATGATGGTGTTATCTGGCGTCTTGCGTTCTTCGTATCACACGATTCGATACGCGATGACGCCTAGGCAACTTAAAATACTCTTGAGAGAGGACGAAGAATAACGTGGCATTGCTCTTGTTGATCCCAGTCATACTCTTAGGCCTACTGATGTGGGTGGCGATCAATCACAGTAATAAGGAGTAGGTATGTCTTGGGCATCACACAATCCAGAGAAGTATGATGAAATCGTGCGCAACGGACTGACTCGATTGTTCGACCGGTCGATGGGTGAGATGGGATTCGAGAAAGAAACACTCTTGACTGAAGATCAGTTGATGGCAGTGATTGAAACACTTGAAAACTGTTTCCCGGAAGCGTTTGTCGAACTGAGAGACAAGGCGCATAGTGATATTTGCGATGCTGAAGCAAACTACTTCAGTAGAATGTATGGAGGATGACGTGAAAGCATTCATTTTTACTGAAGTGTCAGTGAAGATTCGCGTGACTCGTGGTGATATTAGGAAGGGCGATCCTGTCAATTGTCGCACCTGTCCCATTGCTCGTGCGTTGAATCGAATCACGAAGCAGACGTGGCTTGTGGGGCCTGAAACGGCCATGGTTGAAATCGGTACTCGTGGGATATATAAACGATTCCCTCTGACTGAAGAGATGACTAAGTTTGTCTTGGATTTTGATAGAGGGCGACCTGTCATTCCTACGACATTTCTGGTGCCCAAAAGCACAATCACGGGGAGCATCTAATGAATCTTTATTTGATTACATGTTCTAGTTTTGGTAATCGTTACGATGAATATATCGGCGCGGTTGTTGTCGCAGAGACAGCAGAACAAGCACGATCTATACATCCCAGTGGAGATCAGAAAAGATGGGATACAGACCGAGGGGATTGGGTGACCGATCCTGCTCACGTCAACGCTCAATTGATAGGGGTGACGCAATTCAAGAAGCCGCGAGTGTTGTTAGATTCTTATAACAGAGGATAACATGGGACTGTTCTTCTTGCTCTTCATTCCTTTGTTTGTCGCATTGTGTTTCTATATAGGCTCCGCCCTCGTAGGAAACAAGCAATACTCAATCACATGGAAAGAGTTCTTGCTTCAGATGGCGATTGTTGTGGTCATTGTGCTTATCGGGTACTTTGTGTCACGCTATGAATCGACGCAAGATACAGAAGTATGGAACGCGGTCGTGGTTGATAAGAAATCTGAACGAGTCTCATGTGAACATTCCTATCCATGTCGTTGTCGCCCCGTTTCATGCGGAAAGAACTGCACAACCACTCACTGTGATACATGCTACGAACACTCCTATGATGTGTCCTGGTATGTTGATACGACTGCCAAAGAGAGATTCGAGATTGACCGAGTGAATAGACAAGGTACCGAGGAGCCTCCTCGTTGGGCACAAGTGCGAATGGGAGCTCCCACGGCGCGCCTGCATACGTTCACAAATTATATCAAAGCCAACCCAGACTCTCTTTTGAATCGACGCGGTGAAGTTTCACAGTATACAGTCCCCGCGTATCCTCTCAATCTCTATGATTATCATTATGTGGATCGATTCATTGCCGATGTGGGTGTTGGTTCGTTGAAAGAGTGGAATCGAGATGTGCAGGTCTTGAATAGTTCACTAGGTGTTGAGAAACAAGTCAATATCGTGGTCGTTGTAACTGAACATCCAGAATCATTCTCCCATGAACTTGAGAACACATGGCTCGGTGGGAAGAAGAATGATTTGATTGTGTTGATAGGATCGAAAGATCATGAGACAATTGATTGGGTCCGTGTACTCTCTTGGTCGCATTCTGAAGTACTCAAAGTCGAATTGCGTGATGATATTTTAGAACTTGGATCACTCACAAAGAGAGAGGAGATTGTTTCGTCGATCAAGACACATGTTCAATCTGGGTTTGTGCGTATGGAGATGGAAGATTACAAGTATCTGTTAGCTGGGCTTGAACCATCTGCTATAGCTATGTGGATCTTAACCTCGATTAGTTTGATTCTGTCAGTTGGGTTGTCGTGGCTATTCTATCGTGAAGATATCTTCGGAGAAGTAAGGTTTTCTCGCACATTTACTTATTTCACAAAATAATGGAGGGGTTATGTCAAAGGGATTGTTGATTGGGATTGGAGTGCTAGCGTTCGTCGGAATCATGGTGCTTGCGAGTGTTGGAATCTTAGTCGGCACGTACAACTCAGCCGTGCAGATGGAAGTTTCGATTACCGCGCAATACGATCAGAACAAGAACAACTATGCCAAGATGTTCAATTCTCTGAAAGAGTCTGTGCAGGTGCCTGACATGTATATTGACGGACTGAAGAAGGTCTATGACTCTGCCTTGCAAGGCCGCTACGGTAAAGACGGCGCGAAGGCGATGTTCACCTGGATTCAAGAACAGAACCCACAAGTAGATGCGAAGGTCTACACGAAGCTTCAGACGTTGATTGAAGCGAATCGAAACGACTTTGAAGCGAACCAAAAGACGCTGATTGACAAGCGACAGATTTATCAAGTATACTTGCAGCAACAGCCACGTGGCTTTATCTTGAAAGCGATGGGATTCCCAGGCATCGATATGAACAAGTACAACGTGGTCACTTCAGACGAAACAGAAAACGCTTTCGAGACAAAGAAAGCGGGTCCAATTTCACTCAAGTAAAGGAGCATCATGGCAAAGAAAGAAGATGTTGACACGATCATGCGGGCGTATCTCAAGACGCACATGACTGAAAAGCAGTTCGAGGATCTAGTCACTCAAACGATCACGGATGCCGAGACCCGCGGCGCAACAAACGGAGGTGCAGGCAGGACGTATGACCAGGGATTCTCTGATGGGTATTCTGAAGCTCAGGCAGAATACGGGCCTCCACAATAGGGAGATTATGATGAAGCCAAAAGAAAGAAAAGCTTTGATAGCAAGGCTGAATGCAATCCAGAATCTCTTAGGTGGATTTGGTGCTACCCCTGTAGCATTTGATCCAGGTGTCAGAGCGTTTGGAGACAATGGTCTGACTAACATACAAATTAACTTCGATGGAAGTACCTGGGAGTGGGTGCGGCCGCTTCTTGAAGAGTTGCGTGACTTTAGAAAAGATGCAGACCGGCAGATCAAGGAATATAAGAAAGAAAAGAAAAGGAGCCAGTGGGCGCCTCCACAGGATTTCTAATGGATCACAAAGAACTGAATCTTGAATCCTTGAAGTTGATGGGGATTCCTTTGCATGTCAAAGGTGATGAATGGCCTGAGTTGCCATTCTATGGTTCTCATGATGATGGCACAGTATTCGTTCGATGGAACGATGCTGATGTGGCATATGTGTTAAGCCGACCTGCTAAAGGCGACCTGAAGCGCGAGACGGTAGAGTATTGGGCGCCTTCAACGAAGATCGAACAAGCGATGCGACTGTGGACGAATTATCCTCCCAAGACTCAGTGGATAGAGATCGAAATAGGCGATGCTGGGTGGATTGTTCGATTGCTGTATCATATGATGGGGCACCAGTCAGTTGGATTCGTGGCAGATGACAACACAAAGAAACTTCCAGAAGCGATCACAGAAGCTTGGATCATAGCTATGAGGGCACAATGAAATATGCGATTGTGGTGGATAACAACGGTCAAGAGTCGCCTCTGTTGTTCCCAGAGTGTATTAACCATAATACGGTATGCAACAGGAACGGCCCAGTCATTAGCGGTGGGTTTTGTGACTTGACAACCAAGGGTTGGATAGTGTATGGTAAGAGTATCACATTACACAAAGACTCCAGACCCGAAGATGCAGAGATCCTGAATCGAGTCTTCTTGGAGAAAGTTTCATGAAGAGTATTCTTTCTTTCATCTTCGTCATGATGGCCCCATTCCTTCTGGGAGGAATACTACCAGTTGTCTTGGCGCATTTGGGTGTGCTCCATCCCGATGGAGAGATGGTCTTATTTTTTCTAGTATATTGTGTTATCTATCTTGGTGTGTGGGATGTTCTACTTGACGGTGGACGAAAACTTACATTTTAATTGAGGGAATATCATGACTGCCATAGTTCTATTGACACTTCTTGTGTTTCTTGTGGGTGTGATACTGTTAGCTTGTTTGATTGGTTGGATTGAAGAGAGCGCGTGGACGGGGAAGAAGAAGACCTGGAGAAACTGGTTGTTCCCAGTCTATCAGAAGCTTGAGGAGACCCAGGAAGCTCTCACAGACAAGAAAAGATCATACACTACATTATATAATGAGATGTATGGAGTTATCGGCCTTGAAGCCACAGTGAAAGATTTGAAAACTGTCTTGGAATGGAATCGGGACAAGATGGCCGTGAGAAATATCGAATATGGCAAGATGCAGACTTCACTCGAAACTGCCAAGCGTGAAGTACTTAAGCATATGATGCTGGTGCATAACCAAGATGACCATATTGCTGAATTGAAGATGGCCCTACGCAATTCTGAGGATCGTAATATCGATCTGATAGAAGCACTGAAAAGGAAACAACGTAAGAGCCGCGCGAGGAAGACAAAATGAAGCTGAAAGATTGGATACAAGCAATCGAAGACGAACGTCCTTTTGTTGGCCTTAAGCCATACTCGCACAATATTATCAATCTTTCTCTTCAAGCGATTGCGAAGAACTACGGCCGACAGATAGCAAACAAAGTGATTGTAGAATGCGATCTAGAACCACTGGGATGGAATCAGGAGTCATTGTGACAGAAAAGCATCACATGTGGTGTATCGATGCCGACAAGATCATTGAGGGATCGTGCCCGATGTGTCAACGCTTGCGATTGCAGTATCCTATCATGGGGCATCTTGATTATCCAGTGATGATCGAATCCCCTGAGAACAACCATGTCGAATAATATAGAGGTGGTCTAATGCGCTGGTCATTGAATCACTCATATACGGATCCCTTTCAGTGGCGCCCATGGTTTGCATGGAGGCCTGTGAGAATCCCAAATAGCGATCACCATAAAAATGGAATCATTTCATTTTGGAAAACAAACTGGGTATGGTTAGAGTGGATTGAGATATATGGATCGGGAACGATCTACTGGTATCGAATACCTAAAAAGGAGCAGCCATGAAGTTTCTTGAGGGGTTGCGTAAGTAGTTGATATTGTTCATGTTTTTCTGCCACATTAAAATCCTCTAATCTTGCCAGTTTGTCTTGACTTCCCGCTTTCCCCTTGTTATACTCATATCATGATGATTGAAACAAATAAGGGGGACAACATGAAAAATGCACAATATACAGAAGCACAGCTTGAAGCGTACAAACAGCACATAATCAATGACTACAAGAGTTGGTGTCGTGGATGCAACTTTGGCACGGACGGATTCTCTGTTGAGTTCATGCCTGGATCGAAATACATGCGAGTAGTCACTATGAATAGATCCAGTCGCTCTTCTCATTCGTTCATCGATGCAGCAGGCAAGATTTGGAAATCAGCTTCGTGGAAAGCCCCCGCTAAGAACTTCACAAGAGGCGACATAACTACAGGCGATTTCAGCAGAGTTTATTGGACGGGAGCTAACTAACATGAAAAACCCTACTTGTGATTCATGCGGGTTACTCGAATACGCGCTTGTTGATGGGTACGGATTCGGAGATCGTGTGCTTGAAGGTGTCTATTTTGAAGTTCGAGTAGTCAAGGGGAAGATCAGTGTCAGCACATGCGAAGCCCACAAAGACTATATGGGCGGGCTGAACGAAAAGAAGTGGATGAAGGAAGCGAAGAGTTTTGTTAAGGAAACTGATGTGCTTGAGTGCCCGAAGTGTCATGAAGATATCGAAAATCCCTTTCTAGAAGAAGCTCAGACGGTCTCAGTTGGCAAGCCTTTTCGGATGCTTACGATTACAGATGTGATGGCTGAGTTAGGGCGCAACTCTAATGAAAGGCGGTAAGACGATGTTGAGCGAAATCTTAGAGAAGCACTTACGAGAGATTCAAGCGGCGCAAAAGCCCGCAGTCACTCCCCCGGCCGTTGTGATTCCTGAACCATTCTTCTTCACTCCCCCGACCGGCACCCCTGTGGTTGCTCCGAGTCAGAAGCAGATCGACTACTACAATTCGCTTGTGAAAGACAAGAATTTGACCGATCAACAAAGACAGTACTTGAGTACTTCTCTATTGACACTCACACGGCAGCAAGTCTCAAGCACGATTCAGTGGTTAGTGGGTCTCCCCTGGATGCCCCGACAGACGGCGCCTGTAGTTACACAACCAACAAGTGCGCCTACGACCCCTAAGACGGCGATGTACCCTACGATCAATCAAGGGTACTATGCGGTGGTTGACCCAGCAGACAATACACTACGATTCTTTCAAGTGCGTAAGCCTAGCAAAGGGAAGTGGATGGGTTGGACGTTCTTGAACGCTGTGAGCGGCGGCAATAAACTTCCGATGCGCGACAGAGCAGAACGGGAACGAATCTTCTCTGAGATCGAAAAGAACCCCTTAGATGCGCTGAAGCGTTTCGGTCAAGAGATCGGGCAATGTGGTCATTGTCTCAGACAGTTGACAGACGCCGATTCGAGACAGTTCGGTATCGGGCCTGTCTGTAGAAAGGGAATGGGACTATAACATGCCAACAAAGAATGACATAGAATCAGACGTGCGAGTGCTCGGAGCGTCCTTTACGTTCTCGTTGCCAGACTGGATAAGCGATGATAAATACTGTTTTTCAAAAGCGCACCACTATGACCAATATCATGCGTGGGCGGGCAGCTATTCACACACTACAGAACACAACATTGCTGAAACTGCGTTGTTCGAGTTAGATGAAGTCAAAGAAGTGTGTCTGCATCCAATGAGTGCGTGGTTGGTCATGGATATCGATGCAGAGAAGGGCGGGAACGCAGAGGCGTTGTTGAAGAGGTTTCGAGTCAAGCTGATGAAGGTGTTAGAGACTCTGAAGAAGTACGAAAAGCCGCAGGAGGAAGAGTAATGGAAGAGTACACAGAATTAGATTTGAAAAACGCCAGGCATCTTCTCAGACGTTATGACTTTGTGCAGATCAATTCCAATGGGCCTCAAGAACTGTTCAGACATATCGACGGGCATGAGGTCAGGTTTGAGTTGTCAAATCGTTTCCCATTCGATGTTCGCTGGGATGGTGAAGGGTGGTGTCTTGAATTCAGTCTGAATGGATTGATCGTCGAATTGGAGCAGGGATTCGACAGAATAGAAGAGGCACAGTGTGGCGCGTAAGAAGATCGTTCCACAGGGAGAATTCAAAGCGACAGTGAACGCCAACGGAACGTTCGATTTAACCATGCCAACGAACTTCAGAGAACTAATGGTAGAGAAAGAGAGACAAGATAAGATCGTCTTTAAGGAAGTCATGAAGATGCTCAAGGATACTGGCGACCCACGATTTCAATAGGAGGAGATATGTTGCTCAAAGCGTTGATAGAGGCAGGATGCTGGTTAACTATGTGCGCCGTTGCGGCAGTTGTCTGTTATCGAATATTTGTGGGTCTTCCTCCAGATGGCATGGTTGAAGAAGTCGCTAGAACGGGCATGATCGGAATAGGCGTTCTTACCGGTATAAGTTGGATCATTAACATTCATGGATGGATGACAGAGCAGAGAAAAGATCGACAGTAGTATTCATTCTAACAAAAGGATACACGATGATACGAGAATTTGGAACGTTGTGTCTTGCTCCGGTGATTCTTGCAGGTGTGCTCACATACTCTGAAGCTCTTAATAACGTATCAAAGAAGACACAAGATACTACAGGTAAAGGTGAGATCATCGAAGTCATGACCTGTGATAAGGGATTCGGTCTTGCTGGGAAAGCGTCAACGAATGGTCTGTATGGAATCGATCTTCAGTATGGATTAAAGTATCAGGCCACGGAGAAGTTGTCAGTGTCTTTCATCCCAAAGGCGGGACTTAGTTACACTGACCATAACGTGAGAGAACTTCCCGCAACCGCTCAATTCGGTATAGGTGCATTAGGTATGGTGCGATATTCAGACTTTGTAGTAGCTGGCGAACTATGGCATCTTTCAAATGCCGGACTACATAATACAGCAGATCGTCGAAACATAGGCTTGAATATGATTGCACTTATGGCAGGGTGGGTATTTTAGTTGACATTCGTGTTTGACTGTGTTATGATGAAATCACAATGACAATAGGGTTGTCGTTTATTTGGATCAAGACGCTGTGGACGAGTCCAACAGAAAAGTTGAGCTTCCTTCTCAACCAACCCTGATTGTCTCCTTTATTTTCGCAGTGATTGTGATTTTTTACGGTTCTAGGATAAAAGTTGTATAAATACGAAAGAACGTGCTTGACTTATGTGCTCGATTGTGTTAGTCTCTTCAAATAAAGAAAGAAATTATGCGTTGCTCTCATAGTCTAGATACAAAATTGAATATCGCGGAATGCCCACAGCCTGTGGAATATACAGCCTGGCAGGCATCACTCGGGATTCAATTCGGCAATGCAACCATGAAGTAAACACCGTAACTACCATCTCCCCGGTAGTACGGGGAATCAGAGAAGCCGGGGAGAAATCCTCGGCTTTTTGTTTTTGTAAGGAAAGGTGATGGAGAATTCGTCTAGTCAACGACGCTGAGACTGACTAACTCAGATGTAAAGTTCTCCAGATTGTTTTGGGGCTTTAGCTCAATTAGGAGAGCGCCTGCATGGCATGCAGGAGGCAGTGAGGGCGGAACTCACAAGCTCCACCAGAAAATGCGCTGGTAGTCTAACTAGCAAGGCACCCACCCGATGAGTGGGTCTATGTTGGTGCAAATCCAACCCGGCGCACCAGTTTTATATGGGATGAGTGTACACGGTGGCACGACTGTCTCCAAAACAGCAAGAGCGGGTTCGACTCCTGCATCCCATGCCAGTTACATGAAAGGGGAATATTATGTCAGCGATGACATTGCTTTTGAACAACACATACGAACCCTTACAGGTTGTCGGTTGGCAGAGAGCGATCACGTTGCTGTGGCAGGGTAAGGTTGAGGTGCTTGAAGAGCACGATGAAGAAATTCACTCAATCTCATTCAGCATGAAGATCCCTTCGGTGTTGCGGATGCTTCTTCCAGTTAAGATCAAGCGCCGAGCACCTGTGAAGTTCACTCGATTGAATATCTTCACGAGAGACGGATTCAAGTGTCAGTATTGTGCGCAAGTGTTCGAGTCAGAAGAATTGACGTTTGACCACGTGGTTCCAGTGGCGCAGGGTGGTAAGAAGACGTGGGAAAACATTGCGACGGCTTGTGTTTCGTGCAACTCAAAGAAAGAGGGTCGCACACCAGAACAAGCAAAGATGAAGCTGTTGAAGAAGCCAAGGCAGCCAATCTGGGCGCAAGTAGTCACTGTCACTGTTGGTTTGCGTAAGACGCCTGAAACATGGACAGATTATTTGTATTGGAACACTGAGTTGAAGTAGAGTTTGCCCGCTAAGAATAGATAGCGATTTGGCTGTTTTGTAAGCAGCAGAGGTCGGCGCAAGTCCGACAGTGGGCTCCAGTTTTTCCGATTTGAAGTTATTCTAGATATACTTCAATAAGGGGACATGTTTGCGGGGTTAACATGTAAAATAACCCCGACATTTTCTAGTTTCTATGGAGACTAGATCAGATGTGGTCGTAGCTTAAGCAGTAAAGCGCCTGTCTGTGGAACAGGTTAAGTGAGTGCAAGTCTCACCGATCACCCCACGGCGCCGCCAGCCGGACCTCTAAGAGCAATCCGGTTCCTCACAAGGAATAAATGGCGGGATTGATGCAGTAGAGTTCCTGGGTGGGGCATGTTTTTGTTTTTTCGAGCGTGACCGAAAGGTCACACCAAGCCCCTTACTTGGTGGCCGAGAAAGTGAATCGGCGTCGGTCATGTATCGACGGGTTTACTTTAGAGTTCTGGGTGGGGGATTGATTTTGGGTCCTAGGTGTTGAAGGAGCACTCGCGGTTTGCATCCGCGCGGGGAGGGAGCATTACCCTCAGGATCCACCAGTTCAGTAGAGATGAAGGGCCTTTAGTATATTCAGGAATACACCGTCCTCGCACGACGGAGCGCCGAGAGCGAAGCTCGGAAGGTCCACCACTTGCTCCCGCACAACCGCTATGGTGGTGTCTCTAGAGCCAGCTAGAGTTAGAGAGCGGGTCATTAAGAATTATCTAGGTGTGGGTCAATGGAAGACCACCCCGTTTGGGGCGGGGACCATGCAGGTTCGAGTCCTGTCACCTAGACCAGCAACTCGGCAACAACCTCGACGGAGGCGCCTTCACGGTTGGGTGAAGTTAGAGAGCCGGCTAAGAGCAGCGGAAGGTGTGAGTTCGATTCTCACATGACCGACGGGTCATTAGTTTAATGGCAGAACGTCCGCGTCGAAATACGCTCCCATCGAATAGTGGCTAGTTCGCCTGCCTTTCAAGCAGGAAAAGAGAGATCGATACTCTCTGGGAGCACCAGTTCACAGGAGACTTTATCATGAAGAAAGCGAAAGATTATAATTACGAGAGCGACATTATCACCACTCCCGATCCGATTTATCGCATTGGGCAGGTAGTGAAGATTCAAGAGAATTGGTTCGATGTGTTTAGAGTGCAGTATGTTGTATGGAACACATTGAAGTCTTCGTGGTCATATGCGTTAGTAAGTTCACATGTAAATATAAGTGGTATTCTTGAGAACCACATTCGACCAATAAACATGTAGCCATTGTGAAGGGAATTGGCATACCTATTCGTTCGAGAAGCGAATGTTTGGGAGTTCGAGTCTCCCCAATGGCACCAGGAAGGAGTGTATATCGGCGACTGACATATCTGGCGCGAAAAGCTGTGATTATACACGGTCACAGAGTCAGTGCGGTATACACAAGAAATTATCATGATAGAACGTGGCGATAAATTATACGTTGTGACTCGGGAAGATTTGTCCCCTGGCTATCAGGCTGTACAAAGTATCCATGCAGCACAAGAATTCGCGTATCAGTTTCCTACACTCTTCAAAGAGTGGCATGAACGATCAAACTTTCTTGGATTGTTGTCTGTTAAGAACGAAAAAGAATTAAGAAGTTTAGCGATTAGAGCGGCAAATCGAAGGTTGGCAGTCGCTATGTTTTACGAACCTGATATTGATTGGAAGTTAACCGCGATTGCGATTGAAGCGGGAAGCAAATCAGCAACGTTGTGCAAGAGAATTCGATTAGCATTAAGCTAAGTTATAGCAGGGTAGACTGGAGAGACCAGCATGGGCCTCATAAGCCTATCGACAGTAGGCGCACTACCTACTCCCCGCTACCAGTTACGCCGGTACAGTCTGGGATACTCAGATGCTTTCATAAGGCATTCTGTGAGGGTTCGATTCCCTCTATCGGCACCAGTGAAAGCCGTTGTGAAGGGAATTGGCATACCTACTACGCTTAGAACGTAGTGCTTAGGAGTTCGAGTCTCCTCAACGGCACCAGTTATCCGAGGCCCCTCAATTACTGAGACACCGAGGGGATAATGAAGGTGTGGAGTTAGTAACGCTTTCACTCGATGTTTTTTGCACCTGACCCTTGATAGGGAGAGCGGTTTTATAAGCCGGTCGCACTAGATCAGTGCCTTGACTGGGTTTGATTCCCAGCAGGTGTACCAGTAGACTATATTATGCTGAAACAAAGAAATTCAAGAATGCAAGGAAATGTTGGTAAGAAAGGTTATGGAGAGTTTTTGATTTGACGCATGTGTAGTCCCGTACGGCGCGGGGGCCGCCTGTAAAGCGGTTGCTAATACCCAGTAGGTTCGATTCCTACCATATGCACCAGTTAAGGAGTTTTCATGGGAAGAGTCTACAGGCGCAAACGAAGAAGTTGTCCGATGTGCAAGCCTAATAAGACTGGACAAGAACCCAGATGGACTCCTCAAGAGTATCAGAAGATTAAGCAGATGGAAAAGGAAGCCAGAGAAGAGAAATAATTGCGCCTGGAGTCTGTAAGATGGACGCTTGATTGTCAATCAAGAATGAAGCGGGAGCATTACCCGTCGGGCGCGCCAGTATATGTTGCGGTAACCAAGAGGCCTAAGGTGACTGCCTGCAAAGCAGTTCTTCGTGGGTTCGACTCCCACCCGCAACTCCAGTTTGGAAGAGGACCAGTGCAGGGTAGCTGAACCGGTTGCTAACCGGATTGAGGGTAACACCTTGGGGTTCGAGTCCTCCCTCTTCCGCCAGTTTGCTAGAGGTCAGTACGTGCAGGAGAAGCGGAAGCGGGACCAAAGGAACGCTACCTCTAGCATGAGTTTGGAGAGTGAACAGTGCAGGGTAACTGAACCGTCTCGAAAGCGGATTGAGGGTAACACTTTGGGGTTCGAGTCCTCCGCTCTCCGCCAGTAATATATCGGAGGGTAGCTCAACTCTAGAGCACTAGCCATGGGGAAGATCATGCTTAAACACCATGCTCCCCTATGTGGTTGGTTATGGTGGTGAAAATCCATCCTCTCTGACCAGAACGTTTTCGGAGGATCGTTCAATTCTAGGACACCACCCACATGTGGGGTGGAAATGTTGGTGCAAATCCAGCTTCTCTGACCAATTTGGAGGTGTGACAGAGCCCGGCCTATTGTGCCCCGTTGGAAACGGGTGCGATGTAACAGTCACAGAGGTTCAAATCCTCTCACCTCCGCCAGTAAGGAAGTAATGAGTTTGAAACAAGTGCTCTTGTTTTTCGGAGCCGCAGTTCTCATGGGAATTGTACTTGCGATAACAGAGATTCTGAAAATGCAATAATGGAGAGCGAATCGTAGAAGCCGCGAACCCGTTTTGAAAGCGGTGGGACGTGTCAAAGCGTTGGGGTGCAAGTCCTCCGCTCTCCGCCAGCTTGTGCCGTATGCCGACGGGCATCGAACACTTTGGTTGAGCGTCAGGTTCTTGCTAGCAGGGAATCTGATAGACGCCAGAGGGAAGTGTTGCTACACACGGCACAATGTTTTCGCTAGAGGAGTTATTATGGAGATCGTGATTCTTTCGAGATCGTGGTTTGAGGATCGTCAACGGTTCCCTATTAAGGCAACCGATATGATTATCTCAGTAGTGACACCAGGATTCTCGTATCCGAGATTGTTCGATCCCCAATTGATTGGGGTGCCTAGGTTAACTCTTGAATTCTATGATGTAATGAGATTTGAAGAGTCCGGCGATCAGATTTTTGCTCCGATCAGTGAAGAACAAGCGACTAAGATTGTTGATTTTGTGCTTGACTATTTCACCAGGTCTGATAGAATGGTGATACATTGTGATGCAGGAGAGTCCAGGTCACCAGGCGTAGCGATTGGGTTAGCTCGGTATTTTGAGTTCTCAAGTGAGAATCGATTACGAGACCTGTATCCGAGATTCAACTTGACGGTAGCGAAGACGATTTGGAAAGATTGTCAGAAGCGCAGTATGAGTGAAATCACAATATAATGGGGGTGACCAGCATCGACAGAGAAAACTAGAGAAGATCAGTTCATGCCAGGGAATAGGACCCTGTAAAAACTTATAAAACACGAAGCGTCGAACAACCTCAAAGGGAGTTTGCCCTAGCCGCATAAGTGCGACTCGTTGAACCGCCTAAGCTTGTATAGCGGGGAAGCGTCATATCACAAGCTAGCTGGCTCGGTTGAGTGGGTGGTGATAGACCGAAGCGCGAAAACATAACCACTGACTTCTGGAAGGTGTTGTCGTTCCCTCTTCCAGTCGCAAGCTGAACGACTAGCATGGAATACTACTTCAACAGTATCTTTGGACCGGAGTTGCAATACTCCGCACCTCCACCAGTGAAAGAGTTATGGCCCTGTAGTATAACAGAAATACGGCTGGCTTTGAACCAGCAGTCCAAGGGGCGGCACCTTGCGGGGCTACCATTTAGGAGAGTATGAGAGTTTTTGTGACAGCCGATACACATTTTAGTCATGCAGGCATCTGTAAGTTCTTGAATGACGATGGATCGAAGTTGAGACCCTGGGATGATCCCGCTGAGATGGACGAAGAGATGGTAAAGCGTTGGAACGAGACCGTCCGCCCCATTGATAAAGTCTATCACCTGGGAGATGTAGTTATCAATCGTCGAGCATTGCCATTGCTGAATCGATTGAACGGGGACAAAGTTTTGATTCGTGGCAATCATGACATTTTCAAGTTGAATGATTATCTGAAGTATTTTCGAGACGTGCGCAGCTATCATGTGTTTGATAGGTTGATTTTTTCACATATCCCTATCCATCCTGAGAGTAAGGGACGTTTCATTGGGAATGTGCATGGACATACGCACGTAAGAAGCCTGAAAGATCCATGGTATCAGTGCGTGTGTGTTGAGCAAACAGACTATCGACCGATTGCCGTAGAAGAGATTTTGAAGAGAGTTAAAGTTATTGGGGATTAGCAAAACGGCCATGCAGCGGACTCTGAATCCGCCTAACAAGGTTCAACTCCTTGATCCCCAGCCAGTACATAAGTTGTAGGAGATTATTCCGGTCGAGCCATCAGGGTGAGGGCGCCCGCCTGTTAAGCGGGAACAAGTCACGTTCGATCCGTGAGACCGGAGCCAGTTTGCCCCAATAGCTCAATAGAAGAGCGGTCGGCTGAAGACCGACACACCGTGGTGCGATTCCACGTTGGGGCGCCAGTATGCGGTCGTGGCAGAATAGCTATGCACCTCGTTGCCAACGAGGACGAAGTGGGCGCAAGTCCCATCGACCGCTCCAGTGTCGTGTCGCAGATAGAAGTGAGTGGCCACCTTCTACAAACTCCGCCGCCAGTGCGGAGATTGCAGTTTAGCGGAGGTACCCCGCGGGAACACTAACTGAACGCACCAGGAGCCCTTGGCCGAGGATCCTGGCCTGTGAAATCCTGTGACATGCTTAAATATGCGGGTCTAGTGTTCAACAGCAGCACCACTGGCTTCCAACCAGTTAGTACGAGTGCAATTCTCGTGACCCGCTCCAGTAACTATGAGGTCATATGAATAGACGAACGTTCTTAAAAGTGTTACTTGGCACCGCGGCTGTTCTTGTGATTAACCCCGTCAAGGTGTTATCAGAGAATGCCCCGATAGCTCCGGTAGTCGATAAGATTCCAGCAGTAAAGATGCCAGTAGAGAATCCGGTAGTGTCAGTTGTATCGATGACAAGAATTGAGCCTAGGCTTATCGATATAGTCAAGACACATTATCCTGATATGATAGCGCACCAGATTTGTAGTGTGCAACCAATGACGGCACCGACTGGTCAGATTTTTGCGCAATATGTACCTATGTACCGCGTCCGCGTACATCGTCTGCCGTGGTACAAGAGAGTGTTTAGAAATATTTAACAGGCTGTGGGTCAAAAGGTGACTACTCCCTTCGGAGGGGAGACCATGCTGGTGCGAGTCCAGCCAGCCTGACCAGTTCGCTCCTTAAGTGTAGATAGCGACACACGGCTTTCGTAAAGCTGAAAGATCGGCGCAAATCCGATAAGGAGCTCCAGTAACGCCGTTGTGAAGGGAATTGGCATACCTGGGTCGCTTAAAACGATTCGCTTGTGGGTTCGACTCCCACCAACGGCACCATTGAGGATATATTATGAATGACCAAGAGAGAATAGAGAAGTTAGAGACTGCACTCAAAGAATGTATTCATACGTTTGATTATCTTGTGTTTCATCGTACCGCTGATATGGATAAGTTCCTCGTGAATGATTTGGTTCCTGAACGAGGTATCAAAGAAACTGGATTGCAGGCGCGTAGAGCATTATTGAAATGATTACAGAAGAAGAGTGGGACATTCAGTTTGACCGTGAATATGATGAAATTGTATTCGAGTGCTCCGCTGCACCTTTATTGATTTCTCACGAGGCTGATAAGATAATTCTTAAGAGGCAGATCAAGGCAAGGGCGAATATGCCATTCCCTTGGCCCCATGAAGACGGAGATAGAATTCTTTCATTATGAAAACAGTGAAGAACAAAGAGTATTCGTTTCAGCACACGAAAGCGCGACTGAAAGAACGTTACGGACTGGAGTTGCACCGGGACGAGTACAACACGATTTGCCAGAACACGAAAGCGATGCAGGGTGTCTTGGAATTGTGCGGTGAGAAGAAGCAGAAGGTCGTTAAGTGTTTTTTCAAAGGAAAGATTGTCACGTTTGTATACGGATTAGGTTGTGATTATGTCACAACAGCGTTACCGCCGAAGTGATTGCAATTGGCAGACATAGCTGATTCAAAACCAGCTTCTTGTGGGTTCGAGTCCCACCTTCGGCACCAGTGCGTAGATTAGAGTGGTTATTCCCCGCAAACCGGGAGCCTATATTATGAGTGATCGGAATAACGTCGATCTAGCAATCATGTTGCTAGAGGAGAATAAGAAGATTCTGATTGAGTATTTGAGTCTAAAAGCCACCGAACATGATTGGCACGGAGTGTCAGACGCGGCGAACGATATTCGAGTGATCGAAGCAAAGGTAGAAGTCTTCAAGAAGTTGCTTGAAAGAATGTGAGTCCGATAATTCGTTGCTGGTGACCTCCCTTGACCGGGAGTGATCCAGAGGAAAGTCGGCGCACCTAGAACAGGGTAGTGGCTAACGGCCACCCGGAGCAATCCGAGGATTAGAGACACAGTGACGAGGATCCCGAAAGGGTGAAGTGAAACGATCAATCTCTACCTGGTGCAACTCCAAATAAGCCGGTGTACTGTTCGTACACGACCCGGCGGGTAGGAGGCTTGAGCTTCATAGTAATATGAAGTCTAGAGAAATAACGAATCTAGACAGAACGCCGCTTATCGTTGGACTCACTAAATAATGGAGCAGTTATGGCAATCACTGAGTTTCAAGGCGAGTATCGTTGGTTGAGTAACTTTGCACCATCTGTTGTAGATTATGAGTGGGTAAATTATCCAACAGTTGAGAATGCGTACCAAGCAGCTAAGACGGCAAATCCCGAAGATAGAATACAGTTTGTGTCAGTGACTCCTGGACAAGCCAAGCGCCTTGGTAAGACGATTCAGTTAAGATCAAATTGGGACGAATATAAGCATTGTGTGATGGGTGGGCTTCTTTACCAGAAGTTTTCAGAAGAACCTTTTAGGGGACTACTATTAGCAACTGGGGATCAAGAGTTGATTGAAGGAAATCATTGGGGAGACACCTATTGGGGAGTTTGTAAAGGTGTCGGTGAGAATTGGCTCGGCAAAACAATCATGCAAGTTCGAGATAAATTAAAAGAAGAGTTATCGCTCCTTAAGTAGAGGTAGTTGACACGCCACTTTGGTAAAGTGGAAACGGTTGGTGCAAGTCCAACAAGGAGCTCCAGTAGAACGCACGATGGGCAGGAAAGATATGCACCACTCCTACAAAGTGGACTAAGAAGGGGCAGTACCTTCATCGTGCACCATATGTACAGCGGGTATGATAACGATACCGGTAAATAATTGCTGTGCAGAAATATATGTCCTTGTGGGGAAGCCTGCAAATCCCGCCTCCCTGCGAAGGAGGAGATCGGTGGTTGAAATCCACCCAAGGACACCAGTATGCAGTCGTGACTAGAGAGGCCATAGACCCGGCTCTTAACCGGGACCACGTGGGTTCGATTCCCACCGACTGCACCAGCGACGGACCGCAAAATTTAGTAGATGATTACCTGGCTTTTAACCAGGGGAACCGGGTGCAATTCCTGGGCGGTCCACCAGTTCGCTCCCATAGATTATCAGTAGATCGCTAGATTCTCAATCTAGAGAGCCGGGGGCAGCACCCGGTGGGAGCACCATACGAGGGTAGTGTGTGAGTCGGATTATGCCGGGTGCGCACCCGTTGAGGTTCGACTCCTCTTTCATACATTGCCTGACTAGAAATATCTCTCTGTACGTCAACTGGAAGACTACCTCGCTTCTAACGAGGAGGATGGGGGTTCAAATCCCTCCAGGGAGACCAGTAACGTGCCCTTCAAGTTCAAAGCTTGCGAATCCCGAAAGGGAAAGTGACTGAATAAGTCGAGGGCGCTCCAAATTCATTATGGAGATTTTTATGTCGATGCGTAATGAAGTCTACTATTATAGTGGCACAGATTGCATGGGGAATCCCTATTCAACCTGGCAACAGTATAGAATTTGTTCCGATGGTAGAGGCGTCATAGGAGTCGGTGCCACCGCAGAACAGGCAGTTGCAGAAACCGACAAATTGGTTCAAGAGCGAGAGACGTACCTAGCCAAGTCAGATGTAGAGCGTTTGGCGATTCTTTTGGAGAATGAAAATTTGCTCCAAACGGACATGAACGAAACCGTGCATCTTATCGGAAAGATATTGTTAGAGAAATATGCCGTCGTAGTTTAACTGAACAAAACGACCCTCTCCTAAAGGGTAGACTGCGGGTTTGAGTCCCGCCGGTGGCACCATGAGGATATTATGATTTTCGTGTTCGGCTCGAATCTTGCAGGCAGACACGGGAAAGGTGCTGCACTCTTTGCTCGAAAAAACTATGGAGCAAAACTCGGTGTTGGTCGTGGGCGCACTGGTAACGCATATGCGATTCCTACTAAAGACGCTGATTTGAGACCCCTGGCTCTTTTGCAGATAGAACGAGAGGTCAATGATTTCCTCTCTTATGCAATCGCGCACATGGATGAAAAATTCTTAGTGACTAAGATCGGATGTGGATTAGCTGGGTATACGAACGAACAGATTGCTCCCTTCTTTCACGATGCCCCTGTGAATTGTTTAATCGACGAAGAGTGGCAGAAGATTATAGGAGATTTTGATAACTCCCTGTGATGACAATTGGAAGTCACCGTGGTTTCGACCCACGGAACATGCAGGTTCGAGTCCTGTCAGGGAGACCAGTTAGAGGTGAATATGTTTTGGCATGGTTGTCGTGGGTGTGGATGGATGACAGAACCTAACGTGGCAGGTGTGATGACAAACCGCGATAGTCGCTGTCAATTCTGTAACTACTTTCCTGTTTCGGTTTTTGATGGAACAGCAGAAGAACACGAAGATATGAGAAAGAACGGGCTAATAGAGGACCCTTAGTTCATTAGCAGAACACTGCTTTGACATGGCGGAGAGACAGGAGCGTAACCTGTAGGGTTCACCAGCCACATAAATACGTGATACACCCCACAAGGATACAATATGAGTCTTGAAAAAATTACGATATCTCCCGACCTCTACGACATTATGCCCCCTGAGTATCAGGAGCTTGTCAGGAATGCCACCTACGGAAAAGAAGATCGTGGTTGGAAAGATATAGGTAATAAGAAAGAGTTGATTGAAGCACATTCATTATGCGCCGGGTGCCCAGAGTCGATGGCATTCAGATATATCCTCGCTAGTCTCCCCAATCCCGCTGATACAATCATGGTAGGTTCTACAGGTTGTACCAGTCTTGTATTCCCAATGGTCGCTCTCCACAACATTCACTCCCTCTTCGGCAACCAAAACGCAGTCGCCTCAGGACTCAAACGTGCTTTAACTGTTAGGTTCCCTGGACGTATAAAAGACGTTGTGGTGCTTGCAGGTGATGGAGCGACGGTTGACATTGGTTTGGACATGACACTGCAAGCCTGGTTTCGCCAGGAGAAGTTTACGACGATTTGTTTTGATAATGAATTGTATGCGAACACTGGTGGGCAGGAATCTGGGCTCATGCAAAAAGGATTCGTAGCGAAGATGGCACCAGTTGGAAAGTTGTTCGATAAGGTGAGACTGCCAGAGATCGCCAGAGAGTCAGGATGCCATTTTGTTGTGCAGTGTACAGTGAGTAAGCCATCACTCGTTGAACGTGTCGTGCGTCAAGCGGTACTTGTAGCCCGTGAGATCGGACCAACGTATCTTCAACTCTACACACCTTGCATTCTCGAAATAGGAAAGAATAGTATGGAAGGCCTTCAGGAAATGCGCGATGCAGAGAAGCCAACCGAGCGTTTCGCCATGAAGGAATATATTAGTGAAGCAGCAAAAGAATTGCTAGCCGAAGTGGCAGTGAAAGATAAAGAACGCAAAGCTACAAGATTGGCAGCACAAAATTCCACAAGTGTAACAGTGCCGGCACAAATCTAATTCGCTAGTTTCGTAATACTGAGTGCCACAGATCGTAATGCAGGTCCACCAGCCAAAGTCGTTTCCGGTTGTAACCCAGTCGCACTTATCGCAGAATCTATTGCTTGAATCAATTCCACATAGTCATTCATGTCCAACCTCAACACAGCGTATAATAACATTGGGGTGTCCACATCCTGCAATGTTACAGAGACTCGTGTTGTTGTTCCGGTTACATCTACATTGTTTCTTCGTATCCAGCAATCCACCACACGAACAACGGCCTTCCCGCTAGTTCTCAAATAATTTCCAGATGCCACAATTTGATACCAACCACTAGAGAGAACAGTGACCCGAGAATTGCCAACACTATGATTGGCACCAATGAGTAGATCATTAGAATTGAATGTGACGTTATATGCAGAAGTGTTGCTGGGAATTTGTGCAAGATTACTGGAGATTTGTGCTGTTGAGAAGGTGAGTAGCGAGGCGCCATTCGCTATGATTGCTAAGGCGCCGTTCGCATGTCGATAATAAAGTAACTGGTCAACCGCGTTGAGTGCAAGTTCCCCGTTCGCTAGCGCGACTGGTGTATTGCCTGTATTCGAGGAGTGCTTGACTTTGACGATCATAATGAATTAGAATGTGCCACCATCGATATTAGTTACCGCGAATGTGATTGTATCATTCGCTTGGTCAGTCACGATGTTGATACTTTCTCCTGCAACCAAGGTTACGGTGTCTGTGTTGGAATCAGCCACCACGTTGTTTTGACCTGCGACACTGAACGTTGTGAATGCGTTTTGCTGAACCGCTGTCGATGCAATGACGATGGTATCATTTGGTGCATCGGTGGTGATAGTGATACCTGGGCCCGCTGAGAAAGTCAACGTATCATTATTAGAATCAGCCGTGATATCCGACTGACCTGCTACGTTGATTGTTGAGAATGACAGATTGGCTGCCGCGTTCGCTTTATCATATGCAGCATTTGCGGTATCGAATGCCCCGTTGGCACGAAGTCTCGCATAATCATCTACGCCAAGTTGGGCGCCGTTGGCAAGCTGAATAATAGACCCGTTCGCATGTTTGTAATAGAGAATCTGGTCAGCAAAGTTAATCGCCAACTCACCATTCGCTAGTGAGACAGGAACGTTACCTGTATTGCCTGAATTTTTAATCTGAATCTGCATTAGAATACTCCTCCGTCAATGACTGTGAATGACACGTTTGCTCCGGTAACTCCGACGCCCCCAGGCACAATACCATTTGAGAGTCGTATGATTCCTTCGTAGGGATCGTAGAACATTTCACCAAGATTGCCGATATAGGAGTTGACGTTCGTCCCTCCCATTTTATCAACGAAGAACTTGTATGTGATATTCGACGGGATGGGCATAACTAACTCCGCAGTAGATCCTTGTATTTATGTGTTTTTTCAGTGACTTACGCATGACCAATAAAATCAACAGGTTACCTGGAAAAGAGTTCTTGACAATCACTAAGAAGTTTGTTATAGTCTGTTCATGGAGTCGCGCTACGACAACGAAGCCTACCAGAAACAAGTGTCTTTGCAGATGCTTGCCACCCCTACGCTTGAGATTGCTTGCCGAGCTATCACAGACCTACGTCAAATACTTCTAGAGAAAAACCAACGCATTGCTGATTTAGAACGAGATGTGGACGCCGGCAATCGAGCGTTCACTGATGCAGCGTCATTGTGGCAGAACGCTACACATGATTATCATAAAGATGTGCGAGAGTTAGAAGAAAAGCTTAAGCAATTTGAAGCTGATTCGATTGAATTGAATATTGCGAAGCGGGCATTATTGAAAATCTTCGTACAAGGAGAGTCAAGTGGCAATTAAGAAATATCGAGTCCGAAGAGAGTTGACGCAGTTCATTGAGGTGCAAGCTGAAGATGATCGACAAGCATTGCATCTTGCGAAAGACACAATGGATAGCCTGTGGCACACTGATGATATAGATTGTTATATTGTGAGTGACCAAACCCCAATGGAGAAATTATGAACGCATTCGCCGCGCCTAAAATATTCCCTACATTATACGGAGTCTCTTCAACGGGTGTCACGAAAGTCTGGAAGATTTCCGTCGGGCAGCTTGCTCTTGAATCCGTAATCATCACAGAGCACGGTCAGCTTGATGGCAAGATGCAGACTTCATCTGAAGCGATTCGTGAGGGGAAGAACGTCGGCAAAGCGAACGAAACTAGTCAGTTCGAGCAAGCATGTTTGGAAGCTGAATCGAAGTGGAAGAAAAAGCACGACAAGAACTACACAGAGGTCATGCCGGCACCAGGTGCCAAGATCAAGTTGAAGCTTCTGCCGATGTTGGCGCAGAAGTACGCGAAGCGCAAACATAAGCTGGTCTGGCCAGCGTTTGAACAGCCAAAGCTCAACGGCGTGCGTTGTCTAGTACAGAGAATCGGCGACACGATCATTTACTGGTCACGCAAAGCGAAGGTGTACAAGAACTTCAATCTGTATATGGATCCTGAGTTCTTGAGTCTGATGAAAGACGGTGAAATTCTTGACGGCGAGATGTATAATCATGGAGACCTCACGTTTCAACAGTTGTCTTCGTTGATTAAGGATGAAAGCACTCCCGATCTTGAAGCACTCAAGAAGTATGTTAAATTTCATTGCTATGATCGACCAGACGAACGAGGATTTAAGGATCGATATTATCACGATCCAAAGTGGTTCGGCATCGTTGCGAAGCTTCAGTATATCGTTCGCGTTGAGACTGTTGTGGTCAACGATGAAGAAGATGTTCAGAAGTGGCATGATAAGTTTGTCGCAGAGGGGTATGAAGGATCAATCATTCGATCCGGTGGCGACGAAGCGTACCGATTCCAGTACAAGGACAACCAGCTTCAGAAGAAGAAAGACTTTGATGACGATGAATTCCCTATCGTGGGATGTAAAGAGGGAACAGGTCCCGCTGAAGGTATGGCGATCTTCAAGTGCCAGAACGAGAGTAAGACGGGCGGCGCAAACAAAGATGGCACGTTCGATGTAGTCATTAAGTCTACACACGAAGAACGTAAACAGCAGTGGATCGATAGAAAGAAGTACATGGGTGAAGAGTTGACAGTGCAGTATCAGAATCTCAGCGATGAAGGTATTCCAATCTTCCCAGTGGGAATAGCATTGAGAGACTATGAGTAAGAGAAACAAACAACCGAAAACTTCAGAGAGTTTACACAAGAGGAAGCCTAATGAGTTTGTTTTCTGAGTTCATGTTATTCTGTCAGATATGCGCCAAAGAATTTGACGCAAGCAAAGATGGGTACGGCAAATCCAATACATGTTGTTCCAAAGACTGTTGGGAAGAACGTGAGTGGAGATATATTTTGCATGTGATGGGAAAACCCTATCGGCCTCGTGAGGTTAAACATGTCAGTTAAATTTGGCACGGTCATTGTTGATCCAATTGAGCAGATTGAAGAGTTGAAAGATGAACTGCACGACGCGCGGCAGGACATTAAGCGGCTTGAACAAGAAAACAACAATCTTGAAAAAGAGATCAAGGATCTAGAGAAAGATGCAGCCCTTCATACCGATGAAATCAATGCGATAGAAGAGGATCAAGTTCAACGAGAACAAGAGCATGCCCACGCTCTCACAATCTCATATAACGAGTTTAACAGGATGCGCGATGACAGCAGGGAACTATCACGCGAATTAGAGGTCCTGCGGGACCGCTTTCAAGAGACCCATCATAATTATATTAAGGCACTTTCAATCGCCGAAACGTTGAAAACCAATCGAGGGGCCGGATACTTCGATTCGCCCCAAGGCCGAGACTTGATTAACTGGGCCTGTTCAGAGTTACGAAACGAATCAAACAAAATAATGAGAGGGTAACATGATTGATGACATGGATCTACGACTTGATTGGGGAAGCACGAATCAATATTTGAAAGTGTATCATAAGAATACACTGGTCTATAATAGTGAGATCAGTTTCTTCTCACCTGTGCTTGAACCTAGACAGGTTAAGTGGATCACAGAACACTACGAACAAAAGAGAAAGAAGTACGTCTTTTAAGGAGCGATCATGCCAATCAGGAACGTTTTAACAGGGAATAAGCAGCATGTGCCAGTCAAGGTGTGGACTGATAATATCGATTTGGTAACACAGGTTCAGTTACGCACGATGGCGGAGTTACCATTCGTGTATAAGCACATTTCTGCTATGCCCGATACACATTTGGGTAAAGGTTCGACTGTTGGTTCCGTCATTGCGACGATTGACGCGATCATCCCAGCAGCTATCGGCGTGGATATTGGCTGCGGCATGTGCGCCGTGAAGACTGATATTCGACATGAAGAGTTTGATGGTAAACTGAATCTACTCTATGATGAAATCTGTAAAGCGGTGCCTGTGGGCCACTTATCGCACAATCATGCGAACCTCGCAGGACTTGATAAGAATTTCTTCGATTACAAGCCAGCGGCGGAAGTGGAAAAAGAAGATTGGGACGCTGCAAAGAGACAAATCGGTACACTTGGTGGAGGTAACCACTTCATTGAGGTGTGTCTTGACACGGAAGAGAATGTCTGGCTCATGCTGCATTCTGGTTCACGCCGAGTAGGTAAATTGTTAGCTGAAGAGCATATCAAGACAGCACAAGCCGTATGTCGCCAATATCACGTCGGATTACCAGATCCGTTCTTAGCGTATTTGGTCGCCGAGACCCCTCAATTCGCCGGGTACATGGCGGATCTTCATTGGGCGCAAGATTACGCTATGAATAATCGACGTGTCATGATGGCCTTGGTAAAGCAAGCTGTAGCTGATGTGATTAAGCGCAAGTTTGCCACGTCCGACTTCGTGAACTGCCACCACAACTATGTGGAGATGGAGCATCATTTCAACAAGAACGTATGGGTGACTCGTAAGGGTGCGATTCGTGCTCGTAAGGGAGATATGGGTATCATTCCTGGTTCGATGGGTACCAGGTCGTACATCGTCCGTGGGTTGGGTTGTGAGCAGGCGTTTTGTTCCGCACCGCACGGAGCAGGCCGCCAGTGGTCACGCGGCAAAGCGAAAGAAATGATGACACAGGAGATGTTTGACGAACAGACGAAAGGAGTAGTGTGTCGTAAAGACTCCGGTGTATGGGATGAAGCCCCAGCCGCCTACAAGGATATCGATCAAGTGATGGACGATTCAGATGACCTGGTAGAAGTCGTAGCGCAACTACGTCAAATCGTATGTGTGAAAGGATAATCATGGATATCTATGAGCGATTTGAAAAATACAACAGTACAGAGTTTTTGAGGTTTGAGAGAGTGCAGAACAAGAGGTCAACCCGAGGAGACCTTCATGCGTTCTTGTTGCTGGATGAATTGTTTCCGGCGGTTGATAAGGATATCGTATCCGGCGCTGAAGATGGTGAAATTTTCTTATCAATCGATCTGGAAGAGTTTCACAACAGAGTCACGGATGATGAATTGATTGAACTGATTCGATGCGGCGTCATTGTCTCCGAATACGAATGCCTGGCGATGTTTGTATGAAACAAGAAAGAAAGCCTCTCTTTAGCATCACGATTAAGGACTGCGAGATTCAGACGTTTCGATCTGGTGGCAAGGGTGGCCAGAATCAGAACAAAGTTGAATCAGGCGTCCGTATCATTCACCACCCCTCCGGGGCGCGTGGCGAGTCACGGGAAGAGCGTTCGCAGTTGATGAACAAACGCAATGCGTTCCGTCGCATGGGAGAGAGCAAGCAGTTCAAGTCATGGGCTCGTAACATGGCACTGAAGATGAGGGGCCAGAAGACGATAGAGGATCGTGTGAATGAGCAGATGGCAGCAGAGAATCTACGTATTGAAACCCAAGTCGATGGGAAATGGAAACCGGTGAAATCATGAACGTGTTCCTTGATCTAGAAGAAACAGTGATAGATGAATTCAAAGCCTTTCCCACTTTCTTGCCTGGGAACTGTGAAGATATTAGACGCTTCTTGACTCCCTTGAAGATGATTGGCGATCCTAGAGTGGGCATCTTCAGTTTCGCAATACATACGAAAGAAGAAGAAGATATATTCTGGAATTCGATATCTGAACAGTTGGACAAACTCTGTGATGTGAGAACATTTGAAGTCATTCGAGTGAGTGAGATGTTTCTGGCGTCCAAGTTGCTTAGAAAGATTCGATTCGAGGATGTGACTGACTTTATTCAAGTGATAGGGAAAGCAGGCGCGTTTCACGATTGGTGCCAATTGCATCATCCGGGAGAGTTTAGTTTTTTGATCGATGACGTGGTCCCTAACCAGACGCTTCATGACAACGACAACGGATCACTCATTCAGACACTCAATATCAAGTCATTGTTCAAACCTCATAATAATGTATTCAGTAATAGCACCCTCAACACTAAGGAGGTCTAATGTCTAAGAACAAGAAAGAGAAAGTCACAAAGACCGTCTTGATTTCTCAAAAGAACTATGAGGGGTTTGAATCGTTGTCTGATTTGAGCCGCGATACGGAAGAAGCGGTCGACAGTGAATTCAACGACAAAGCGCAGTGTTTAGATGGTGAATTTCAAGGCACGTTGACTGTTAGGATCACGTACACTAAATAGATTCATGACTTGTAATTGTACGGGCGCTTGCAGACTAACTGGACGTTGTGTGAACTTGGCACCTGTGGTGCATGGCATCGGTCCAGGTGGTTGTGATATCACAGGAGAGTTGATTAACCATCCAGCGACTACCGCACCGTCCTGGTGCCTCGAACTTCCTAAGCGAATGGGTTGGATCTGTAGTAAGTGTCAGAGAAGCAATTCACCAGACTTGCCAACATGCTCGTGCTCAGATTACCAGTTTACTATTATCCCACCAATGCTTGACGATGGAAGCCATGAGATCGTACCTCCCTACCGATTTACTCCCAACAAGTAGCTATTGCTTTTCTAGAGCGAGTCTGTTATACTAACTCTATGAAAGTACTCAATCTTCGCAACTACACAGACATTTACAAGACAGACCCCAACACGCCAATCATTCGCGTTGATAGGCTTTCGACGAACTATGGCAATCCAATTGTTGTCATAGAGGAGAAGGACCGCGATTGGGCCTGTGACTGTTTTGTGGAATATGCAATCTGGAGAATTCAAAGACAACCAGATTGGTTGCGTGAACTAAAGGGGAAACATCTGGCCTGTTGGTGCGCTCCACGACGTTGCCACGCAGATACATTATTGATTCTCGCAAATCTTCCGTTTGAAGAAGCATTGAAGAAATTAAACGGAGTGTCGTATTTCACGGATACTAAATAACTATACAATGGGGGCATGATGAAAGTGAAGAGAAATTTGAGCACAGATGCAAGAGTCAAACAGCTTATCTCCAAAGAAGAGCCGGCCTGGTCGGTGATGCAAGGAGAATTGGTATCGTCTGACATTGCCAATGCGCTTAGTTGGTATTCTCAGAATAAAGACAAGTCTGATGCAGCAAAGTATTTGACTGACTATTGCAAAGAGAATAACTTAAAGGTGACAGAGAAGCAAATCGGCGCACAACCGGGAACCCTTGGATTTATTGCTCGAATGGTCTCCCGCGGAGCCGTGCTTCAGAAGAAAGAAGCAGGATGGTTTAAGCAGCATATTATTAGTATGAGGCAATATGAATCGACGGAATCCGTGTTTGACCTTCCCAAGTCTAACCCCGCGCCTACGAAAAAGGTGCCTGTACAGGATCAACTCAAGATGCAGACAAGCAAGTGCATGGGCGATCTTGAGGGCGCTATCGACGAATTCATCCTCTCCGACTTCAAGAAAACTCCAAACACCTTAGATGTAATGCGCAAGCACAACTTGCATGGACCTCATGGTCCAAATGTAGTCAACTTCTTCAAGAAGTATAGAGATGAATTCCGTCTAGCGATTGCAGGTACGGACCCAGCGTTGGAAGAAGGATACAGCAATTACACCACGCCTCAAATGAAGAAGATGGAAGCTCTGTACGATCAAATCATTTCAGATGCGTTGACTGTGATGGGCGAATCGATGCAAGGTCGAGAACCCCGCAAGAAGAAAGTCAAGTCACCCGAAGCACAAGTGAAGTCTCTCAAGTATTGCGCAAAGGACGATGAACTGAACATTATCAGCATCCCTCCGACTCGTATGGTAGGCGCCGAAGGGGTTCTAGTCTATCATCGTAACAGTCGTATGCTATCATTCTACATTGCGGATGATGCGTCTGGATTGGGCGTCAAGGGTTGCATGTTCACCAACTACTCCAAGACCAAGTCACGTACCAAGAAGCTCAGAAAGCCTGAAGAAGTACTTCCAAAGATCGTTAAAGAAGGCAAAGTCTACTTGAAAAATGTAATGGATAACCTGACAACAAAGGATGGAAAAGTCAACGGACGTATGGGTAAGGAAGTGCTACTCGTCCGCGTGATTGTCTAATCATGATACTTGTGGATTTTAATCAAATCGCCTACGCCTGCATTCTTGACCATTTAGCATCGACAAAGCAAGCAGATGCCAGCGTACCGATGGTACGTGCAATGATGCTCAACACCCTTCGCGCTAACGTGAGGAAGTTCAAGTCTCGCTACGGCGAGGTCGTTATTGCGTATGACTCTAAGACCTACTGGCGCACAGAACAGTTCCCACATTACAAAGCCAAGCGCAAAAGCAACCGTGCTAAGTCGCAATTCAATTGGGCAGGTATCTTCACTTGTCTGGATACGCTCTGTGAAGAGTTCAAAGTGAATCTGATGTATAAGGTGCTGCAAGTCGATGGTGCCGAAGCTGATGATATTATCGGATATCTCTCACACGTCTATGGACCGTCAGAGAAGATCATGATTATCTCTGGTGACAAAGATTTCATCCAGTTGCAAGTGCATCCGAACGTCGAACAATATTCACCGCTCATTAAGAAGCAGATCGTCGATAAGTTTCCGAAGGTGACACTCAAACAGCAGATCATTCGTGGCGACACAGATGATGGAGTGCCGAACATTCTGTCCCCGGACGATGTATTTGTGAGTGGTGGACGCCAGAGTCCGATCATGGAAAAGAAGTTAATAGGCTGGATAAATACTCCAGTAGAAGAGTTCTGCAACTCTGGTGACATGTTGCGCAACTACAGACGAAATGAAAAGTTGATCGATCTGAAAGAGATACCTGTACATATTAAGCAAGCCATTGGGCATGCGTATGATACTGCGGTGCATCCTAATCGTGGACACTTTCTGAACTATCTTGCAGCGGCAGGTTTGAAAGATTTAACTGAATCAGTTGGTGATTTTTAACATAGAGAGGGTATCATGGGCAATAACAACAAATTGTATTCTGAAATTTTCGATGAATTCGGCACGGAGACTACACGAGACGGCCGCTTGGGTGTCTTGCGCAAGTATCAAAACAACAAGTGGTTCACGGAGTTCTTGAACTATGCGTTCAACCCAAAGATTCGATTCGACATTCTCAAGGTGCCTAATTACAAGCCTGCCGTCGAGCCTGCGGGATTGAATTTCACATACCTCAACAATGAAATGCGTCGATTATACATTTTCATTGCTGGGCACCCAAAGCGCACCGCGAAGCTTGATGCCCGCAAAGAAGAGCGTATCTTGAACGCTTTGCTCGGATCACTTCACAAAGATGAAGCCGTCTTGTTGGTCAAGTTGTTTCAAAAGAACTTGGGAGTGAAGTATCTCACGGCTCGCTTAGTGAAAGAAGCATTCCCCTTCATGCCTTTTGAAGTCGCGCCGACAGAAGCAGAGTTAGAAGCAGCAAGTGCACCAGCGACGAAGGCGTCCAAGAGCGCAGGGGCAACACTAAAACTATAATATGGTGTGATGTGACATTCGCTGTTATTACTCCAACAATCGGAACGCCAGAGTTAGCAAAGTGCATTCAGTCTCTACAGGGACAGGATTGTACGCATTATATTGTGGTCGATGGCCAAGACTATGAAGAGGACGTGGATCAAATCGTTAATAGTTGTTATGGAAGCAAACTTTGTGCGCCTGTGGGATATAATATTCGATTTATTCGATTGGATGAGAATGTTGGCGAAGGATGGTACGGGCATCGTGCATTCGCCGCCGCTTCTTTTCTAGTAAACGAAGATGTATTGTGTTATCTTGATGAAGATAACTGGGTAGAGCCAAACTACATCGAGGCGTTTAAGGGTGTACTAAATACAGGTAAGCGATGGGCGTATACCTTGCGAAAGATTGTGAACCCTGATGGTGAGTATGTCTGTGACGATAACTGTGAAAGTCTCGGTCAATGGCCTGTGACATTTGACACGAATCGATATCATATAGACACAGGATGTTTTGCGGTCCCTCGTGAAGTGGCAGTGAAGATCGGGCATCATTGGTATGGCCAGTGGGGAGCAGATCGACAGTTCTTCGCGGCATTGAAAGATGAAGAGCCAAGTTTCGGTTGTACTACTCAACATACGCTCAATTATCGCCTGGGTGGAAGCACCAGTCTTGCTACCCGTGAAATGTTTTTGCAGGGCAATAAGATCACGACCGAAGTCTACGGGAGAGACTACCCTTGGCATACACAACGAGAAAGAAAATCAACAATAATAACGTACAAAACAAGCCCCTAGAACAAGAAGCTGTGATTATGATGCAGGATTCACTCCCTGATATTGAACTAGTCAACGTCGGTCTATTGAATCACCATAAACATTTTCTTGTTGGTGAGATCAATTATGAAACCATCGCCAAAGCGATTCAGTGGATCATTTACGAACACACACAAACAGAGAAGATTCCTCATTTGACATTGTATATCAACTCAGGCGGTGGCGATTTGTACAATGCGTTCGCGCTTATTGATATCATGCACTCTTCAAAGATCCCGGTGTACACCGTAGGGATGGGAAACATCATGTCAGCAGCCGCACTTGTATTTGCTTGCGGTGCCAAAGGCCATCGATACGTGGCTAAGCACACGGGTATCATGATGCACCAGTTCTACTCAGACATGGAAGGCAAAGAACACGAATTGGTGGCCGCGATGAAAGAATTAGAGTTTTGCCGAGAACGTGTCTCCGATCTGTTAATAAATTATTGTGGTCTCAGTGAAAAGATCGTGAAGGAACGATTGCTCCAACCTTCTGATGCCTGGCTGACCGCAGAAGATGCAATCAAGATGAAGTTAGCCGATAAGGTATTTACTAACATCCTTTAAGGAGGATATGACCGTCATGTTTATGTCTAGACACTTGGAAAAGCCAAGACTGAAGACGAAGTTTAGGAAGCAGGCAGAGGAAGAAGTCGTAGAGAAGCAGAAAAAGAAACTGAGTGAGAAAAAGAAGAAAACCAGTCGACCTGGGTTCGACATGTGGGAGGATGAAGCCAATGGATGTTAATGATCTAGTGAGACAGATTCAAGAAGCAGAAGAACGTCTACGCAATGCGCTCAACGCCCGCTATCGTTCAGAAGAGAACGTACAGGTTGAGGAGCAACGCTTGAGTGCTCTACAGCGCCGTCTACATAAGTTTCAAGCAGTCTCAGAACAAAACACGGATCCTAGACAATTGCTGAACGGATAATCATGCCTACCATCGTCGATTGTCTCGGGCTCGAATGCCCGATGCCTATAATCAAGATTCGCCTGGCGCTCAATATCTTGAAGAAAGATGATATCCTGCATATCTATGCTGATGATCTTGTTTTTCAGAGCGAATTCCACAGGTTTTGTGTGTTAGCGAATCTTGAGCTATTGACTACCAAGATTCAGTTCGATTCCGAGACAGATGAACCGTATCGATTCTACGAAGTTAAGGTAATTGCCTAATATAATCAATGACTTACCCCTGCCTGAATAACGCTTGACTTTCGGTCTACACCCTGTTACTATCAAGACATGACGAATCAAACACACATAGTTGAAAAAGCAAGAATCTTCGCACGGGCAGCACATGCGGGTGTCGGACAATTGCGCAAATATACGAATGAACCATATATTGTTCATCCGATGGAAGTCGCGTCGCTTGTCGGCACAGTCACTCACACTGATGCAATGATAGCTGCGGCACTCTTACATGACGTGATAGAAGACACGTATGTTACTCAAGGCGTTCTGAATGAAGAGTTTGGCCATGAGATAACAGAGTTAGTCATGTGGCTCACGAAAATCAGCAAGCCGCAAGACGGCGTTCGAGCAGTCAGAAAAGAAATGGACCGTAAGTTTTTGGCGAAAGCGCCGGCAGAAGCACAGACGATTAAGTTAGCTGATATCGTGTCTAATACTTCATCGATTGTTCAACACGATCCTGTATTTGCAATAATCTATCTAAAAGAAATGGCATTGCTTCTTGATGTACTCACGAAAGGCGACAAGTCACTGTGGCAACGCGCATATAGGCAATTATGAGCACTAGACCTGGCTACATAACAAAGTGCACCGATTGCAGTCTTATACTCTCAATGGGGTCCAAGCGTTTGCATTCAGCGAACTTTTCAAGTGATCCTAACGTGTCGCACAAGAAGCGCACCAAATACATTACATACGCGCATTGTGATCTGTGCATTGAAAAATATAACAAGGAGTAAATTATGTGGATATTATTTGTCATAATTCCTCCCGCCATCTTCGCTCTCGGTTGGTACTTGGGCGCACGAGAGGAACGAAAGTATGGTCGAGCCGCTGCACAACTACAGATGCAGAAAGAAATGGCTGAAGAGGCATTAGAAGAAGAAAACGATCAACAATTCAAACAGTGGATCGGACGCTACAAGGATCAAGCAATAGATCGATGGTTGAACAAAGAGATTCAGTCAATGAGACTCGAAAAGTATAACGTATAGGAGCGGCATGGCACCCAAAAAGACTCCAGTAGAAGTCGAAGAAGTAGAGTTGCTTGATGAAGGGGAAGACCTGGATCGACTCTACAAGATATTCGACGTGACAGACAACGACGATATCAATGGCATCGTCGATGGTTCAATTGGCGAAGACTTCGAGGATTAACTCGCAGTCAAATGTGAAGGGAGTTTATTATGGGACAGCAAGGTACCCGTGCAGTCTTGGGTTCGTGGCTTTCGACGGTCAAGCGAATGACGTATACAAAGTACTCACATCTGCCGACGGCGCAAAAGCTGGAGATCATGAAAGAGTACAATCAACGAGGAAAGAAGGAAGTACGTGTCCCTGGACAAAGCGATCCAACACAAGAAGGAACAACGCCAACCGTATCGTAAGTCGAAACGGTGGGACACAAGCTGTCGTAATCACGGTGGATGCCCATGGTGTCAGAGTAATAGAAAACATCACGAACACAAAGCAGAATTATCTGCACAAGAAAGAGGTGCGACCGATGAGCCTGTTGAATAAGGAGCTTCTGGCGCCGCGAGAAATCACTGCCAAAGAAGTGACTGATTTGGTAGATGAATTCGTGCAAGCAGGCGGGAAGATCAAAGTCTATCCATCGAGTTCTGCATTGAATTTTCGAGCAGATGCGGTGGGAGACACAGATGCGGAGAAAGCTACCAAATTGCGCAGACCTCGCAAGGCGCGTAAGAAGTAGTTGACATTCATACCCGATTGTGTTATACTGTCGGCGTATGATCCTATAATATGGGAGGTTCTTTATGGCTCGTGGATTGAGTAAGCAGCCAAGACAAGCTGAAAAGCTTCTCTTGATTTTGTTGGATGGGCACGAAGCAGGTCTTCAAGAGATTGAGACTACGCTTGGTGGGTTGATTGAAGTTTATCGACTCTCAACCTATCTGTGGAATCTCAAAAAGTGGGGCGCCGACATTCGTAAGGTGAAAGCTGGCCGTAAGGTCGTAGGCATTCAACTTTTGAATACAGACGCGATGGCAACATACGCGCAGACCCGCGGCCTTCTTGCCGCGCAACCAACGCAGTTGAAGCCTGAAGACTTGATGGTGGCGACCGCATAGTTCTCGCACACAACCGCCTATAAGCGGACATGATCTGAGTAACTATGGCGATCCCATAATGCTGAGTATCGTGTGCGGGTTCAGTTTCTTTGAGGGTGGAGTCTTGTGGGGGTGTCTATATATTATATAATATGGCACGTAGTAAAAATGTTTCAGTAGCAATGTCACTGTACCGTTCTTTTAGGTTTTTTCGACATTGCCCACAAGACTGTCCACCTTCAAGGAGAATATTTTGCGTATCGTAGCTCTCAGTGATACTCATGGCTTCCACAAAAATCTTACCGTGCCAGATGGCGAACTGTTGATTCATGCAGGTGACTTTGCGATGCGAGCCAAGAAGCCGCATGTCGTAGAGTTTGCTGAATGGTTCAAATCTCTCCCTCACCCATATAAGATCATTGTACCTGGCAATCATGACTGTTATCTTGATGGTCATAATTATTGGGGACATGAACTGTTCGCGCCTGCGATCTACCTGGATCATGAATACTGTGAAGTCATGGGTCTGAAGATTTTCGGGTCGCCGTACTCTTCATCGATCTACGAACCTTCAATGTGGTCGTTTGATTACCCACGAGAAGGATTCCGTTCAAAAGAACTGTGGGATTCGATCACCGGTAAGCTTGACATTCTTATCACGCACGGACCGCCATACGGCATCTTGGATCTTGTCGAGAACGCGCACGTAGGGGAAGATCCGCATGTCGGCGATTTGAACTTACTCTATGCCGTCGAACGAAGTGCACCCATGATTCATCTATTTGGTCATATCCATGAGTGCTATGGAACGACTGACAACGAACGCACGAAGTTTTACAACATATCGGTATGCAACTTACAATACAAGCCAGTCAACCCTATCACGGTGATTGATCTATGAGCTTGCTAGATGACGCGCTTGATCGTCAATTGAAGAAGTTGTTTCCGGAGCGATTCGCGCCTGTTCCGGCTCCCGTCAAGAAGAAGTCGGCGCCGATGAATCATGTCAATCGACAGATTCATCTTGAGTATCAGGAGGGAACTTCTGATAAAGTATATAACGTGATTTTGATGGCGGTTGGAACTGATGCGCAGGGCCTATCCGTCTTCGCAGTAAATTTTGAGTATGGTCGAAGAGGGTACACTCTACAAAAAGGCACAAAGACAAATACTCCTCTTAACTTTGCTGATGCTCTATTTGTCTACAACAAACTTGTGAATGATAAGATGGCGAAGGGTTACGTAGAAAATTAAGGAGATACTATGCCACGATATACAGTTGAGAACACAGAAACGAAAGTTGTGAGTGATCTTCCTCTTATGTCATGGAACGACTTTCAAACGTTCCTCTCTGATAATCCCACCTATGCGCAAGTCTTGACCGTCCCTGGTTTCGTGAAGGTGAAGTAATGCCAAATTATGACATTCTCCACAAACCAACGGGGGAAATCACAGAACGCTTCATGCTCATTGCAGAGATGGAGAAGTTCATTGCTGAGAACCCCGATTATGAAATCACATTCCTCAAGATGCAAGTCGGCGACCCGGTGATTCTCGGCGTTCAGCGTCCTCCGTCAGACTTCGTGAACCATATCATTGCGCCTATCGAGAAACACTACTTCGGCCATCGCCGTGAATCAAAATTCTCCGAAAAGAAACAACAGGTATAATGGAATTCAAATATGAAAAGGTGCCAGGACTTGATTATCAACTTCCAGTAGTCACAACGTCTGATGGTCGTTATTATGAGACCCCAGGCGGCAGGCGGTATCCTTCTGCTAGCACAATCTCCGGTCTTATCAATCGCAAAGTCATAGAGAGGTGGCGTCAACGAGTTGGCACAGAAGTCGCCGACAAGAAGACGAAACGGGGTGCCGACCGAGGTACCTACGTCCACTTGCTCTGTGAAAAGTATCTCCTTGGTACCATGACTCTGCAAGAGAAACTAGGTATGTTGCCATCCATGAAGGAGTTATTCCTTCAGCTTCGTGGAGCGTTTGATGCTCATATCAGCACCGTCTATTGTATCGAGCAGGCGTTATATTCAGATCGTCTACGAATCGCCGGGCGAACAGACGGCGTGGTCTTATGGGATGGAGAAATCGCTATCCTCGACGTAAAGACCGCTGGGTATGTTAAGCCTGAGTCATGGGTTCTCAACTATTTTGTGCAGACAGCAGCTTATGCTGAGATGTACGAAGAACGCACAGGTATCAAAATCAACAAGTTAGTGTTAGCGACAGCGGTAGAAGATTCGGCTATACCATGTATCTACGTGAAGGAGAAGGGTGCTTATTTGCCGGCGCTCAACGATTGTATTGCAGAATTCTATGCTGAACAGGAGGCGAAATGAAGATCACCCTTTTAACTTCAGTTCTGACATTTATCATTTTGCTGAGTTTCCCTTTGGGACAAGAAGATGCACAACTCGTGGATCTTTCACGGACTCAGTTTGTGGAACGTAACTTTCAAGTCGTAAAGAACCTGAAAGAAGAACGATGCCTGACCGAAGCGATTTATTACGAAGCCGGGAACCAGGGAGAGCTTGGTAAAGAAGCTGTGGCACTAGTCGTACTCAACCGAGTTGGTGCACCCAAGCGACCCAAGACGATCTGTGGTGTAGTCAGTCAAGCTCATGTTGTCCAAGATGTAAAAATCTGCCAGTTCTCATTTTGGTGTGAGACGAAGCGTAAGCCGGTCCCTGAGGTGTGGAAAGAATCTCAAAAAATTGCACAACGAGTCTTGCAAAATTATTGGAAACGTGATATACTTTCAAAATACGATAAGGCTGTGTATTTTCACGCTGATTATGTGAAACCTCAGTGGCGAAAACATAAAGTCTATCTTGGTAAGATCGACAAACATTTATTTTATGGGGAGAAGGAAACATGTCAAACGCAGTAAAGGTTGTGAACGTGGAGAACTTGACGACCGAGCAACGTGCCCGTTTGGTGGCCGCATTGAAGGAAATGTCGAATTCATTTGCTCGTGCGCAAGGTGAGCGTGAGTTTATCCGTGAAGCCAGCAAGAAGATTGCTGATGACTTGAAGCTTCCCAAGAAGCTGGTCAGCAAGCTTGCCAGCGTCTACAACAAGCAGAACTTTGACGAAGAAGTTCTTGCACATGAACAGTTCGAGAAGTTGTACAAAGCCGTTGTGAAGTAACATGCCAACAAAAGAAGAAGTCAATAACTTCAGCTTGATGCTTCGTGAATACTCACAACATAAGAAGCTGAGTCTGTGGGACGGTCTCGTGCATTATTGTAGTGAACATGGGATGGAATCTGAAGTTGCAGCTTCACTGTTGAACAAGGCGGTACTTGCCGATCTGACCGTAGAAATTCAAGACTTGAATTTGCTCAAGAAGCGAGGACGAAAGTCAGGACGACTGCCGATCTAGGAGTTTATGGATGGATTCGAGGCTTACCAAATATACAATGCGATAAAGCTACACTTCACCACGACCAGCTACGACTTCTTCAAGTACAATGGGAAGACCAACGTTAGTTATACCCAGTTTGAGATCCGCAAGGACCGATTCTTCTATCTGAAGCTCGCCAAGCTGTATCCAGACAAAGACACGTTGATGTTTTTTATCGCCTCTAACTTCTTTCTCAGAAAGAAGGTGGCTTGGGTGCGCGATCTTCTTACCGATGAAGCACGTTGCATGTACATGGAGAACTTGAAGGTCAAGGAATCTCTCATGTATTTGTTCAAAGCTGACCTACAGGCCATGGGTGTTCAGAACGCTGAAGACTTGAAAGCGTTGATGAAAGTTGAAGACCAACAGTACCCAGCGATACTCAACTTAGCGATTCAAGGTGAAATCTACTGGGAGACGATCATCGTCTTGAATAGTTGCATTGGATTCTTTCCAGTCTGGTCACAAAAGATAGCCGATACGATTTTATTTCCAGAATATAAATTGAAGTGTGTGCGTTACGCTCCGTTCCTCGGTATCGAAGTGAAAAAGTTTCAGGAAGTCCTGAAGACACAACTGACAAATGCTAAATAGAAGCATATAATGAAAAGTTGTGGATAACACTATACAATCATCATACATTCACAGGAGGTTCTATGTCCAATCCTACCAGTTTCTCTGCCCTCAAACGGTCTCGTGGTTCTGTTGAGAACCTGACCAAAGCGATTCAGCAATCAAGCCAAAACAAAAGAGAAGACGAACGGTTCTGGGAACCAACAGTCGATAAGGCCGGTAACGGTCATGCGATCATTCGTTTTCTTCCAGCACATCCACAAGACGGTGAAGACGGTCTTCCTTGGGTGCGTACTTGGTCACACGGATTAAAAGGTCCGGGTGGTTGGTTGATTGAGTTGTGCCCAACGACATTGGAGCAGAAGTGCCCAGTGTGTGAAGCGAATGGTCTTCTTTGGAACTCCGGCATCGAAGCGAACAAGACTGTGGCGCGTGATAGAAAGCGCAAGCTCTCTTACACTGCAAACATTCTTGTAGTCTCCGATCCTGAGAAGTCAGAGAACAATGGCAAAGTGAAGTTGTTCCGTTTCGGTAAGAAGATTTTCGATAAAATCTACGAGAAGATGCACCCTGAGTTCCCAGATGAAGTGGCATTCAGCCCGTTCGATCTATGGGAAGGTGCAAACTTCAAACTCAAGATCCGTAAGGTGGAGAACTACCGCAACTACGACAAGAGCGAGTTTGCGTCAAAGTCTCCAGTCGATGCAGACGAAGCCAAGATGGAAGCCATCTGGAAGTCTGAATTCTCACTCAAGGAGTTCTTGGATCCAAAGAACTTCAAGACCTATCAGCAGATCAAGGATCGATTGGGGAAGGTGTTGGGAACAAGTGTCTCAACAGTGACCGCTGAAACAGCAGGCGCCCAGGCATTCAACGATGCCGATGCAGGTGTGAAGTCAATAGAAAGCGAAAAAGAAGAAGTTGGTCAACTTGGTACACCAGCGGGTGATCCTGATGACATGGATTTCTTCAGTAAGCTTGCAGAACAAGATTAAGCTCAAGTCGATTGAGTAAGTCGGAACGCCTCGGAGTCTTCTTGATTCCGGGGCGTTTTTTGGTTGTTTAACGGCGGTTTAGAGGGTTCCCGACTCATGACTCGGGTTTGAGCTAATTCGCCGGAGAAACCGGGAATCGCCTTAGGAACGGCAAGCTAGATGCGGGGTACAAATCGGTATTCTAAGCTGGCGCGAATCGCTTATCAAGTGAACGCAGATAACTCGACTCTTCGCTACGTGTAGGGGCCATATCCTGATGGATAGTCGTGGAACTGACATTATTGTTTTTCACGTTGTTGATGACTGTGGCGTTAGTAGACGATCCTGAACTAGCAGGCGCCATAGCAAAGTTTCTCTGCATATCGTTAGCTTGTGTCAATGTTTGTCCAGTTTGTGGTGGGAGCATAGACAATTCGGTTCGTGGTCCCATCATTTGTGGTACCGACATTGGTGTGCCAGGCACCTGAACAGGAGCTCCTATCGCTCTTGGAGACATAGCATCGGCAAGATAGTTTGAAGCATCTTTTGTGAGAGCTTCAAGTCTCGGGCCGTTATTATCTTTAATTGGGCGTAGTGGATTTCCTTCAGAATCTTTATAAATCTTCCCGTAAGCTTCACTCACCATCTGACTTAGTGCGCCTGTCGCTGCCATGCGCGATGGACTTCCAGAAGGAGGCGCCTCACCTTTCAATCCCTGAATTGCCGAAGTAGTGAATTCTCCCTTGCGTAACGATTCTGCCGTTGATGCCATTGATTCTGGAGATGAATCGTTACCATTGAGCCGATCGGCAAACTTCGGAGCGATCTGTTGAAGTATTGATGCCGACTCACCACTTGGCGCCACATCTTTCGCAAGCTTGCGTTGTGCGTGTCCATTGCCAGCAGCCGCAGACTTTTTCAATTCTTCGCGTTGCTCTTCTGGTGTTGGCGCTGCCCCAAAGACGCCCTTAACACTATTCACGAAAGACGTGCCTGTATCTACCGCAGCATCATAGCCAGATGTAATTGTGTTGCCGACCCATTCTTTGATCGACTTCACAGTTTCAACGATGGTTTGATAGAGTTCCTGAACAGAATCGCCGAGCAACGAGAATGATAGTTTGAACTTGTCGAAGTTTTTATAGATCAAATAGGCTGCCGTAGCGAGGCCAACAAACGCGGCCAAGACAGGTGCAATCGCCGCCGCAATGGGCAAGAGTGCAGGCCCTAGGAATTTGGCAATGGTGCCTAGCCAACTACCTTCTTCTTTCTTCTCTGCCGGCTTGGCACCTTCTTGCATCGGTGATCGTTTATGGAATGCTCCTTTTTCTTCCGCAGTATTATCTTTCATCTGTTCAAGATTCGCGGCCTGGGCTTTCGCTAGTTCAATATTCTCACTTTGAAATGCCTCAATGCGCGTTAATGACAGCGCCATCTTCTCAAGTAACGTGATGCTCTTGGTATCGCTTAATGCTGATGGGGAACTTGATTCTTGTTGGTGAAATTGCGATGGGGAGCCAAACTGTTCTTGCTCTTGTTGTAGTCCACCACTGAGACCCGCAGCAGAACGAATAGACTTCTCAGAACGGCCCATGATCTTACCAGCCAGCACCGTCGCAAGTTTTGATCCGCCTGTGAGTCGATTGATAATGTTGAGGGGATCGAATCGTCGCTTGAGCGCGTTGGTCGTCTTGGTGATCTTGAAGTTGGCAGCCGCACCGGCAGCACCAAAGAGACCTCCACCACTCGCAAGGTGTTCAGCCGCCACGTCGGTCGCGGTGATAGCTCTCTTCTGACTGACTACAATTTGACTACGAATGTTCTTGAGTGCCGCAAGGATTTCTTTCTGAGTCTGCTTACCAAGCTCCACATGAGGACCTGTAACCCCACTTGCTCGTGCCGATGCCGAGCGGCCACTAACTTCATAGGTTCGACGTTCTTCTTTCTTCTTGGTCTCTTTATCGTCCTTCTGTTGTTGCTTCTCTGATTCGGCAAGCTTGTCAACAGAGTCGGTCATACCTTTAAGCTGACCGGATAACTCCTCTACTGTTTCTTCTAACTTATCTTTCGCTTTTGGTCGTGGGGTGCCTGGAGGGGATAACTTGTCAAGACTTTCGTGCATCTCCTTAAACTGACTTGACATTTGTTCAATGGCATCGGTCAGTTGATCGGTAGACTTGACCTTAGCTTTCTCAGCTTTTTCATCGGCCAATTTCTTGAGTCTATCTTGAAGACTGTCTTCTGTTGACATTACCTTTTCCTTCCAGCGTTCTGTAAGTTGAGTGCTTTAATACGGGCGTTCTCTTTCTCAATACGTTGTTGAACTAAGCTCAGGTACACGAGTCGCTCCCATGGCAATGTATCTTCAAGTTCTGTGAGGCTGAACTTGTGATCCTGAACCAAAGCGAACTGTACTGTGTAGAAGTTCACCAAATTATCATGGCTCAGGATTATACGAAAAAACTGTCTAATCCCTTGACGGTGATCTTCTCTTCATACTGGCACTTCGGGCACTTGAACTGAAGGGCCAATTCAATCTTAGGCATCGTGTCAAAGAAATCGTCAATTTTTTCGACTTGCGCGTGGTTCAAGTCGTTGACAAATTCAATCACTTCTTCCGCAGGTACGTCCTTGGTGAGCACCACAGTATCGGTATCGTTGATCGATTCAATACAGTTCACCAAGAATAGAAATGCTTCATCCGCTGGTAGTTCTTTACGGGCGATGCTTCTGAATGATTTGAACGTAGGATACTTGAGCGTGACTCCTACAGTCTCATTCAGTTGAATATACTTGTTATGCCCGGCAGCAAACATGGGCTTGATATCAAGTAAGTTAATGGGATACTGAGAGACGTGGTTACAGATTGATGTATTGCCACTCTCGGCATCCTTAACTTGCTGATTGCACTTGTAGCGAAGGTTAATCTGTTCACCAATGCTACGGGCCCTAAGCTGCAAGAACAAGAATTCCACATCGAACAATGAAAGCTTATCGATATCGATATTAGAAATCTTCCCGACACAGTTTTCAAGAATCTGCTTGGCGGTATTGATGATATCGGTCGTATCATCTGACTGCATGGCGATCAAAAGAAGCTTCTCTTCTTTCACCAAGAATGGTCTGAACGAGACTTTCAATCCAGAAGGACAGACCACTTCGTACATAGGAACAGTGAGTTTCGGTAATGCCATAATCATTCACCTTTCTAAAATTATGAGACTGCGCTTCCTTTTGCGGGTACTTTTGGAGAATTGAGTGTTGGTTTCTTTGTTGCTTCTGTTTGACCACTGAACAGCACGTAGTATTCATACGCAAAGGTCACCGAGACACGATGCACGCCATCTTCAGACCAGGCGACAGGCATCTGATTCACGGCAGTTGGAAATGAATTAAAGAGTGACCACGTCGCTACGGCTTTCAAACTCGACGCTGGATCTTTTTCATCTAGGACCGTTACATCATATTGAGTCAGTGTACAGTCGTACCGATAAGTTTTTGGGTACGCTAAGGTATTGTTGATAGGATTGTAGATGCCACTTAACCACGTTTCAAAGAAATCACGAATAGTCAAGTCAGCCGTTTCTAAGAAGTTCAATGTGATTTCTTGATAAAGTGATTGATAGGGTGTCTTGTATGTCGGGCCATAGGTGCGTGATTCATTGGAGATGATTTGACGACCTGGTAGATCCGTGGCTTCACAGCGAAGACCCAACAGTTTATTGATGTTTGAGAACTTCTTACCGGCTTCCCCTTGGAATGCAACAGGAGCAGACAAACGAAAGTGTGAAGTCTTAGACACCCCATATCGTTTAATATATGCGAGAAATTCTGAATTCTGCCCTGGCATTAGTACTTCTCCTTCGATTCTTTCCAGACCTGTTCTTTGGTGACTCGACCTTGCGCGGCAATTCGTTCTTTCTTCTTGCGATCTTGTCTATCTTGATCCTCGGTATCCACGGCATGACTTCTAAAATCTTGCATTGGTAATGCGGCAGCAATGTCCCATTCACATGGTTCGATTTCGACATATCGAGACATAACATGACTTCTGAGATAACGTTTGATGCACGGTGTCGCACGATACGCGAGACTGTACGCTTTCAAGATAGGATACGATAATCTCAATCGAGTGAGTTCATGATTCTTTGACTGCACCACAAAGTTTCGTAACTGGTTGAGGAGAATTAAACGATCCTTCGGATAGATGTAGTGAAGATTGAGACCCAGGAATCCATCATTGTATGGTTCAATAGGAATTACGATAGGATACAAGTCCCAATACGGCAGCTTGGCTTTCGTCTTCGGATTATAGAAGTAGAAGTACATGCGACCGATCATGACTTTGTTGCGTTGCTGGTCACGATCTTTAAGGATCTGTGCGCGATCTGCCGCGTTGGGAGTAAGTTTACCGACCTTGTCAAGTAACCAGGCGCGACCAAATGCAGTCGTAGGATCGACTTTCTTCTCTTGCGCGATTCTGTTGATGCGTTCTAACATGGTAGCCATAGCAGTATTTATGTCACTTAGGCGAACGAGTTATCCTTTTCGGTAATGACTTGAAACTCCCATCCTTGGTCTTTACAAAACGCTTCAGCAGCTTTCCACTTCGCTTGGTTGACTGCGAATGTTGCTACTTCACTTAAAAACTTTCTGGTATTGCGATTTGATGTACGAAGTTGAGTCTGTGAATGGGGCTTAATCTCTATTAGGTGTGTCTTGACGACCCCCTGGCGATCTTTGACTTTTACGATGAAGTCTGGGAAGTAGCGATGGGTCTTTCCGTCTAGTGGTGAGAGATAGGGGATAGCGATTCCCTCTGAGTTCCAGAGAATGACAGACTCCGTGCGATCAAGCTTTATCATGACTTGGAGTTCCCATCCAGATCGATAGACGATCTGCTTGAGGTCCCCGGCATACTTCTGTGGATTTTCTGGCTTGTAGAACCCCTGGTAGTATTTTTTCATGGTTCAAGGATGACACATAAATAAGCAAAGCGCAATCTACTGGAGGTATTTATGGCGACTGGAGTAGGGCAGCAAGATGTAACCAACCCATTATACAATGCCGTTGAGTCGGTATTGACTAATGATACGGTGGTCAATGCAAAGAACGCATTAAGGGATGCGGTCAATAGTATTGGGAACCCGGAGACACAAAAACAAGGTGATGCGCATAGAGCCGACCAAAAAAACTATGACTATAGTTTTCTTCAGCTTCAATATCCAGAAGACCTTGCCAACGGATCGAGACACCCCTATTGGATGACGTTCTATGTCAATACTCAAGACTTGTCAGAGTTCAAACGACCACCATCGAATGGACCCGCTCCCCTTTCGACTGTAGAGATTAACGCAAGAGAAACGCGCAATCTGAATAAGAACTTTGGAAGCACAAACTTAGGATTTGGGCGCAAGACACATAGAACTTCTATGGCGATCAGATTATACATGCCTGATACGTTAAGTTGGAGCTTCGGTAATGAATTCAGAGACGCAAAGCTTTCAAGTATCCCTGGTTCGGGAATCGCACAGAGTTTAGCTACGGCACCAAAGTTTGCTGATTCATTGGTAAAGAATTACCAAAAGGGCGGAATCTCTGGTATCTTAGCGAGTTTGGACAGCAAAGAAGGACGAGGAACAGGCGCACCATTGCTAGAAGCAATAGGAGACCTCACAGGCGTTGGAGGAGATTTAGCCGTTCAAGTGCTCGGTCTATCGATCAATCCTCAAGTCGATGTGCTCTATCAATCGCCAACATTGCGACAGTTCAACTTTGACTTCCTATTCGCACCAAGAAATCAAAAAGAAGCGTCCCAGGTTTCTGAGATAATCAAGCAGTTCAAGTTCCATGCGGCACCTGAAATCTACGGGCCTGATGGAGGAGTTGGATTGGGTCGTTACTTCGTGCCACCTTCTGAGTTTGATATTGAATTCTCAGTGACCACGATGGGTAAAATTTCTACATGCGTCTTACAGAACATCACCGTCGATTATGCTCCTTCTGGTACTGCATTCTATGGTGCAGACGATCAGCCAGTCAACACTCGCTTGACCCTACAGTTCAAAGAACTTGAATTCATCACTAAAAACCTTGTGAGCAAGGGGTACTAAATGCCAGCAGCTTATTTTGATAATTTTCCATACTTCGGTTATTCACTGAATCCGGATCCACAGCCTGGTGAATTGCAATACGTCACGGATATCTTCAGACGTACTGCGCCGATCAATACTCTGCTTAAGAACAAGCAACTCTTCTATACGTATCAAATCGTTGAAGGGGAGACGCCTGAGATGATTGCAGATAGAGTATATGGTAGTGTTAAATATCATTGGGTCATTTCATTGATTAACAATATCACCGATCCTCTGATTGAGTGGCCAAAAGATTACGCCAATCTAGTAAGATTTATCGTGGATAAGTATGGATCAGTCGCCACAGCATCGTCTGGTATTCATCATTATACGATGACTCTTTCCAAAGTCGATTCGCTTGGTAACAGCAGTGAAGAGACCTTTATCATCGATCAAACTAAGTATGACTCTCTGACCTCTCCTACACCGGTTGTGGTGACATTCAGTAATGGCGCTACAGTGACAACGACCACTACCAGAGGAATCGTAGACAACTATACCTATGAAGTCACATCGAATGAAGAAAAGAGAAACATTGTGCTTTTGAAAGAAACATTCCTACCACAGGCTGTAGCCGAACTTGAAAGTCTCTTAGTCTAATGCCAAAATCTGATGGTCTCCAATTTGCAGCACAGTTTCAACTTGATGACCTCTCTATCGTAAGTTTGAGTGGCCAAAAGGTAGACTTGCGTGAAATTATGCGAGAGTTGAATCTCTTTGAAGATTTGTTCACCAATACGATGACTGGAAACTTGTTTATCAGTGACACACAAGACTTGATTAACGTCCTTCCTATTCTGGGCACCGAATATCTATCAATCAGAGTCATTAAGCCTTCGACGCCATGGAAGATTGAAAAGGTGTTTCGAGTTTATAAGATTACAGATCGTCGAAAGAGTTCATCTAGCGCCGAAGATTATATCTTACATTTCTGTTCAGAAGAGTTGATCTTGAGTGAGTCGTTGAAAGTCTCCAACGTGTATAAGGGTATGCCTATCTCAGATATCGTGAAAGATATCACCAAGAATATTCTGAAGATCGATTCAGATAAGTTTCCATCGTCTTCGATTACTTCCACCGTAGGAAACTATGATGTAGTGATTCCTATGTGGACACCATTCAGAGCAATCAATTGGTTGTCGCGCCTAGCGAAGACAGGAACAACTCCTGGATGTTCGTTCGTGTTCTACGAAGATAATAAAGGATACCATTTTGATTCGATTGAAACATTGGCGAAGAAAGAACCCCTGCAACATATCAACTTCATGCCATTGAATATGGCGGGGCAAACGGGCGAAAAGAACGATACTTCAGACACAGAACAACGCTTGCAGTCTGCCGAAGACTACCAATTAGTCAATGCACCAGACTTGATGAGGACGATTCCTTCTGGTATGTACGCGAGCAAGTTGATGGTGGTCGATCCTATTGGTCAACAAGTCAGACCGATTACGTTAAGTGGAACAGATTTCTTCAAGAAGACGAAGCACACCAATGACAATACGTTTATCCAAACAGCAAAAGATCGAACGAATCTGAATCAGACTGAACACAAAGACGCATTCTATCGAGTTGCAGTCGATACCTTAAAAGTCGATAGCTGGATGCTTCAACGTAATGCGTACTTCTCTGGATTGCATGGATTCCAAACAAAGGTCGTGCTTCCAGGTAACATGAATTTACATGTTGGGTGTGTGGTGACATTGAATCTTCCTGCGGCATCGATAGGACGAAGACAAGAAAAACCTATGGACTTTCTATTCTCTGGTAACTATTTGGTGACTGCGATTCGACACAAATTTGATCGTGACAAGTATGTTTGCATTCTTGAACTATCAAAAGACTCTCTCACAGATCCATTGCCAAATCCTCTTGAACATGGAACACGTATTAAACAATTGAGGAACGCCTAATGGAATCGATGCTTGGTACGGGCTTTGTATGGTGGATGGGCGTAGTCGAAAGTCGCCAAGACCCGAAGAAGGTTGGCCGCTGCCGAGTGCGTATTGTTGGTTCACATACAGAATTGAAATCGCAGATCCCAACGAACGATCTTCCTTGGGCGCAACCTCTGCTACCTGTGAACGACAGTTCAAGCTTACAGATCAAAGAGGGCGACTATGTAGTGGGATTCTATCTTGATGGTGAGAATGGTCAAACACCCATTATCATGGGAATCTTGCCTGGTATCCCAGTCGCGCTTCCAGCAGCAAGCGAAGGGTTTGCCGATCCACGAACAGGTGCAGAGTTATCGAGTGCACCAAAGAAGCCAGGAGCTTCAGCCGTACGATATCCTGCGAACTTGAACGAATCGACGTTAGCACGAGTTGCACGAAATGAAAAGATCAGTGAGACGGCGATTCAAACAAAGAAAGATACAGCCGTCAAAGGTGTTGCAGTAGCAGGCGGCGGCACATGGGACGAAACTCTGACTCCCTACGCGACAGTCTATCCCTACAATCGAGCGATGGAAACAGAGTCGGGCCACATTCTTGAGTTTGATGATACACCAGGCGCCGAACGCATTCATATCTATCATCGATCAGGTACGTTTACTGAAACACATCCAGATGGTACGCAGGTCATACACATAAAGACGAATGCGATTGAAGTGGTGCTATCTGATAAGAAAATCTATGTCAAGGGAGAACTGGATATTACTGCCGCGTCAAATATCAATATCAAAGCTGGTAAGAACGTGACAGTTGAAGCGGGCGGAGATATCGTATTGAATGCCACCGGAAAGCTTACGACGCAAGCAGGTGGATCACAATCACACACAGGAAGTAGTATATCAATGACTGGAATTCCATTGAACTGGAATGGACCTCCAGGCGAAATTCTTCAACCTCCAACACCGGTGACATAATGAGTGTAGCACTTCCCGTAGTTCGCATGGGTATCGATTTGTGTAGTGGGCACCCAGCCGGGCCAACCTACTTTCCACCACGACCAGCATTAACGGGGTCCCCTGATGTATTTGTTGATGGTATCCCTGTTGTACGCGCCACAGATTTATGGGCACCTCATACCAATATTCTTAGTGTACATCCTGGCACTGGAGTCGGTGGATCCCAAACCGTGTTCGTCAATGGTCTCCCAGTCATGCGTATGACCGATCCAATCGATTGTGGATCAGTCGCGTTGATGGGATCAAGCACAGTCTTTTGTGGATAAGGAGTATTATGGCATTCAATCTTGACTTCTCACATATCCCTTCATCATTAGCGATCCCTATTATTCCTTCATCACCTCAGGGAATATCTGATGTTTCACGAACGCTGGTCGATAAGATTACGACGGATCCGGGTGGGTTGTTCTCGAACCCTATGATTAACTCTGTGAACGTTTTAGGTGATAGCACCACGCAGATCGAAACACGACTGAAGAGTATTTCAGATGGATCGTTGACGGATGCAAGTATCAGCCAGCTAGACGCGACTAATTTCCTTTCAACTGACCCATTCCAAGACATACGAACGTCGATGGGTAACTTTATGATGCACACCGATCGACTCTCAGGGTTGCTCAAGAGTCAGGGTATCCAAGCGCCTGGTTTGCAGCAAATTCTCTCTATCGGTACGCAGATGCAAAACATGATGACGTTGCTTCAAGCGAGTAGCGGGTGTCTGGCAGTCTTGGGTGGATGCACAGGCCTGTTTTCACAAGACACGTTCTCGGGATTCACAGGTCAGATGAATGGTGTACTAACGAGAATGGAACGAGGAGCGGCCACGATTGCTGATATTGCACAAACATTAAGCGTAGTCGCCAATCTTGTGCGCGGTATCGCCGATAAAGACAGTCAATTTCTTCAGAATTGTGTGAATCAGCTTCAAGCCGCTTCAGTCGCATTAGTCATGGAAGCCTTGAATTCTAACCCTTGCACTCAATTTGTCTTTCAGCAGATATCGAATAAGAACCCAGGCGGCCTGTTAAATGTGCTTTCAAAAGCACCCCAGGTCTAGCATATAAATAGAACCATGGCTACACCAACGATCTATCAAGACTTTCTCTTAGACTTTACGATACACCCTATCCGCAAGGATTTGGTGCTCACGACTAATGAGGATTCGGTCATTCGATCAATCATGAACTTACTCCGAACGAATCACTATGAAGTGCCGTTCCATCCTGAAGTCGGATGTAACATTCGTAAACTCTTGTTTGAAAATATCTCTGACTTCACGGCGCGTGATATTTCACGTTTCATTCAAGAAACGATTGAGAACTTTGAACCTCGTGCTACGATCCAATCATTGGTCGTGGTACCTAACGAAGATTTGAACGCTTACAATATCAAGTTACGAGTCTTCATTAACACATTTGCCAATCCATTATCTGTAGATTTCTTATTAGAGAGGGTCCGCTAATGTCTGAGAAATTAGTTATCAGCGATTTAGAGTTTGAAACGATCAAGACCAATCTCAAGGCCTTCCTTCAGTCTCAAACCACCTTTCTTGATTACAACTTTGAAGGGTCTGCCCTTGCCACGCTTATCAATTTGTTGGCGTATAACACATACTATAATGCGTATTACATGAACATGGTCGCCAACGAACTGTTCATTGATAGTGCGCAGGTCCGCAACTCGCTCCTATCTCATGCGAAATCGTTGAACTATACACCTGTTAGCCGTCGCGCTCCTACCGCTATCGTTAATATTCTCGTGACTCCTCCAGGTGGTAACAGTCAAGCGGTACTCACGTTAGATCGTTTCACTGAGTTCCAGTCACAAGCGATTGACGGAATCAACTACACCTTTGTCACCACAGGTGCACAGTCACGATTCAAAGAGAACGGTGCGTTCCCATTTGAAGACATTGAAATCAAAGCAGGTACCCCGCAAGTCGCTACGTTCACGTATGATGCGAACGCGCACCCGGTACCAAGATTTGAGTTGCCTAACGACGATATTGATACGAGTACGTTGTTGGTGACCGTGCAAGCGTCAAGCGTCAACACGGCATCTGAAGTCTTTGCACAATCTGTAGATATCACAGATTCAGATTCTAACACCGCGGTCTACTACTTAAGCACAAGCACCAGTAATAAGTATCAACTCACATTCGGTGATGGTGATATCTCGAAAGCATTAGCGAACGGTAATATTGTCATTGCGAGTTACTTATCTACAACAGGAGTAGACGCGAACAAAGCCAATTCGTTTGCTACGGGATCAGTCGGTGGGTTCTCGAACGTGATTATCACCCCAATCTCCTCAGCATCGGGCGGAGCAGAACGCGAAACAGATGATTCGATCCGAGTTCGTGCACCATTAGCGTACACGTCACAGAACCGTGCTGTGACACAAAAGGATTACGAATCACTCTTGAAGTCACTCTATCCGAACATTCAGAGCATCTTTGTGTGGGGCGGTGAAGATAACATTCCCCCTGTCTACGGTAAAGTGTTCGTATCGATTGCACCAAAAGAAGGTGTCATTATCAATGATGCAGAGAAGGTCAGAATCGTATCAGAGATTATCTCTCCAATCTCAATTTTGACAATCACTCCAGAACTTGTTGATCCAGATTATGTGTATCTCAAGTTCCAGACTGCGGTTGAAGTTGACGGTAAGTTGACACTCTTGACTACACCTCAGATTGCTGAAGTGGTCAGAGCGGCCATTATCAATTACACAGATGCCACATTCAATCAGTTCGGCGCCATCTTCGTCATTTCAAAGTTTGGTCGCACTATCGATGATTCATTGTCAGCGATCTTGGGATCCGATACGACCTTGCGATTAGAGAAACGATTCGATCCAGTCTTCAATGTCAGCACCACTTACACGGTCAGCTTTGCAACTGAATTGCGACATGCACCTATTCAGAGTGCGTTGAAGTCAACAGCATTCACGGTGATTGATGGCACAGGCGTTTCACGCACCGCGTATATTGAAGAGGTGTTCAATTCATCGACTGGTGTTGATTCAATCAATATCACGAATCCTGGATTTAATTATACTGAAGCGCCAACCGTCACGATCACAGGCGACGGTACAGGTGCCACCGCAATCGCTACAATAGTCAATGGTCGTATCGAATCAATCGATATGGTGAAGCGCGGTACAGGATACACGTCTGCATTAGTCACGATCACTGGTGGTAATGGTCAAGCTGGTGAAGCATCTGCCGTGGTGCAATCGAAGTTCGGTACATTGAGACTATTCTATTACAACAGCAACTCAGAAAAGGTAGACATTAACGCAGCAATTGGTACCATTGATTACTTCAAAGGTGAATTGATTATTTCAGATTTGACGGTGGTCTCTTCATTGACGGATACTGAAGATGTAAGAATCAGCGTCGAGCCAGAAGCATCGATCATCGAAACCCAACAAAATCAATTGTTGATTCTTGATTCAAATGATGCCAGCGCAATCAACATTTCTGTAGTCGTTCGATAAGGTGAACAATGGCCAATACATTATCGCTGTTAGTACGACAACAACTGCCGGAATATATCCGCAGTGACTACGATACATTTGTAGAGTTTGTCGAAAGCTATTATGAATGGATGGATCAGACCGGCAACGCTATTGACTTAGGCAAGAACATCCCAACGTACATGGACCTGGATACCACGTTGGATGATTTCACTGAGTTCTTCACGAAGCAGTTTCTTCCGTTGTTCCCACCGGACCGCCTCAGTAACCCAACGTTCTTTATCCAGCACGCCAAAGAACTATACAGAGCAAAAGGCACCGCGAAAGCGACGAAGTTATTCTTTCGATTACTCTATGGTCAAGACATTGATCTGTTCTTCCCAAAAGAAAGTATCCTTAGGGCATCGACCAGCGGCTGGACGAATACACCTTCACTCAGACTTGATCCCACGATGTGGACAATTCAACTTGGAGATGGAGTCACCACACGCTTCCGAGCACTTGATACCTCTCAAGGCGTGACACCTACCGTTTACTTGAACGGGGTCTTACAGGTCAGTGGATATTCACATTCTCCTAACCAACCGTTTATCACATTTACCTCCGCTCCTGCGTTAGGAGTTGAGATTAAGGTCACGTATAACGGACAAGACTTGATCGATCTATTCGACACACGCACGATTATTACTCGCTTTGTGGGGCAATCGTCTGGTGCCAGTGCTATCAGCGAATCGTTACAGCAGATCATAAGCGAGAACATCACACAATTAGACTTAGGTGTATCGTCTTCCCGTGGTACATACACCCAGTTTGAAGTGGTCAAAGGTCGTTGGGTCTATGATATCGACACGCATGAATACTTGGATATTTACGGTCGATTAGTGTCATATCTTGCAGGGATTAAACTGGTAGACGGTGGATTGAGCTATAACGTTGGAGACACCGTTGTTATTACGGGTGGAAACCCCACAAACGCCGCTACAGCGGTCGTTGAATCAGTCTTCAATGCGTTGATCTCTAATATCACGGTAATCGATGGTGGAGTAGGGTATCAGCCCGGACAAGCTTGTTACATCACCTCGACTCCAAACACCGGTCTGAACGTCTTTGTGCTCTCTGTAGACACGTCTGAAGCGATACATCCTAACTCATATCCGATCAACCAGGATGTTATCTCACTCTGGGCAAACACTGCCATGTCAGATAGTGACTTCTACTTTACACCTGGAGTGTCTGAGAACGTCAACACAGTCATGGAAATAGCATTCACTGATTTCATTCTCGGTAAGCATCCAATTGAGCGAATCGGTCCTATCTCAACAGTCACGATCACAGCAAGCACCCAGGTATTCAATCCACCACCAACACTAGCGATTGATCCTTTGATTGTTGTAGTCACAGGAAACACGGCGAATGGAAATGTTGCGACGGCAAACGTGCCATTGAATTACTTCGGCATCATGGGCCGCATGAATGTGCTCTCTGGCGGCACCGGATATCAGGTGGATGATGAAGTTGGGTTTGAAAACATTCCAGGGGTTGGATTCGGTATCGGAGGAGCAGCAGAAGTCACCAGCGTTCATGCAGCGAATTCAGGAATCAAGACGGTTAATTTCAGACCTTACCGTGTTTCAGGAAACGTGACAGTCAATACTTCGGTCTCCAATGTAGAAGTGATTGGTGTAGGTACAGAATTCACCACAGACTTGAGCGTGAACAATCATATCGAAATTAACAGCGAATCAACCTATGTACAAACTATCACGAACAACTTTCACTTGATTGTGAATACCGCGTTTACTCGTTCTTCAACATCACGAAAGCTCGGTCGTTATGGGAAGTATTTTGTCGGTGGTATGAACTATCGCGCGGATGCAATGCCAACCGTGACTGTTTCATCTGGCAACCCATTTGCAGCAGATGCACATATCATTGTTGAATTGATTCTTCCTAGTGGGGCTGAGTTTGAACTTGACTCACAGACAGCAGAACCAGTAGGCAAGATCCGAACGATCAGAATTACAAATCATGGATACGGGTATCAGACTCCACCAATCATCGACTTGAGCGGTAGTGGTAACGGTAAAGCGAATGCACTAGCGATCATGTTGAGCAACATCTTTCAGGCACCTGGACGATTCCAGACCACTGAGGGATTCTTAAGTTCAGATCGTAAGTTACAGAATGATGGGTACTACACAACATTCTCCTATGTGGTACGCTCTCAGACCGCACTTGATAAGTATAAGACGATCTTAAAAGACCTCGTGCACCCAGCAGGTGTGAAGTTGTGGGGAGAATACGTGGTGGACTCAGAAATCGCAGCAGGAAGTAGTCTATCCGCGAATATCGCCAACACATATAGCACCACCTCCTAATCACGCATAAATAGACTGTCTGTGCTTTCACTAAGGGAATTCTATGGCGAACTTTGCAAATGTCTCCCGTCGCTTAGGGTACGAGAGGGCGTTTACCTTCCTCAATAGCTTCATCACTTCATCGAACGATGCTGTGGTAGGCTATGTTATGTTGGGTCGTAATATCGCCTGGGATGCAAACGATGCTCCTCCCGCGATCTATGACACTGAAAACACCATATTCGATACCTATGACAATTTCATTGGCGGCAAGAAGATCACTGGAAACGACGTGTACCTTGTGGTGCCCCGTGTCAACTGGGAAGCTAACGTAGTCTGGACCCAATATGATGACGCAAGCAATGCGCAGTTCTCTTCTGCTAATTCCATGTATGTCTATGCGTCTGGTGGCAACGTCTATAAATGTCTAGACAACGCGAATAACTCGTTAAGTACGATTGAGCCAGCAAACAACTATACCAGTGCGAACGGATTTACCGCTCCAGGTGACGGATATCTCTGGAAATACATGTACAAGGTGCCTAGCGGCAGCAAGTTCTTGACTTCAGCGTGGATGCCCGTGCCATCGACTCAGAGTGAAGCTTACTTTGGATTCGCCAATAATATTGTCGTAGGTGCGATCTCACGATTGATCTTAACAGACGGCGGGGCTGGGTACTCAAATACAAATACTGTTATTCAGATTACAGGTTCTGGTCAATCCGGTAATGCAACAGCGAACGTGAACGCCAACGGTAATGTCATTGCGGTGACTCTGAACAACAAAGGCGTCGATTACCTACGTGATAATGTCAGGGTTATCGTGGTAGGATCAGGGGCAAACGCGACTATCCGTACAGTTTTATCACCATATGGTGGTCATGGATTCAATCCAGCACGAGAATTGGGATCCAACACAGTCATGATCTCAGTCAAAGTTGGAGAGGTTGATTCTACTGAAGGGGATAAGATTACATCGAATAATGAGTTCCGACAGATCGGATTGCTCCTACGCCCGCATAAATACGGAGAGGACACTGCGGTTGCTTCAGCAAATGCAAATATCGCCGTCACTATGATGACGCAGATTATTCTTACATCGGGTCCTTCGTATCTCAATGATGAATTAGTTTATCAGGGTAATAGTTTCGCTAACTCAACATTCTCCGCTAACGTTGCAGATGTTTTCACGAACGCAGTGCGCACGACAAACAGACGCGGCACTCCGATCCCAGGAGACTTGTTGATTGGCCAAACGTCTGGAATTTCTCGTACAGTAGTCGCATACGACAATCCGGACCTCGATGAAGAGTCTGGTGATTTAGTATACAGTGAGAATCGGGTAGCCGTTCAGCGATCAGACGGACAAGCTGAATGGGTCAAGATCGTGTTAAATTTCTAAGATAAATAATACAAAGGTGGGAATTCATGGCAATCGATTTGAACCAAAATCCATATTTTGATGACTTTGATCCAGCGAAGAATTATCACAAGATTCTTTTTCGCCCAAGCTTCGCCGTGCAGGCACGTGAACTTACGCAGGCACAGTCGATCATGCAGGATCAGATCACAAAGTTTGGAAAGAACATCTTTCAAAACGGTTCAATAGTCACAGGAGGACAGACGGTCCTTGAAGTCACCGCCACCAAGTATGTGTGTATTGAAGCCACGGCTCCAGACGGCAGCGTAATTGATGTGGATAACTTCATTGGGAAGTTTGTGATTGACGGAGATGGGGCAGGGGTTCGTGCTTATGTCATTGCAGGTGCCGCAGCTACCATCACATCACCAACAGTTCTCATTGTCAAGTATACTTCTGGTGCACCATTTAATCCGGCAACCTTGCTACCTATCTCCACAGAGGATGGTACATTCTCAGCGACTCTTTTGACAAGCCTCACCGGATTTACAGATGTAACCAGTGGGTTGATCCTCGGTGATGCTTCTATTTGTAGCGTCAATGAAGGTGTATTCTTCATCGATGGTTACTTCGTATCTGTGGCAGCACAGACAGTCATTCTTGACGCATTCGGTAATACCCCAACCTTCAGAGTCGGTCTCGAATCTGAAGATTCTATTGTTGACGCGACTGAGGACGCAAGTCTTTTGGATCCTGCACAAGATGCCACAAACTTCCAGGCACCTGGCGCAGACCGATTCAAAAAGTCTCTAACATTTGTTAAGCGATTACTTACATCTACCGATGATAGCAAATTCATCGAATTGCTCCGTGTGGTCAATGGTGGATTAACCAAACAGGTCACCTATCCAACTTATTCAGTGTTGGAAGATACATTAGCGCGTAGAACCAACGATCAATCTGGATCGTTCACAGTTCGACCATTCAAGCTTGCGCTTACTGCCCATGACACATTTGCCAATGCGTACAATGTCATTGTTGAGCCTGGTAAAGCTTATGTATTGGGATATGAATTTGAAACCATTGCTCCATTCATTGTAAAATCTGAACGTGCGCGTGATGTAGCGAATGTACAGAACTACAATACCACCATCGATTATCAAAACTGGCTCGAAGTCACAAACCTCGAAGGCCCAATCCCATTCAAGACGTTACAACCTGGAGTCTTACATTGCGTCGATAGTGCGAACATTGCTATAGCTAACGCGGCCGTTGCTGCTAACACGATGACGGGTACCATCCGTATTCGTGCTCTCGATTACAGCAGTGGTGCAAATAGCACGTCAATTAAAACTGCCGTATGGCGAGCTTACATGTTCGATGCAAACGTTGGTGCGAGTCGCGTCTGTAACTGCGGAAGCACAGGGTCTTCCAACACCATGTTTGTCGCTCCTAACTTTTCTGCCGTAGCGAATGCCTACGCAGGTGTAAAGTTCACGATCACCACACACGCTGGCGTTATCGTCAATGAATCACATACGATTGGACAATATGATGGTCCAAATAACAAAGTTACCCTTCAGGGTACTGAAACATTTGCTTTTGGTACACCAAGTATTGCAACACAATATCGCTTTGACTACGAATTCAAAGATACAGATGCGATTGTCTACGCGAACACCTCAGTCAATCAACACCTCTTCTCAACGAAGATGGATGTGGCAGACTCTAGCCGTGAAGCATTTTTGGTCGATCAATACCAGGGCGCCTTCTTGACTGACACGGGGTTCAATAAGTTAATTCTAAAGTTCCCATACTCAACAATTGCTAATCAATCGGTGGTGGGTGGTACGCCTATCAGAAACAGCACCTACCAAGGTCGTAAGGTATACACAGGTCAGGGATTCACTCAGAATGTGACCACAATCACCAGTGCAGCGGGTATCACGTCGATCTTGAATGGTGCCCTCTCTGGTTCAGATGCTATCGAAAATGTTTTGGTCGTTGTCAGAAACAACACAGGATCTCCTCTTTCAAATAACCAAGTCATTAACTTTGAGTCTGGCAACCCAAATGGTAATACCGTTTCAATCACAACGGTTAGTAACACGTCAACATGGACAATCACCGTCCCTGATATGAACAGTGCAGCCTCAGCAGACGTATATGTGAAAGTGGAATTACCATTCTCGGATGCTTTGGGTAATATTATCAAGAGTAAGACGGCGCGTATTGCGAACGTTGCAAGTGGATTGAACTCGGGTGGTATTCAAATTCCAGATCCAACAGGATTGGTTCAGTGGTATTCTCAGGGTGGTGGAACACTTGGAGCGCAAATTACAATCTATGCTAACTCTGCCGCATGGTTGAACCTCAAAGATCCAACTAAAGTCACATCACTTTACACATCGGATGTTATTGCTCTTCGTAAGGTTATCGACGTGGGCACGAATGTTATTGAAGATGGTAACGTAGCTATTGCCACAGATATCACAAGTCGTTATACACTTGATAGTGGTCAACGAGACAACTCTTACGATCACGGTAGCATAGTCTTGAAGCCAACATCACAAGGCCCAACAGGCAACGTAGTTATTTACGTAGACTACCTTGCGCACTCTGGATTGGGATATTTGACAGTCGATTCTTATACATCTGCCAATATCGCCTATGCCAACACACCAACTTATACATCCGTTACAACAGGTATCACATACGTCCTTCGTGATTGTATCGATTTCCGTCCTCGCCGACAGGATGCAGACTTCGTAGGCGCGTTTGATGAAGAATTATTTGGTATCTCCGGACAAGCGTTTGATACAGACTTCTCCTACTACTTGTCTCGTGTTGATAAGGTTGTATTGACAAAGGATCGTACCTTTGAAGTGTTACAGGGTATATCAAATCTATTCCCTGTGCCACCAAAAGACAAAGACAATGCGATGACGCTATACTCCCTCTACTTGCCTGCGTACACTGCCAACACATCGGAAATTCGTCAAACCTATGTGGATAACCGTCGCTACACGATGCGCGACATTGGCACACTTGAAAAGCGTATCACGAACCTTGAATACTACACATCTTTGAACTTGTTAGAACAAGCGGCGAAGAATCAAGAAATCACAGATGACACAGGTGCCAACAGATTCAAGAATGGTATCTTGGTTGATCCATTCACTGGTCATTCTATTGGTGATGTGCTCAATCCAGATTATCATTGTTCAATGGATCCACAGAACACAGAATTACGTCCTCCGTTCCTCATTGAAAACTTGGCGTTGGAACTTAACACCACCAATTCATCGAACTTTGGACGCACCGGTGCGATGCTTTCGTTACCTTACACTATCGCAACATTTGTGGATCAACCATACGCTGCATTGGCGATCAACGTCAATCCATTCAATACCGTGCAATTCATTGGTACGATCTCACTTGATCCATCCTCAGATACATGGGTAGACACGAATCGCGTACCAGATGTAACCGTCAACCTCCAGGGTGACAATGATGCCTGGGAAGCTCTCGGAAAAGCCGTCAACCAAAACTTGGCAGGTACCGGAGCCTTTGGAACACAATGGAATTCATGGCAGACCTCATGGACAGGTATATCCAAAACACAGTACAACTACATTGTACCTGGTGCTCCTGGATTTGAGGAAGGTGCACTCCCATTGGTTCAGCGTACTACAACCAAGACCACACAGCAACAGGTTCGCACGGGTATCCAAAGTGCCTTTGCACCTGAAACCATCACAGCATCTATTGGTGATAAGATCATCGATCAATCTGTTATTGCCAAGATGCGCTCCAAGGGAGTTGTATTTGTTGGTAAGATGTTTGCGCCAAACACAAATCTCTATGCTTTCTTCGATGGTACTGCGGTCACAAGCTACTGTAACCGAACTAACATCGTCAAGGTGGCTTCTAGTGTTGTGCAATATAAAGACACCTATCAGGAAGGTGAAACAGTACGAGTCTGGGATCCAGCTAGAAACCAGAACACAGGTGGCGGTGTAGTTATATTGAGTCGCAATGAATCAGACCATAGCAATGTCAGCATCCTCAACATCACGGGTGGAGATGACAGCAATGTTGCGAATGCGTATTTCATGCACACCACCAACACAACATTCTTGATTGGAAACACGACAGGCGCTAACTCTCAGATAGTTGGATACTACCATAACTCAGGATTTGTTACGAATCCAAATGTGTCAAGCATCCTCTTGTCGCATGACATTGCAAACTCAAACGTGGGTGTATCGAACACAACCATTGTGGGACTTCCAATCTACTTCACAAGCGCAAATGGATTGGGACAGAGTGCAACCATTACGTCCTACAACTTCGTGACACGCAACGTGGCATTCACCCCTTCATTGTCTGTGACACCAAATACACAAACATCATACTCGATTGGTCAATTACAATCTGACTATCGTGGAGAAATCAGCGGTCTCTTTGTTATTCCTTCAACCACAGACTTGAGTTTCAGAACAGGAGAACGTCAATTCTCATTGCTCGATTCATCGTCTGGATCACTTGAATTCTCGGCCACAAACGGATCGGTTAAGTATTTTGCCTCGGGTCTCTTACAGACTGTTGAAAATACCTTAATATCAACACGTCAACCAGGCATCCAGCGCACCACGTTGACACAGAACCAAACTGTTGTGAGCACGAAGGTATCTGATACTCTCGTTGGGTTCGTGTGGTATGATCCTCTTGCTCAGACATTCCTAGTGGACCAAAAGTTCCATCCATCTGGTGTCATGTTGACTGGTATTCGTTTGTTGTTCAAGACAAAGGACGATAATATCCCTCTACAAATTCAGCTTCGCCCAGTGGTCAATGGATTCCCACATTCTAGCCAGGTCATTCCTGGAACAGATACCGTGGTGAACCCAAGTGATATTATCACAGTCTCAGAAGAAGTCTTGGGTGCAAAGTATTCAGATACAAGCTCCGGAGGAAACAATCCATTTGACGATGCTTCGATGTACACCGAAATCAACTTCGGAGGACCAGTCTATTTGGCACAGGGTGCAGAATACGCTGTGATTATCATTGCCAACTCTGTGAAGTATCAGATGTACATTTCCAACATGGGTAGCAAGATCATCGGGACAAACCGATTGATTTCCAGCCAGCCATATCTTGGAGTATTCTTTAAGTCACAGAACTCCAGCACCTGGAATCCAATTCAGGAGCAAGACATGGCATTCCGATTGCTCTATGCTCAATTTGATACTTCGGTACAAGCGAATGTTGAATTGCGTTTATCTAGCTCCAATGCGATCACTGCGAATGTGCCACTTGATACAATGTTCATAACATCTGGTAACCTCTTATTGCCAAACACAACGATTGTAGGACTCTTTGCAACTACGACCGCCGCAGGTGTAAAGGAAACCAGTAAGACATTCCAGTTGGATGAAAACGTATACTTCGATGACATACTTGGTCGCCGTGTCGCCACATCGGATAACAACTCATTCAAATTGAGATTCTTACTTTCAACTCTCAACGTCGATGTATCTCCAGTTATCGACATGGACCGTCTGTCACTCTTAGCGATTGAGAATAAGATCAATACATTAGGATTCGATAATACCTCTGCGGTCGTGATACAATCGAGTAACAATTGGGTGAGTGCAGCGAACTTGACACTTACTGTTTCTGGTGGCGGCGGTTCTAGTGCCAATGCGTATGTCTCAAACAACCAGATTGATAGCGTCAATAAGGTGCTTTCAAATGTGGTGATTGACATAGCAGGTAGCGATTACACCACATCACCAACAGTCGTATTGTCGGGTAACACTGCATTAACTGCAAATGTCTTAATTGTTGGAGAAGATCAACCATTCGGTGGACCAGCCGCGGCGCGTTACATCACACGTAAGGTCACCTTGGCAGACGGATTAGACGCCGGAGATTTCAGAGTTTATTTGTCAGCCTATAAGCCATCGAACGCAAAAATCTATGTATATTATAAGATTCTCAGTGCCGATGATCCAGATTCGTTTGATAACAAGAGTTATCAGCTTATGACGATCATCCAGGGGCAGAATAATATTTCTCGTAACCAGGGCGACTTCAAAGACTTTGTGTACGCACCAGGTTCAGATAACGTGGCAGATGATCGTGTGCAGTATGGTACATTTGTGAGCTTCAAGTATTTTGCGATCAAGGTGGTCTTAACGTCAACCGACACAACACGAGTACCACGAGTACGCGATTTCAGAGTGGTCGCAATTCCAGCACTCTCATAAGGATATCATGTCTGGTCTAAATAATATCGTACCTATCGAGAATACCGATCTTGTAAGAGATATGGATAGCAAAGCGGTAGTGAGTACAGACCTTGACGGTCTTCGTCGCTATAAAGAATCACGACGAAGAACGCTTGCAGCCAATAAAGAGTTGCAAGAGACTAAAAATCGCCTGGAAGTTATTGAAGGCGACATGCGAACATTGAAAAGAATTGTGGGTGAACTTACCACATTGAGGAGCCGCGGATAATGTCGATTGAACAGATATCTACACTAAACACATTCGGTCAACTTATCACCACAGTCTCCGCTTTGGTGGCCGTGGCGAATAACTTCACTGACGGTCCTCAATCACAGACGGGATCGACTTGGACATTTACAAACGCCAACGTGGGCGTCAATGTCTTAGGTACGTTGCTTGCAACCACAGGAAACATCGGCATCCTTAATGCTTCCCAGGCGAATCTTACTAACGAGACAGTAGGTACTTCAAATATTTCCAGTGCTAATGTGACCGTTGCCAACATTGGTGGAGCGACAATCACAAATATCTATAGCACAGATCACTCAACAGCTAACGCGAACGTATCTGGCCTGTTACAAGTCAGTGACCGCGCGAACATCTATTCCGCAAACATTCAAACAGCAAACATCGGCTCTCTTGTTATTACATCATTGATTGCCACATCATTGACGGTACCTGTATTGAATGCCAGCTTTGCCAACGTTACTACATTATCTGTCACAGGCACCTCGCAGCACAATGCGCTCGTGGCAACATTACTCACAGCGACCAATGCAAATGTAGGAATTCTAAATTCATCCACAGCGAATATCACAGGAGAAACTGTAGGCACGTCGAATATCTCTGTGGCGAATATCACATTCTTGACTGTCGGTACTCAGAATATTTCATTTGTTAATATCACAAGCGCAACCCTTGTAACATTAAACACAAGTTTCGCCAACGTTACAGTCTCAAATGTATTATCTGAAACTGTGGGTGTGTTGAATGCTGGCTTTGCGAATATCCTATCAGCAAATGTCGTATCTGTGAATACCTCTGTAGCAAATATCACGACGATTCTTTCCAATACCGTCATGTCATTTAACCCAACAGCGAACTTGGGTATTGCGACAAAGAACTATGTAGATACAGGCGCCGGAGCAAACCTAGTCAATAAGTTATCTTTTAATTCCAAGGGTGATATTATTGTTGGTACCGGGGCGAACACCTACGCTGCACAGAATGTAGGAACGAATGGACAGGTTGTTATCGTCGATACAAACCAACCAAATAGCTTAAGATATGCGCCTCGTCCTTCACAGATGTTCCGTGGTTTAATTATGGGTTCTTCTCAAGCAGACAAATCAGCAAACGGAACACAATTGACTATTACTAGATTGGATGAAGTTACAATGGACGATGGAGAAGTTGTAACAGGCTGGGCGCCAGCTACAATCGATATCAGTTCAAACGGTGCGGTCAACCTTCTTGACACGGGAGTTGTGCTTGCAAATACCTGGTATGAAGTGTACGCCATTCGTAAGCGTGTAGATGGAACGAAGGGATTCTTAATCCATCGTGCATTAGATCGTAAACCAGATCAGAACACCATGAACGCGATCACCTATCCAACTGTGGCAGGTGCTACGCTGGGAGTTGGTGCCAACACTCCAAACACAACCTTATATACACGTCTTGGACAGAGTTTTACACCAAACGTTGCAGGCCCTCTCACTAGCATCGAAGTCAGAGCATTCAAGGTTGGCGCAACCGCAAATGGAAATGTCTGGTTGACTCTACATGCTAACACAGCAGGATCTCCTAACGGAACTGCATTGGCTACAAGTAGAAAGATGGATATTACACGTCTTCAGGTCACCACCGCCTCGAACTTGAGATTTATATTTGATACTACATCAAACGTAGCATTGGCTAACTCTTACTTCTGGGTGTTCAATGTGGATTACCCAAGTATCTCAGGATTGTCTGTGAACCTCGTATCCTCTCTAGCCAATACAGAATTGAATGCGAATGGTGTAAATAGAGGATTACCATACGGAAACACTGGCGCCTCATGGGTCAGCCTGGCACCAGGCGTCGGCACCTTCATGTACAAAACCTACGTTGAGGCGAATAGTACAGCAGTGACTCTACCAGCCGGGTACGATCAGACATGTTTGATAAGCTATGTCGGAGTTGATAGCAACACAAGAATTAAAGAATACACCCAAAAAGATCGAACGATTTATACCTATTACACTGCCCAGTGGGCAAGTCCTCCGATCTTCCAGATTCAGAATCCTGAAGTTGTGGACTTATTATTCAATCTTCCTCCAGTGCCAGTGACAGCGCAATTCTTACACACTGGTGGTGGTTCCCCATTGATCTACACCTTGGGTAGATTCTGGGCGCTTGACTTGGGAACGACATTCGTGGAAGGTGCCTTCGGTGGAGGATATCAGATGGGACAAGGAGGAGGTGGCACATCCGCTATGTACCTTTCATTCTGGGTTGAACAACAGGCAGTTCTGACCAAGACACAAACAGCTTCATCCAAACTCTATCCAGTGTCCTGGACTTTCTAAGTGACTCATAAATACCTTTCACTATGCCATTTGTATGGAATAACAATCCAAATCTCCCAATCGTTATACCTCCCGAGGTCTTAGGACCAACGGAGGTTTCTACCGAGGTGCACGTTGTCGCAAACACCGTCAATGTGAGCCCACTTCTTGGCGTCCTCTCTTACAACACTACTAACATTGGGTACGACGTAATCTACGGATACGATTCTCTCAATGTCACAAACTTTCATACTGACCATCTGATTGGTGATAACTTACGAGTGGGTGTGGCTAACCTCAATGTGGCAGTCATTAACACAGCCGTCATTGGAAATGCTACCATCGCTAATTTAACGGCTCAACAAATATTCATGAATACCACACCATCTGCGAATGAGCATATGGTGACCAAGGGGTATGTGGATACTCTCGTAGCCAACTCTACACCACAGGGCGGCAACTTACAACTTCTGATTCAGCAAGCAGGAGATTTGTTAGTGGGCATCGCCGATAATACAGCCAGCCGACTCGCAGTGGGTAATAGTGGGCAAGTGTTGACAGCAGGCGGTGCAGCTACCACGAATGTTCAATGGGTATTGTTTTCTGGCGGAGGCGATCAATCATCATTTAGAAATTTGGTTATCAGAACACACACCGATTATCCACAATCCAATACCAAAGTACAATTACTCCATGCCGATGAAATTGTTATGGACGATGGGACTGTCACAAGAAACTGGTCACAGACAATCGCCGACATTACAGTGAATGGAGTAAATGGATTAGACACCGGGACTATGACTTCCAATTCATGGTATGAGATTTATGCGATACGAAATCCTACCAGTAACACTCAGGCCCTTCTATTTCATAAAGCGTTAGATAGAAAGCCCTGGATCACGGCTAATGATTTCTTTACTTTTTCTGTGGCGCAACCGGTAGGGAGGGCGACTAACGGATTTGATACGGTGTTAAAGGCATCCCAACAGTTTATTCCCCCCATTACAGGAAATGTGACAAGCATTGAAATGTCAGTCAATCGTACCGCGAATGGCCCGTCGGGAAATTGCTGGGTCACGATTGAAGCACAGGATGCACAGGGTAATGCTAGTGGGGTGGCTCTTGCAACAAGCAGTTATAGGTTTGCTCAGGATTTACCGATAGAGACAAACGCTGGACGATTACGATTTGTTTTTGATCCACCCACTCAAGTTGTGGCGGGTAATGGTTACTGTATGGTATACAACACAGATTATTCGTTGTCGGCCGATCGGTACACACAATTATACGGCATCGCCACGAATACGTACCCAGACGGAAATGCTAAGATATTCAGCGCGAACACAAATACGTGGCGTCCAATCACTGGCACTATCATAAGTGATTTTAATTTCCGTGTGTTTATAGAAGCCAATAATACCCCACTGGTGATGCCAAGTGGATATACACAAAAATGCTTACTGAGTTATGTCTCGACTGGTCATGGAATGTGGTTTCGTGAGTATAGCCAGAGAAATCGAAAAATGTCCATGTTGCACCATTGGAATTGGAGGTTTATTGATTTCAATAGCGGCGCGGCGTATGAGCCATACCTGCAACCACATCTAATCCCTTCGGGTACTACATTCACGATAGATGCTTCATTTGGAGTGCCCCCGACTCCTTGTATGGTGCAACTTGCACATATCACCAGTGCAGATAGTTTCCTTCATCGCTTTGCTGATATTCATGCTCCTGCAATAACAGGAAACGTGGTTACCGCAGGGGGGAGTATCGTTGAAGCGGATGGGGCGATCTATGCGAATAGCCCACAGGGGTCCGGCATCTATCATAACAATCCCCTACTTGTTGAAGAACAAGCATTTTTGTATTACGTCACGTCTTTTTCATTTGCGTTACTGATGCCTGCAACCATAGAGTTTTAATATGCCATTTATTTGGACCAATCAACCACAACTTCCGTCACCACCACAAATCGAAACCCCCGGCCCTCTAGAGGTTTCGACCCTTGTGGATAAGGTTGCCAACACTGCGAATGCTGGCGACACACTACTCTATTACACTCCAAATACACAATACAACGTGGTGCATGTTATTCCCCAAATGAATGTTCGTACAACCAGATTAACAAATGCCAACGTTGGTCACCTCACGGTCAATGCGTCTATCAATATCGAACACACCTATATCAACACCGCAGTATTTGGTAGTGTGACTGCAAACGTACTCTACCTTGAAGTGGGCACGATGGGGCGCGCTCCAAATTCAAATAATGAAATAGCCACAAAAGAATATCTCGATTCTCTTGTATCCAACATTACTCCTGGTGGGAGCGATCTTCAAAACCTTATCGATGCTGCGGGAGATTTACTTGTGGGGGTTTCCCCCAATACCGCGGTACGGTTACCTGTAGGGAACAGTGGACAAGTCTTGTCTGTTGATTTTTCTGAAACGTCTGGGTTGCGTTGGAAAACTATTGGTTCAACTGGTAGTGAAGTGTTTTCGGGGCTGTGGTTACAAACTCACCAGAAGCGTTACCTTCAAAATACACAAATATGGCTACGACATTGTGCGGATGTGGTTTACACTGATGGGAGTCATGGACGCGGGTTAAGTAACTTGGTCTGTGATATCACTGTCTCCGGGGTAGGTGGACTTGATACTGGCGTCGAACGTAACTCCCAGTGGTATGAGATTTATATGATCCGAGACACAGCGAACAGCGCCAATGCGTTATTGTTACACCAATCCACCAATATTGTCAATGAGGCCTCATTAACTACCGTAACAGACTTTTCACGAATATTGAGAGGGGCCACCGATCCAAATGATCTTTTAGGACAATCATTTGTGTCAGCCAACGGAGGACTGATACATTCTGTTGAACTTGAATTTTCTTCTGTTGGATCGCCTAATGGTTTACTGTGGGTAGAAATAAGGGATGATAGTGGGCAGGGTGGAGGATTTCCTGGTAACACTATTGTAACCAGTCGTGTATTCGATACAACAAGAATTCTTTCTGAGAATTCTAGAATTCGATTTATCTTTGATACCGATGCGGCATTGCTAGCGAATATCTCATATCATATAGTCTTGACCGCGGACTACACACGAAGCGATTCAAACTATATACAACTAAGGGGGCTCGCTGCTGGTGGCTATCCTTCTGGAAAAGCAATAGAGCATCATTTTAATGATGGAGTGTGGTTCAACTGCTCGGATGTATCCGGGCCTGGTGATTTTTATTTCAAGGTATTCATTCAAAATATTCCTGCAACAAATATTGTTCTTCCTAGTTCATATGACGTATATTGTCTGTTGGGATATGTCTACAACAATAGCGCGGGGAATTTTAAGCATTTTATTCAACGTGACCGTCACCTCTTAGCATTTATATCGCAGGATTGGAGAGGATATACAACCGCAACTGGTGCAATTGAGGCAGCAGATTTGTCGACCGTGCTACCCCCAAGAGATGGAATGGCACTTGTTGAGGTGATGTATCGATCCCCCGCGGCACTACATATTCCTATCGGTGGAATCGATTGCACAGATATGCCCGTCACTCTTATCACAAAGAATGGTTATACCACAGCGAACACCCACGGACTTTTTGGTCCTGCAAGTGGTGGGGCAGGATTATACAAATACGCTCCCATTATCATAGAGAATCAAACAATGCTCGTTCGTTCCAATGTGCCCAACTGTAATGTGTATGTAACAGATTTTGCTTTTTAGGTGACTTATGGCTTTTATTTGGAATAATACTCCAAAAACACCTGCTCCGAATATCCCTATTCCCGTTCCCCCTTCTGAAATCAGTTACAAGGTGGGTGCAGTGGCGAATAGTGTGGACTACGGTGGAGAAGTGCGTTACAACACCGCCAACAAATCCTATGATGTGGTGTATGAATTTCCAACACTGAATGTTGGGGATGTGAATATCGATAACCTGATATTTGATACTGCCGACGTTCAGACCCTTCGAGCGAACATTGCGGCGGCTAACACCGTCACACTCAATACCGCGAATATCTCCAATGCGAATGTTCTTGTTGGTGTTATCATCGGCAATGCCATCTCAAATTCTAGTGTAGTCACAAAAGAATATGTGGATAATGCTATTGCAGCGATTTCTGGTGGATCTGGATTTGATACCACCGCGAATATCTTTTTGCAAAAAGGAGATTTGTTAGTCGGAATCAGTCAAAACACCGCTCTACGTTTACCCGCAGGTAGCAATGGACAAGTCTTGACAGTGAATACCGCTGCCTCATTAAAAGTCTCTTGGATGGATTCTCCGATCTCACAGGAAACCCTTGGGTTGTCCATTGGGAGCCACTGGCACCCATATAAAAAGACCACCACGATTCTATTGAAGAACGCCAATGCGATTGTTATGGAAAATGGCGATCATGTGAGTGGGTGGAGTAACTTAACAGCAAATATCACAACCAGTGGTGCCGGTGGGCTCGATAGCGTAAGTGGTTTAGCCGCCAACACATGGTATTCGGTATATGCGATTTACAATCCAGATACCGGAAACAAAGCGTTACTCCTTCACCAACTTGAAACCCGGGTCATAGATCAGAACTGGCCAATTGCCATCGATACAGAAGTCGCTTTTCTTGGGTTTAATGCCACAAACGCCACCAATCCATTTACAAGATACGTTACAAAACTTTCTCAAAGTTTTGTTCCTACAGTCACAGCCCCCGTGTATGGTGTAGAAGTGAGAATGGGTTGCCAATTGATAGACGCTGGGAACTGTTGGATCACTCTAGAACATGATGATGGGTTTGGAAATGCTAGCGGATCAGTGGTTGCCACAAGCAGAGTCATATCAACCTTGGAGAGAGGGCCCGTGGGTACAAGCCCAGGTACATGGAATACCCTCTTTCTATTTGATACCCTCACTACACTTGGATCAGGTGGTCGTTATCATTTTGTGGTCAATACCGATCGTCTACCCGCGGTGACACTCGATGCAAATGCTATTACAATTGAAGGGAACACGGCGCCGACCACTAACATACTCCAGAGAAATTTTATGGCATCCGTTGGTTATAATGCGTTTCCAGGAAATGATATTTATTCAGGCTATGGAGATTGCCGATCTTGGAATGCTGTCAGCCAAAGTTGGTGGACCACCTCTAATACTGGAACGGGGTTTGCAGAACCAACGGATTTGTATTTTAAGATTTGGCATATCTTTAACAGAAACAACGTGGTGTTGCCCGCTGGCTATACACAAAAGGCACTCATTGGATATGCGTGTACTAATGTGAACAGTCGCCTAAAGGAATACAAACAAGTTGATCGTACTATGTGTACAGGGTATAGCGACGATTGGTGGGGTTGGACAAGTTCCGCCTCCCCTCAAGGTAATGAGCTTGTTCTCTTGTCACATGTAATTCCTCCGGTCACTTGTTCGGTGCAATTACTCACACAACAAGCGCCTACTGGATTCCAGGGTCCAGGATGTTTTACGCCTGCGATCACCTCAACCACGGCTTTTAATATCCCTATGTTTTCTGCAAGAGGAGTTGTTAATTATCAATCTAGAGGTAGTGAAATTTTTGTTTCTCAACCAGTGGAGGTGTTGGATTATCAACGAATTCTAGCATACCAGATCGATACCTCCACAAAAATGTATATTGCAAGCATCACCTTCTAGAACACATAAATACACCTGAAATCCCAAAACTTCAAACGAGGTGTATTGTGGCTGGATACGTTCCCCTTGAAATCGAGCAATATTCTAACTTTTCCCGTATCATTACCATTAAAGACAGCGCCGGGGTCGCTCAGAATCTATCTGGGTACTCAGCGAACACTTTAATGAAGAAGTCGTTTTATTCTTCCCAGTCAAACACAATCACCACCACAATCAGCGATGCGTCAAATGGAGAAATTACACTCTCCATGACCTCAGCGAACAGTTCTGGTCTCACGCCTGGACGCTACTGGTATGATTTGACCACCACGACCCCGGGTGGTATTGTACAACGTGTTATCGAGGGTATTGTGGTCGTGAGCCCAGGGGTTACGCACTAATGCCGATTAGAGACGTGCCTGATATTGTTGTAACAGTAAAGGGGGACAGGGGAGTTATAATCTCTTCTATCAGTCCCGATGCCGCACGTACTATTCAGTTATCAGGGTCTTCCTCGACTGTTACAGCAAATGCAGACCTTATTGTTGTACGAAATCAACCTCAGCGTCAAAAGACAAGCTAGGAGATAGTTACACGTGGCAAGTCCTAACATCACAGTACAAGTTAAAGGTGGCATCACCAAAGTTGTTACCGCAGATAAGCTCCAGGTATCTGGCGCCCCGGCGTCCAATTCGTTTGGTGTGGTCGCGGTAGTTGGGCAAAATAATGTCGTCGCCCATATCGCTTCAGATACGCTTGAAGTGAAGTCTGGTTCCGGAATCCTTGTCACTACAGATAGTCCTAATAACGCCGTAACTATTTCTGCAACTGGTGGTGCGGCATTCGATCAGTTTGCCCGCGATCATGCGAATGCAGCATTTGACCAGGCGAATGGCGCGTTCGATCAAGCGAATAATGCTACACTCACTGCCCAGGAGGCGTTCGATCAAGCCAACACAGTCTACGATACCGTCAATACAACCATTCTAGTTACACAATCTTCCTACGATCACGCGAATGGGGCATTTGATAAAGCCAACGGAGCAATCTTTACGGCCGCGCAGATTCGTGCCAATCTTTCCAACACGGCGCCAATCAACTACGATTCAGCCACAGGTACAATCAGTCACGCGGATTCCAGTGTCACACCTACGACCTATGGCAATACGACCTTTGTTCCAACCATCACAGTCGATGCAAAGGGGCATGTCACGTCTATTACCAACACCGCGATTGCACTTCCACCAAGCTTCGATCAGTTTGCACGAGACACCGCGAATGGTGCATTTTTAGAAGCTAACGCGGCATACAATCAAGCGAACACTGCAAATGTTACGGCCCAAGCTGCATTCAACAAAGCAAATGCTGCCAACGTATTAGCGAACACTGCAAACACAACTGCGCAAGCCTCGTTTGACAAAGCCAACAGTGCAGGAATTACAGCACAGGCAGGTTTCGATAAAGCTAATTCAGTAAATGTTACGGCGCAGGGAGCATTCGATAAAGCAAACGCGGCCAATGTCTTAGCGAATACCGCAAACACCACAGCACAGGCAGCGTTTGATACAGCGAATGGCGCCTACAGCGAAGCAAACACAGTACTCATTATAGCTCAGGCCGCATACGATCAAGCAAACGATGCGGGGGGAATCGCTGTTACCGCGCTTATCGTAGGACATGCGGCGTTTGACAAAGCGAACACCGCCAATGTCACTGGGCAATCTGCCTTTGATAAAGCGAATGGTGCAGCACAACTTTCCTTTGTCACGGTTAATGTAGCAGGACAGAGTGATGTAGTTGCCGACTCGAATTCTGATACATTGGTTATCGTAGCTGGGACGGGTATTGTTATCACCACCGATTCACCAAACGACACGATCACCTTTGCGGCGACCGGTGGTTCGGCAATCGATCAATTCTCTAGGGATCATGCTAACGGCGCCTTCGATAAGGCGAATGGAGCAGCACAGAATTCATTTGTCACCTTTAACGTCGCCGGTCAGAATGATATCGTAGCAGATTCTAATACGGACACTCTTCAACTTATCGCTGGCACGGGAATGGTCATTACGACTGATTCAACGAATGCTACAATCACCTTTGCGGCGACTGGTGGGTCAGCCGTCGATCAGTTTGCGCGAGACCAAGCCAATGCGGCATTCAATCAGGCAAATACCGCGAACACAACAGGGCAATCTGCCTTTAACAAAGCGAACGCAGCAAACGTTCTTGCGAATACGGCCAATACAACTGCCCAGGCTTCGTTTGATAAAGCCAATAACGCAGGAGTAGTGGCCTCTTCCGCATACAATCAAGCGAATCTAGCCACCAGCAACGCGGACGCAGCATTTGCCAGAGCGAACGTGGCTAACGTACTTGCGAATACTGCCAACACGACTGCACAAGCGGCGTTTGATAAAGCCAATACAGATGCGGTTATTGTAACTTCGGCTTACAATCAAGCCAACATAGCAACTAGCAATGCAGATGCGGCATTTGCTGAGGCGAACGCTGCCTATGCGAACGCAAATACCGCAATCTACACGGCGGCACAAATCCGTGCGAACGTTTCCAATACCACACCGATCAACTATGATCCGGCAACTGGTGTTATCAGTCACGCGGATTCTGGTGTAGTAGCCACGACCTATGGCAACACGACTTTTGTTCCTGTTATCACAGTGGACGCGCAGGGCCACGTCACGGCGATTACGAATACGGCAATCGCGCTCCCACCAAGCACGGATGAATTTGCACGGGCGACTGCCAATGCTGCCTACAACCAAGCTAATGTTGCAACCACGAATGCAGATGCAGCCTTTACCAAGGCGAATGGTTCTGCGCAACTCTCGTTTGTCACGGTCAATGTGGCTGGGCAAAGCGATATTGTAGCAGATTCAAATTCAGATACTCTAATCCTTGTTGCCGGATCAGGTATCTCTATTAGCACAGATTCCCCAAATGATATAATCACGATTACCGCAACGGGGGGATCGGCATTTGACCAGTTCGCCCGCGATCAGGCCAATGGTGCGTTTGATAAAGCTAACGTTGCAACGACCAATGCAGATGCAGCCTTTCTAGAAGCCAACGCAGCATTTAGTAAAGCCACTATAGCAACGACCAATGCAGATGCAGCGTTCGCGCAAGCCAATTCTGCATTCAACAAGGCCAGTATAGCAACGACTAATGCAGATGCGGCCTTTTTAGAAGCTAATGCTGCCTACGCCAATGCGAACACCGCGATTTATACCGCTGGTCAGATTCGTGCGAATCTCAGCAATACGGCTCCAATCAATTACGATCCTACAACTGGAGTTATCAGTCACGCCCTATCAGGAGTCGCAGCATCCGGATACGGAGATGCCGCGACAGTTCCAAAGGTTGTCGTAGACGATAAGGGGCATGTCACCAGTGTCACCAACACTACCATTGCCATTGACACCTCACAAATCACCTCTGGTACTTTAGCTGTTGGTCATGGAGGCACTGGACAAACCGCAGCCTCTATTGTTAATGGAGCAGTTCTCATTGGGAACACAGTCTCAGGCGGCTATGATCTGAATACATTAGTTCAGGGCACTGGCATTGTTATCACGAACGACAAGGGATCGATCACTATTGCTGCTACTGGCGGCGCTGCCGCCGATCAGTTTGCACGAGACCAGGCAAATGCAGCATTCAACCAAGCCAACGTAGCAACGACTAATGCAGATGCGGCCTTTTTAGAAGCTAATGCAGCATTTACTCAAGCGAGTATTGCCACGACAAATGCAGATGCCGCCTTCGCACAAGCCAACAGTGCATTTAGCAAAGCCAGCATAGCAACCACGAATGCCGACGCAGCGTTTACAGAAGCCAACGCGGCATTTAACAAAGCTAGCATTGCAACGACCAATGCTGATGCGGCTTTCGCGCAAGCCAATGCTGCATATGCGAATGCCAATACAGCGATTTATACTGCCGCGCAAATCCGAGCCAATCTCAGTAATACGGCTCCGATCAACTACGATCCAGCAACAGGTATCATAAGTCATGCGGTATCTGGCGTTACGCCTGGATCATATGGAGACGCTGCCACCGTAGCGAAGGTTGTAGTGGATTCTGATGGGCATGTTACCTCTGTGGTGAATACTGCGATTGCTATTGATACTTCACAGATAGCAAGTGGTACACTCTCAACGGGCCGCGGAGGCACTGGCCAAACCGCAGCCTCTATTGTCAACGGTGCATTGCTTATCGGGAATACAGTCTCAGGTGGATATGACCTGAACACTATCACTCAGGGTACAGGTATTCTTGTAACAAACGATAAAGGAACGATCACTATTGCCGCGGCGGCTTCTGGTAGTGGTAATGCCTTTGGGGTAGTGAATGTTTCAACACCTGGGCAAAGCAACATCGTCGCCTCGGGTGCCACGACTTTGATTTTGGTACCGGGCACGGGTATCATGATGACCACGGATGCTACCTCGAATGCCATCACGATCACGTCGGCCGGATCTGTACCATTTCCAAAGAGTGTGGATATTCTCTTCCCAACAACAGGGGATGAAATTACTTTCTTCTATACCAATACTGCTATCACCTTCTCTCGTGTAGTGTCTGTGGTCAAGGGATCGGCACCCAATGTCGTATTCTCCTTGAGCTATGCGAACACACGAGCCCCTGGAACAGTTGGTACAGCAATCACAGGGCAGGTCGTATGTTCTAACACCACAAACGGAGTCTACACTACCGCATTCACTAATGCCACCGTCCCAGCAAACAACTATGTCTTTTTGGATATCGTATCGTCCGTAGGTAATGAAACAGAATTCCATGTGACAATGGAAATTGCGACAGTGAGTACCTCATTCGTCGATCAATATGCACGAGACAAAGCCAATGGTTCAGTGCAAACTGGATTTGTCACAGTCAATGTGGCCGGTCAATTAGATGTGGTGGCTGATTCTAACACTGATATCCTAACATTGGTGGCTGGTAGTGGAATCAACATTACAACTGATGCCCCAAACGATACAATTACTTTGGCAACCACAACCACTCTGGCAACTCCGGTTAATACAACATCTGGCACATCCATTGATTTCACAGGAATTCCAGCAGGAACCAAGAAAATCTTCGTGATGTTCTCCAATGTTTCAACAAATAGCACTTCATCACTTATCCTTCAAATTGGAGATAGCGGAGGGATTAGGAACACAGGGTATGCCAGTATCGGTACAACCATAATCAATGGTGCGGTTCCTGGGGTCTTAGCATACACCACGGGCTTCGGCCTGATGGGAACCACATCGACTACCGATGCTGCTCATTGGAATGGTACTGTTATGCTAACATTACTGGATGCCTCTGCCTTTACGTGGACCGCTAGCGGCACTATTTGTCGCACCGATGTAGCCACAACTGGTATATGCACAGGCGCAAAATCACTCCCTGCAACGTTAGACCGATTGCGTATCACAACGGTCTTGGGCACCCAGGCATTTGATGCTGGATCAATCAATATCATATATGAATAATTGTGTGCATCCCGTAATAAATAGAGGACTATGTTAATTCAATCACTCACAACCGATACCATTACTCTCATTACAGACGTGACCTGTAACGTGGATGTAATGACGTGTTACATTGATCGAAACCAATCCAACGGAACAGTTGGTATGGCGGATCGAACACTCACGTCTATTGCCACCGCAGCGACCACCACCATTGTTGGGGCCCCAGGTGCCAGCACTACACGAAATATCAAAATGATGAGTATACGCAACACGAATGCGTTCAACTCTGTCTTTGCTACGATCCAATACAATGCGAACGGAACCGTGTATCAGATGCACACCGCACGGTTATTGGCGGGCGAGTCAATAGAGTATACAGAGGAAATAGGATTTTTCAAGTTAATTGATTCCAGCCGCTTAGATCGTGTGTTTGTTGCGAACGTCGATTCCACGTTTGCCACAGCGGCCACGTTCGCCGATATCACGGGATTGCAATGCCCAATGTTATCGGGGGTCACATATGGATTTTTGGCATGTGTCTATCATATAGGAAACGCCACGACCACCGGGGCACAGTTTGGTGTGAAAATGAACGGTGGCACTCCTACGAATCTCAGGGCATCTATCGTGGACCCCGTGCTTGGAAGTACCTCAGCAGCGGTCTGGTCAGCAGGTTCAACGTCGGCAAATGACGTAGCGATGACCTTACAAACCACAGGCGCTGCCACCCTCGTTATGGGTATCATCTCAGGGTATGTTACCCCTTCGGCTGATGGCACCTTCTCTCTTCGAGCGACTTCGGAAGTCACAGTCGCCGCTGGATTGGTTGTGAAGGCTGGTTCATGGTTACGTGTGTTCAGGCAAACAGGATAGGAACATTATGATCTTTCAAACACTCACTACTGATACCATTTCTCTTATCACCGATGTTGCGTGTAGCGTCGATGTTGTGGCATCCTTTATCGACCGCAGTCAAAGTACCGGATTAGCTGGCCTGGCGGATAAGCAATTAACCAACGTAACGACGGCGGCGACCACGACCATCGTGAGTGGCCCAGCTTCTTCCACCACCCGTAACCTGAAAGCCCTAAGTGTACTCAATACGAATACCTTTTCTAACGTGGCGGTGACAGTCCAATTAAGTGCGAACGGAACACTTTTTGAATTACACAAACAAACCCTCAATCCACAAGAATGTCTTAGATACACAGAGGGATATGGGTTCACCTCGGTTCGAGACTCCATCCGTTTGGAACGAACCTTCATTATGACCGCCAATTCTGTCCATACAAATACATCACCCTTTACCAATGTGGGTAATTTGTCATGCGCTCTCAAGGGAAATGTGATTTATGGATACATGGCATGTTTGCATCATATCAGTAACGCCACGACCACGGGGGCACGTTTCGCTATTGGGTATACGGGATCTGGAAATTTTATAGTGGGATTGATCGATACGGTGACAGGGAACCCCACCGCGTCCATCCATTCAACGAACACTCAGAACAATCCGAACACAGCCATTTCATTACAAACTACCGGATGCGCTAATATCCAAATGGGCATACTCTGTGGAACTTTCGCTCCATTGTCTGATGGGACCCTTTCAATCAGAGCGACACCATCCGTCAATAACGCCGCTGGGTTGACTGTGGTGGCTGGTTCATGGCTCAAGGTGTTTCGACGCACAGCGGAGGGGTAATTGTGTTAATTCTTACCAACACAACTGACAGTATTTCTATTATCACGTCACAGGCTTGTCAGTTGCATATCCAGGCGTTTTTCAATGATCGAAACCAAAGCACAGGATTGGTAGGCCTCACAAGCAAAGAGCAACATAATATCAGCACGGCGGCGACCACCACGATAGTAGCAAGTCCTGCGGCGACCACCACTCGTAATATCAAGTCGATTGACATACGAAATGCCAACACGACGATAGACGTGGATGTTACCATTCAGTATAACGCAAATGGAACACTCTATCAGATACATGCCGAACGATTATATGGAAACCAAATGCTCCAGTTTGTCGAAGGAAAGGGGTTTTCAAAAATTGGGGATCTACCTTTCTACGCGGTTGGGTTCGCAGATAACATTATCACAACCACACAAACAAATGCAGGTGGGGCAGCATCACAAGCCATTGGAGGTTTGGTTCATGTCATAAAGTCAACTCCGGTGCATAGAACGTTTGCATCATTCGCTGTGCCTTTTTATAGGAGCGTCATTAACACGACGGGCTCACAATTCGCGCTCAGACAAGAGAAGTTCTCGCAAGACTTTATCATATCGGGGGGCCTCGCTACTGCCGAAAATAGCCCGACGGGTTCCACAAAAACAGCAGGGGTTTCCTCTGGTGGATCTCTTCCCATAATTGCTCAGACGGTTAATCCCGCAACCAGTGGCATCACCATTGGTCTATTCTCGGCGCCTCTAGTCGTATCGTGGTCAGGAAGTTTTCAAATCAACGAGAAGCAAGTCACTTGGTACTTCGGGCAGTGGTCTAGTGTGGCAGCTTCGGGATGCGATATCATCGACGGTTGGCACATGGTCTTTGAACACACGGGGTAATGTATGTCTTTAGGAGAAGGATGGTTTGATACAGAAGTTATAGCGAATTCTTCTTTTGACGTGGAGGCCACGCAAGGGGGATGGTGGGATCAAGAGTTTGTCTCTGCAACAGAGAATGTGCCAAACACAGCAAAACGTAGAGTTATTATTATCGCATAAATACACATAGAGGGTACAATGGCAACACCGACAACCAGAAAAGAATTTATTGATTACTGTAAGCGCCGACTTGGGCATCCAGTGATTGAAATTAACGTGGACGACGATCAGGTGGATGATCGTATTGACGATGCTTTAGAGTTTTGGTCTGACTATCACTTTGATGGTACAGAAAAGCTCTACCTCAAGCATATAATTACACAAGCCGATCATGACAGACGTTATCTGATTATTCCAGAGCGTATCATTGGCGTGACAGGAATCATGGATCTTGACGGTTCCGCCTCTAGTGTGAACATGTTCGATTTGCGTTATCAATTGCGCTTGCACGATCTCTATGACTTCACCAGTGTCAGTTACGTGCCATATACCATCACGATGCAGCACTTGCGCACGATGCAGCTTCTTTTCTCAGGCACACCACAGACTCGATTCCAGCGTCATAAGAATCGACTCATGCTCGATATTAACTGGGAACAAGATGGTCTAGTTGGTACGTATGTCATTATTGAGTGTTACGGAACAATCAATCCAGAACGTATCACAATCCCAGGTACGTTCAGTGTTGGTGTAGGATCTAGCGAAGTGATTGGTACCGCAGTCGATGGGCAAGTCAACAAAGACGATGAAATTATCATCACGACCAGCACAGGCGACGTATCTACCATTGTCACCAAAGTCAACTCAAACGTATCATTTAATGTCGCGTATTCATTTGCGAATACAGAAACAGGTCTCTCCGCATTCACACCGGGCAATTCAGATGTTTGGAATGACCGTGTGCTCAAGAATCTTGGTACGGCATATATCAAGAGACAATGGGGAGAGAATTTGAAGAAGTTCGGAAATATTATGATGCCAGGCGGAGTCGTACTTAACGGACAGATCATATTCGACGAAGCCACAGCAGAGATTAAAGAAATGAAAGATGAATTTGTATCATGGAATACACTACAGAGTGATTTCTTAGTTGGCTAAGGAGGTATTATGGTCACTGTGACAGAAGCAGCCGCGAAGAAAATTAAAGAGTTTTTGAAAGATGATCCAGACGCAATCGGATTACGTGTCTATGTGAAGGGTGGTGGTTGTTCAGGATATAGCTACGGCATGAAGCTTGAACCCACTCAAACCGAAGATGATACAGTCATTGTGAAAGATGATATCAAGGTGTTCATCGATCCACAAAGTATACCCCTCATAGCTGGTGCTGAAGTTGATTATGTTGAATCTCTTCAGGGATCTGGATTTGCGATTAAGAACCCTCAAGCAAAGACCACATGTGGGTGTGGCAGTTCCTTCTCATAATGGAACTGATAAGCTGGTTATTATGGGCAATCGTCGAAACGGCGAACCCGAATGTGAATGCAATCCTTCTGGTAGAAGAATTCTTACAGCGTGATAGCTGCATAAAGATTGCGAAGAGTCTATCAGAAATGAGTAGTGAAGATATGAATATTCAGCCAGGATCCCCGATCACGGGAATTACCCTGGCCTGTATTCCAGTCACAACAAGGACAAACGATGCCAACGAACCTGTACTTCAACCACTTCCCAGAAAAAATAACCAGCGAACAACTACTGGTTGAAGACCTGGTTATCGAAGCGTTGAAGATTTACTCCATGGACGTATTCTACTTGCCTCGTGAATCACGGGACAAGATCGATAGACTCATGGGTGAAGAGCAATTAAAGAGCTACGGCTCAGCATACACCATTGAAGTTTATGTAGAGAACGTCTCCGGTATGGAAGGCGAAGGAGACATTATCAGTAAGTTCGGTCTTGAAATACGTGATGAAATGACGGTCTTAGTCAGTCGCCGCCGATTTATCTTCACTGTGCCGCTTCCACGACCACGTGAGGGGGATATCATCTACATGCCATTGGTGCAGAACTTCTTTGAAATCACCTTTGTAGAGCATGAAAACAGTCAAGCAATGTTCTATACATTAGGCAGGGGGCGTGGCGGGAACGTTTATGTCTACGCACTACGCTTGAAGCAATATGTGTTCTCCAACGAACAAATCCAGACAGGTATCGACGAAGTGGACAGTCAAATTCTCGAATCATACCAGCTTACCAATCTTGTGTTGACTTCTGGTACTGGAGCGTTCGACGTAGCAAATAATGAACTTGTTTATCAGGGAAGCAGCTTAGCCACCGCGAATGCGTTTGGGACTGCACATACATGGGATAGCGGTAACACAACACTCAGCATTGCATTAGTCAATGGCATCTTCTCTAACACAGCAAATGTTGTGGGTGCGAACAGCGGAGCGCAATGGATCATGGCAAGTTTGGATAGCGATACACCATTGGATACACAGTTTGAAGACCTTTCAGATAACAAGACGATTGAGACTGAATCTAACGATGTACTCGATTTCAGTGAATCAAACCCATTTGGTGAGCCATAATGCTTGGGCATCGACCATACTACCACAGAACAATTAGAAAGTACGTCACGATCTTTGGTGCCCTGTTCAATGATGTGTTCTATGTCAGAGAAACACAAGCAGGCGCAAAGAAAGAGAGACAGAAGGTTCCTATTGCCTACGGCCCAAAAGAGAAATGGGTGACCAGGATCTATTCTGACCCGAATCTTACGAAGTCTGTGGCGACTACGGTACCTCGTATGTCATTTGAAATGACTAGTTTGACCTATGATGAATCACGTAAACAACAGTCTACGATTCGTCACCGATCAAACAATCCATTAAGCGCCAGCACGCCACAATCACAATATGTTGGGGTGCCATACAACTTTGATTTTTCACTCAGCATTTATGTGAGAAACATCGAAGATGGATTACAGATCGTCGAACAGATTCTTCCATTCTTCTTGCCAGATTACACCCTTACAGCACAAGTCAGTCAAGAAGTGGATATCACAAAAGACATTCCTATTATCCTCAAGAGTGTGGAAGAGAAGATCGATTTTGAAGGAGCTTTCTCTGACGGTACCCGTATGGTGACCTGGGATCTTCAATTCACATTGAAGGGATATTTGTTTGGACCAGTTAGTAACTCAGCAATCATCATGGGTATTCAGACAGGTAACACAATCACAGGCGGAGTGTTCACAAATATCTATGAAGATGTGAATAGCAAAACATTACAGAAAGTGATTATGACTTCCGGCAGCGGGATCTTCAAAGAGGATGAAGTTGTTCGAGAACCCAACCGCGATCTTGTGGGTAAAGTATTCTCATGGACCCCTAGCACGAACACTGCATACTTTAACAGCATGACAGGTGTTCTCAGAGCGAACGACGAAGTGTGGGGACTGGAAAGTGGTGCACATTGGGTAGTACAGAGTGTTGAGGTCACCAATCAGAAAGATGCGCAGATACACATTTATCAGAATCCAATCACAGCAAACCAATATTCAGACTATGGATATTCAACAGTCATAACTGAATTCCCAGACACTTTATAGGTGAAACGTGAAATTGAATCAAATTCTTGACCTAGATGTAACAGTGCCTTCAGCGTCGAATACCGGTAATGCCACGACCACTGTGGCGATTATGGTGCCTGTGAACCTCGTCCCAGATGTGAGCGGAAGCGCGAACAACACGATTGAACAGGACGCTGCCGAGACACGAAAGAATGTCCGCACACTCATTGCTCAAGGTACACAAGCTGTTACAGAGTTGTTGGCACTTGCCCGCGATCTCAAAACACCACGCGCCTATGAAGTCGCAAGTAACATGCTGAAAACCATGTCGGATCTCAGTCAGGATCTTCTAGTCGTTCGACAACAAGAGAAGACACTTGAAGAGACAGCAGACACAGGTGATATCACGATTCAACAAGCTGTGTTTGTGGGGTCGACGGCCGACCTAGCTGAGTTAGTGAAACTGAAGAGGGCTGAGAGAAAAAATGCAAACACCATCACGGTCAAAGCCGAAAGCGTCACAGACGTTCAAGGTACGACCAGTCTCCAAGAAATTCTACCTCACTAATCCTAGGCTGAAGGCCGCAGGGGTTCAGGTACAATTCTCACAAGATCAAGTAAACGAATGGGTGAGGTGTTCACAGGACCCCGTCTACTTCGTCACAACCTATTGTAAAATCGTCCACGTAGATCGTGGTATCATTGCATTCGATCTCTTTGACTTCCAGAAAGAGATTATCGAAACCTATTTCTGTGAACGTAAAGTTATTGTTAAACTTCCTCGACAGATGGGTAAGACCACCACGACTGCCGCGTTCTTCTTATGGTACATTCTCTTTAACGACAACAAGGTCTGTGCGATCCTCGCTAACAAGGCACCTATCTCTCAAGAAATCTTGGGTCGTATTAAAATGATGTACGAACACTTGCCCCTCTGGCTTCAGCAGGGGGTAGTTGAGTGGAACAAACGTTCGATCACTGTTGAAAACGGATCACGTATTCTCGCTGCCGCAACCAGTTCAAGTGCGATTCGAGGATTCTCCTTGTCTCTGGTGTTCATGGACGAATTTGCGCACGTACCAAACAACATTGCAGAAGAATTCTTCACCTCCATCTATCCAACGATTACCTCTGGTAAGGAAACAAAGATCCTTATTGCAAGTACACCAAACGGCTTGAACCACTACTACAAGTTCTGGACTGAAGCGGAAAGCAAGAGTAACGACTTCGTTCCCCTCTATTACAAGTGGGATAAGATGCCAGGACGCGATCAGGCCTGGGCAGATGAACAGTTACGCGCTTTGAAGGAAATGAAGTATCGCCAGGAAGTGTTGTGTGAATTCTTGGGATCAAGTGACACACTTATCTCAGGAAGCAAACTCTCAACGATGGCGATTAAGCAACCAATCGTGTCAGAAGAGGGATGGCAAGTCTACGAACACCCACAAGAGGGCCACACCTATATCATTTGCGTCGATCCCGCCCGTGGTATCAATCGGGATGCTTCAGCATATTGGGTCATTGACGTGACACAGATTCCATATCGTGGAGTCGCCAAGTACCACAGTCATACAATTGCCCCGATGATCTTCCCAAATCTTATCTTTAACGCAGCCGTGAAATACAACCATGCGTTCGTGCTGGTTGAAATCAACGATAACGGACAACAGATCGTTGATATGCTGCACTATGATCTAGAATATGAAAACATCTTCAAGCTTGAATCATCCCAAAAGGGAGGATCGAAGATTGCCGCAGGTTACAAGAAATCTATGCGCTTGGGTCTTCGTATGACCGAATCTGTCAAACGTATCGGTTGTTTGAACCTCAAGACGTTGATTGAACAGGATAAGCTCTTAATTGAAGACTTTGACACCATTTCAGAGTTTTCGACGTTCACCCAGCAACTCCAGACATTCAAAGCCGAAGAAGATCACTATGACGATTTGGTCATGTGTCTTGTCAGCTTTTCGTGGTTAGTGACTCAGAAGTACTTCCGAGAAGCCCAGGGGCGTAAGGTAGATATCCGAAAATCGCTCGAAACAGACCAGACGGCGCTGGTCGAGGACGATATCGTTCCGTTTGGGGTTATCGATACCGGTCTGGAAGATCCTATAAGTTTCGAGGACGGGGAGCTTTGGATACAAACTCGCAGCATGGATCCCGAGGAATTACAGCAGGCCATGAAGCGTTACGTTGAACGAGCACATGGTATTTAGGAATCACTAGAAGTATAAATAGACTTACGAAACCAGATTTTCGACAAATTATGACTTCCACTGTAGCACACTAATCCTATGTAAGGAGATAACCATGGCATTCCAGCTTAGCCCGGGCGTAAATGTTTCTGAAATTGATGCCACAACCATCGTTCCTACCGTTTCGACAACGACAGGCGCGGCAGTTGGGCAATTCAATTGGGGTCCTGTTGAGACTCGCCAACTTATCGACACAGAAGTAAAGCTGGTCACCTGGTTCGGTAAGCCAGACTCCAACACATTCGTTGCATTCTTCTCAGCGGCAAACTTCCTTGCCTATGGCAATCAGCTACGTGTCACCCGTGCAGCAAACTCTGCCACGAAGAACGCGGTGGCAAACAATGCTACAGGCGCAGCATTACAGATCAAGAACGAAACCCTCTATGAAGCCAACTACTACGCAGGAGAAGGCGACTTCGGTTCCTTCGCGGCTCGCTACCCAGGCGCTCTTGGTAACAACTTGAAAGTGTCTGTTTGCGGTAGCTCGAATGTATTTGCTAGCAACGCTTCATTACAAACTGGCGCAACAGCGAACACAGGTAATGCAGGAGACTTAGTAATCAACACAACCGGTAACTCTGCTCCAGTCGTTCGCACAGGTGATTATGTGAAGGTTGGTACCAACCCTTACGTCCAAGTCGCTTCTGCAAACGCGACCGCGATTGTCATTGCCAGTGCATTGACTGTAGCGATCACAGGTCCTACATCGATCCTTCGCAAGTGGGAGTATGCCGATCAGTTCGACAGTGCTCCAGGCACCTCTGACTACGCAGCCGGCCACAACGGGGTGAACGATGAATTACATGTTATCGTCCTCGACGAAGACGGCGGAATCAGCGGAACAGTCGGTCAGGTTCTTGAGAAGTACCCATTTGTGTCAAAAGCATCCGATGCGAAGAGCAATGATGGATCAAGCATCTACTACCCAACCGTACTCTTCAACAAGTCGCGCTATATCTACTGGGGCGATCATGATGCCAACGGTACAAACTGGGGCAACACAGTCACCGGAACGACCTTTACTGATGTAACACAAGCACAGCGATTGAGTTTGGCGGGTGGTACAGATCAGACAGTCACAGACGGAGACTTGCAGAATGCCTGGGCTCTATACATTAACGCAGAAGTTGTGGACGTATCACTCTTAGTCTTGGGTGAAGCCGATGCAACAGTGCAGACTTATGTTCTCAATAACGTGGCCGAAGTGCGTAAGGATTGCGTAGCGTTCTTGTCACCAGCAAGAGCCAACGTGGTTAACAACATTGGATTTGAAGCGGATGCTGTTGTGACCTATCGCAACTCACTCCCATCATCCAGCTACGCTGAAATCGATTGTAACTGGAAGTACCAGTATGATAAGTACAATGACACCTATCGTTACTTGCCATTGAACGGAGATATCGCAGGACTCTGTGTTCGCACAGATACGACCCGTGATGCTTGGTTCTCGCCAGCAGGTTACGACAGAGGGCAGATCAAGAACGTTGTCAAGCTTGCTTGGAACCCAACACTTGCAGAGCGCGACACTCTCTACAAGAACGGTATCAACCCTGTGGTCACATTCCCAGGCGATGGTACGGTCCTTTACGGAGACAAGACAATGCAGAGCAAGCCAAGCGCATTCGACAGAATCAACGTGCGCAGACTCTTTATCGTCTTGGAAAAGGCAATCGCCCGTGCTTCAAAGTTCAGCTTGTTTGAATTCAACGATGAATTCACCAGAGCACAGTTTGTGGCAATGGTTGAGCCATTCCTTCGTGATGTGCAGGGCCGCAGAGGTATCTTTGACTACCGCGTGGTAGCAGACACAACCAACAACACACCTGATGTGATTGATGCCAACAGCTTCGTAGGAGACATTTACGTTAAGCCAGCACGTTCGATCAACTTCATTCAATTGAACTTTGTGGCAGTGAGAACGGGTGTGAGCTTCGATGAAATCGTAGGGAAGTTCTAAACCGTCGTCATAAATAACGATATCAAGAACAGAGGAGACGCACATGCCATTCAATTCGTATGAATTTAGAGCACAGATGCAAGGAGACGGCGCTAGACCAAATCTCTTTGAAGTTCAATTAGTGTTCCCTACGTTTATCAATCCAGGTAACGCAAATCGCAAATTGACCTTCATGGCGAAGACCGCTTCATTGCCAGGTTCGACTATCGGTCACGTACCGGTATTCTACTTTGGTCGTGAAACGAAGCTTGCAGGCAACCGTACATTCCCAGAATGGACGTTGTCCATCTTGAACGATGAAGACTTTGCAATAAAGAACGCATTCGAGAAGTGGATGAACGGTATGAATCGTCATGTCAGCAACGTGCGCGATCTTTGGGCTGGTAACTCACTTGGATACTCAACACAAGCAACAGTCAAGCAATTCTCCAAGACCGGTGGTGTGTTGAAGACGTATACCTTCGAGGGTATGTTCCCAGTTGACCTCAGTCAAATCGACCTTGATTGGGGATCGAACGACACGATTGAAGAATTCAGCGTGACACTCGCCTATCAGTACTACACCGCTGTAGCCAAAGATAACACCGTTATCGCATAAATGGAATGGGGGTACCTTCGGGGCCCCCGTTTTCGTGAATTCATAATGCTCAACCCAAAAAAGAAGGTGGGAATATAATGGCCTGGAATCTTTTTGGCTATCATCTCGGTAAGACTCCTGATGTTACAAAAGTTGAAAAACCTTCAGTACAGAACCTCGTCATTCCGCAAGCGCAGATTGATGACGGTGCAATCACTATTACACAAGGCGCCTACTACGGCACCTATGTGGACCTCGAAGGTTCGGTTCGTAACGAACTCGAACTAATCACCCGCTACCGTGAAATGGCCCTTCACCCAGAGTGTTCAGAAGCGATTGAAGAAATCGTAACTGAATCTGTCACGCAAGACGATGATGGTGAAGTGGTTGAAATCAACCTCGACAAACTACAAGTACAAGCCACGATCAAGAAAAGCATCCAAGCTGGGTTCGATAAGATCAAGAACATGCTCAGTTTTCAAGACTTAGGTGAAGACTTGTTTAAGCGTTGGTATGTCGATGGTCGTTTGTATTTTCAAGTAGTCGTGGATAAAGAAGATCCAAAGAAGGGTGTTCAAGAACTTCGCTACATCGATCCGCGCAAGATCCGCAAAGTACGAGAAATCATGAAAGAGCGCGACCCTAAGAGCGGGATTGAAGTTATCAAAGCAGTTAGTGAATACTACGTATATAATGACAGAGGATTAACAGCGCAATCATACACAGCAAGCGTGAACCAGGGCACCAGAATCTCACCAGACAGTATCGTTTTCGTGCCGTCTGGCCTGCTTGACGCCAAATCTACGATGGTTATTGGTTGGTTGCATAAAGCGATCAAGCCTTTGAACCAGCTTCGCATGATCGAAGACGCTATCGTTATCTACCGACTCTCCCGTGCGCCAGAACGTCGCATATTCTACATCGACGTGGGCACCCTCCCAAAGATGAAAGCTGAACAGTACTTGAAAGACGTAATGTCCAAGTACCGTAATAAGCTGGTCTATGATGCAAACACTGGTGAACTCAGAGACGAACGCAAGCACTTATCAATGCTTGAAGACTTCTGGCTCCCACGGCGCGAAGGTAGCAAGGGAACAGAAATCACAACATTACCTGGTGGTGAAAACCTAGGCAAGATGGAAGACGTGGAGTACTTCCAGAAGAAGCTCTATAAGTCATTGAACGTGCCAATCGGTCGTCTTGATACACAGTCTGCCGGTGGTGGTCTTGTCGGTCTTGGCCGAGTCGCTGAAATCACCCGCGATGAAGTCAAGTTCAATAAGTTCATTCACAGACTCCGTAATAAATTTGCTCGCCTATTCGACGAAGCTCTCAAGCAACATATGGTTCTTACAGGCGTATGTTCACTTGAAGAGTGGGAAACGTTCCGTGAGAATATCGCTTACGACTTCAAGAGTGATAACAACTTTGCCGAACTGAGGGATGCTGAACTCGAACGTGAACGCTTAACGTTACTTCCAATGATTCTTCCTTATGTTGGGATCTATTACTCGAACACCTGGGTCAAGCGTCATATCTTGCACCAGTCTGATGATCTCATTAAAGAGATGGCAGATGAAATCGACGAAGAAACAGAGCGTGGAGAACTTCCATTACCTCCTCCACCAGGATCTGAAGTGCCAGGACAACCGGGTCAGCCAGGTGCACCAGGCGGCGGCGGAGCAGGCATGCCTCCAGCCGCTCCAGTCAACAATGTAGCTGATGCGCAAGAGCAACCAAATGAGTCATTGACGCCTGGATTAGACAAATCGGTTGAGAAGAATCTGTTCCCAAAGAGCGGTCGCTAAACGCATAAATAGTACCGAACAGTTGTCTTTATACGGAGAAAAGCTATGCAAATTACCGAAGTGCATATCAGCACAAGACATTTTGAATTTGCGCATGGTAAAAAGCCCAGAGGCACAGGATCATGGGCCTTCGGTACACACCCTAATCAACCTGTAGATAAGTTATTCTGGCACAATGGTCCTTATGGTGAGGCCGCAAAGGCTGCCAAAGAACACGCCAAGAAGAACGGTCATGGAGAAATGCACGTCATGTCTGAATCAAAAGAAGACGATATCAGAGATAGATCCTTAAAAGTCAAACGAGAGTTGGATGCCGCAGCGCGTTCAAAAGTTGCAAAGAAAACCTTAGACGCGGCCGCAGCCGCAAAGAAGGCAAAAATGATGAAGGAAGATTTTGCTCCAATCGGTGATGTGATTACATTGGTGGCCAACGATCAGCGTTCTGAAGCGACCTCAATTGTCAATGACCTTTTGAGTGCCCGAGTACTCGACGCACTCCAGGGGCATAAGCAAGACATTGCCAAGTCGTTGTTTGCACCAGGCACAGAAGCCTTGCAAGAAGAGACTGAACAACTTGACGAAAAGAATTGGATTGCAGGCGCCGTAAAGAACAAGGGTGGATTGCATCGTGCGTTAGGTGTCAAGGAAGGCGATAAGATTCCTGAAAGCAAGATCGACGCCGCAGCACACAAAAAGGGTAAGGTTGGTAAAGAAGCTCGCTTGGCAAAGACGCTCAAGGGATTCCACAAGTAATTCAATGAAAGAATTTACAGACCTACGCAAGCAATTGTATGAAGGGGTGGAGGACTTGGCGGAGCATATTGCAATCGCCACTAGTTCTATGCCTCCCAACATTCTGATTCTTCGTAGGAAGACTGTACGACAGTTCCCAAATCATACGATGGTTGCCTTGTATTACAATGATAAGCTCGACCAATATTTCAGCATTCCTTATGGCGGTGATGCTAGCGCAGTGGTCACTCCAGTCTCATTGAGAGAAGAAGAACAGCTTCAAGAAGTTTCTGATAAGGTGGCTACCTCAGCATTCTATGCCCGTCTTGGTCGTTCTAAGTATGCGTCCAAGAAAGGTGACCGCGTTACGGCCGATAAGCACATGACAAAAGCTATGCAGACGCATGAGCGCATTAAGAAAAAGCATTTGGAAGAAGACATAGAAGAACTCGACGAAGCCGGCTATCGTACAAATCCAAAACGTGCCGCATGGATGTCCGAATTTGAAACTCATGTAGTCAAGCAGGCGCCTGAACACACTGGGAAGATCGATTGGGATTCCGCGCACCATATGCACTTTTCTGGCAAGGGCGCAAAAGAATCAGCAGACCAGTATGTAAAGAGCCGACACCAGTTACCTGAATCAGTCGAACACAACGCGATTGATACACTACGATCAATCAGAGACTTTCACGCGATTAAGCATATCAAACATGACGATGGAACAAAGACGCATGTAGACCCAACGACTGCCCATGCACTCTTAACGGTTCATGATGCGTTGAAGCCAGAGCACCAAACAAAGTTTGCAGAGCATTTGAAAGCCTCAAAGCCAAAGTTTAACAAGATGCTTGATTTTACATGGAAGTCGGTGCACTAATGCACCCGATTACAGCAATCGTGACCGGGGAAGGCGCGATAGCTAAAAAGATTATTTCTGAAGCGTTAAATAGTATTGTGTTAGAGAAGATTGCCATACTACGAAAGATCATGTCGAATCGAGTACATGGAACGCTTGCAGAAGCAAACAGAATGCGCCAGGGTCGTACAGTTTTAATTCGTCGCCGCATTCGTAAAGGGAAGTTACAGCGTAACATTCGACGATCCGCCGTCAAGGGATTCACATTGCGCCACGGTAAGATTACTCGTATCCCAGTGGCCAGACGTGTGCATATGAGAATCGTGCAGAGGAGAGCCGCACGTAAACGTAAGGCACATATGCAGCAGACACTCCGTAAGAGAAAATTGAGTCTTAGAAAACGCAAAGCATATGGAATCAAGTAAGGAGCACCATGTCATACGAACTTCTCAATAAACTTCGTGGGCCATCGACAATCAAGTTAGTTGATAGCACAACCGTATCAATTAACTTGTCACAATTGTCCGTCACTGTCTCAGGCAACACTCAGGTCGAAAACGTGTACTCTGCGGCAATCACCTCTATGAAATGGTCGTTGCACCCAACAACAGGATCGTTGCAAATTTCACGACAGAATGCAGGCAGCGCAGCAAACGTGGTGGCGAACGTATTTCAGACAGGATCTTGGAAACACGATGAAGTCAACATTGCAAACTCTGCAACCGGTAATATTATTTTCACGATGGTAGGTCCTGGTAGTGCGTTCATCACTCTTTCAAAGGTCGCCGATTACAACGTAAGTACACAATTCTAAGGACACCATGAAACTAATAAGAGAAAGCGTCGAACAAGTCAAGGTGCTCACAGAATCCGATAAGATTTCGGGTAAGAAGCATTACTACATTGAAGGTATCTTCATGCAGTCTGACCGCCCGAATAAGAATCGCCGTCAATACCAGTTTGAATCACTCAATAAAGAAGCAGACCGGTATCGTTCTGTGTATATCGATAAGAGCCGCGCATTTGGCGAACTTGGTCATCCTGACTCTCCAACGATTAACTTGGAACGAGTTAGTCATATGATTAAGGAACTTCGTCCAGATGGCAAAGATTTCTACGGCAAAGCGAAGATTCTAGAAACTCCATACGGCAAAATCGTGCAAAGTCTTCTTGATGAAGGTGCGATGATTGCAGTCAGCACCCGCGGATTGGGTTCATTGGTCAAGGGTTCAGACGGTATTGATATCGTACAAGACGATTATCAGTTGGCTACAGCGGCCGACATTGTAGCAGACCCTTCTGCCCCTGATGCTTTTGTGCATGGCATCATGGAAGGCAAGGAGTGGATGTGCGTTGAGGGTAGATATGTGGAATGCGACATTGAACGCGCAAAAAAGGTCATCGAAGCGGCCCCAGGTCGTCGATTACAAGAAGTTGCCGTTCGCCTATTCTCAGAGTTTATGAGAAAACTGTAATACGGTACTCAAAATACCGTGTTTTATAAATAACAATTACTTGTGTAGCCTAAGGAGAACCTCATGAAAAATGCGTTGTTAGAAGCTGCCGCTGAAATCTTAAAAGCTAGCCATTCGAGTGCACCAAAAGAAGAAATGCACAAGATGGCCGGTGAAGTTGAAGACCTCGGTGGAGATACTCCACAAGAGCACAGCGATAAGAAACTTGACGTACATGCCAAGGAAGCAACTCCTCCAGGCAAGCAACCAGATTCGAGCACAAAAGCCGCAATGCCAACCGTCGCAGGAAAGCCAGGCGAGGCCATCGATCCAACAGAGGCTGGTGAAAAGACAGCAGAAGAGTTGGAAAGAGAACGTCGCATTAACGCCGGGTTGGAAGCAGGCGATTTGAAAGAGGGTAAGGTAGTCAGTGATGAAACATGGAAGAAGAATCTCAAAGAAGACGTTGCCGCAATCTTGGCGTCTGAATCAGGACTCTCACAAGAGTTTTCAGCCAAAGTCGGTACCATCTACGAAGCCCGCGTTACCGATAAAGTTCAGAGCATTCAGGAACAGTTAGAGAAATCTTACGAGACGAAGTTTGCCGCTGCCGTTATCGAAGTCCGCGACAGCTTGACCGAGCAAGTCAATGACTATCTCGATTATGTTGTTGAAGAGTGGATGAAGCAGAACGAATTGGCAATCGAAAAGGGTCTCCGCTCGGAGTTGACCGAAGAGTTTATTACATCACTTCGCAACGTATTCTTGGAACACTATATCGACATTCCTGCCGAGAAGGTCAGCATCGTTGACGAACTCGCAACGAAGGTCGAAGAGTTGACCACTTCATTGAATGAAGAAGTTGCCAAGGGTGTTGAACTCAAGAAGCAACTCGGCGAATCGAAGAAGTCAGAAATTCTCAACAGCGTATGTGATGGATTGACACAGACGCAAGTTGAAAAAGTTCGTACACTCGCAGAGAGTGTCGAATTCACCGCAGAAGGTGATTACAAGGGTAAGGTTTCAACAATCCGAGAGAACTACTTCCCAGTGTCTACAGGTAAAAAGATCGACGCGAAAGTGTTGACCGAAGCATCTGAACCATTGGCGGAAGAGAAGCCAGCAATTGTTGATGCAGGCGTGGCAAGTGTCGCTGCCTCACTCAGCAAAATTATGAAGTAATCACCAATACCAAAGAACGAAGGAGCATACACATGTTTTTATCAGAGAATCTAGAGAAAAAGTGGGCAGCAGTGCTTGACCACGAATCCCTCCCAAAGATCACCGACAAGTATCGTCGCGCGGTCACTGCGATTGTTCTTGAGAACCAAGAAACCGCATTGAAGAGCGAAGCGAGAATGTTGAACGAATCTGCCCCAACCAACTCCACAGGTGGTGGGTTGACAGGTGGATCCGCCGCAGCAGGTCCAATGGCTGGTTATGATCCAATTCTTATCAGCTTGGTCCGTCGTTCCCTTCCAAACTTGATTGCATACGACGTATGCGGAGTGCAGCCAATGACCGGTCCAACAGGATTGATCTTCGCAATGCGTTCCAATTATGCCAATGCGACAGCGGGCCGCTTGGATGAATCCTTCTACAACGAAGCCAACACTGGTTGGTCTGGTAACTTGGTTGCACAAACTGCAATCAGCTTGGCAGCAGATACTTCCCTCGGTTCCCAGAACGTGTTTGCTAGCACCATGACAACAGGTGGTGGTATCAACACAGTCACAGCAGAAGGTTTGGGTTCAGGTGGTGGTATTCCTCCATTCCAGGAAATGGGCTTCAGCATTGAAAAAGTCACGGTTACTGCAAAGACCCGTGCTTTGAAGGCTGAATACTCACTCGAACTCGCTCAGGATTTGAAGGCAATCCACGGTTTGGATGCTGAGACAGAATTGTCCAACATTCTTTCCGCAGAAGTGCTTTCTGAAATCAACCGCGAAGTCATCCGCACAATCTACACGGTTGCGAAGGTTGGCTGCCAGGTTGGTACAACGACACCAGGTACTTTCGACCTTGACACCGACTCAAACGGTCGTTGGATGGTTGAAAAGATCAAGGGTCTTGTATTCCAGATCGAGCGTGAAGCCAACGTCATTGCAAAGCAAACCCGTCGCGGTAAGGGTAACGTGGTCATCTGCTCTTCAGATGTGGCCTCGGCATTCGCACTCGCCGGCGTGCTTGACTATGCAGGAGCGTTGAAGGACAATGTGAACTTGAGTGTGGACGACACAGGTAACACCTACGCAGGTACCTTGCTCGGACGCTACAAGGTCTACATTGACCCTTACTTCCCAGCAGCCCAGTCAGCAGAATTCGCAGTTGTGGGTTACAAGGGTACGAACGCATTTGATGCGGGACTCTTCTACTGCCCATACGTTCCTCTCCAGATGGTTCGTGCTATTGACACGAACACCTTCCAGCCAAAGATCGGCTTCAAGACCCGATACGGTTTGGTTGCGAACCCATTCGCAGAAGGTCTCGTACAGGGTCTTGGTGCATTGAACGCAAAGGCGAACATGTACTACAGAGCATTGAAGATTTCCAACATTGCATAAGCAATTTGGGACTTGAATCTCTCAAACACAGGGGTGCTTCCGTAAGGGGCACCCCTTTTGTTTTATCCGAGGACCTATGCAAATCAGTCTATATCTTCGCACGACAGAGACAGGACACCTGCACTGGTGCCCGGCCTGTGATTGGGCCCATGGCATCCCATATACTTGGAAGTTCGACGGAAATGTAGATAGCCCAACATTTGATCCCAGTGTCAAAATTCAATGGTGGGATCGTAAACTTCAAGGTATCAGAAACTACGAATGTTGTCACTACAATCTAATCGCTGGTAAGTTAATCTTTCACGAAGATTGCACACATGCAATGCGTAACAGTACTGTCCCCCTTCCATTACTCCCAAAACATCTGCTTGACAACCCCTCATAAATAGAGTACAATGACCCACTGGAGAACCTATGTCAGTAATTGTCTGGGCGCTCTTCTTCGTACTCACAAGCCCGGTAACGGGTCTTGACCGCACCACCCTTCTCAATAAATACGAATCTGAAGAACAATGTGAGAAGAGCAAAGTGAAGGTCACGGAAGGCATGGAAGCCACGTATCCCAATGATACGTCTTTCAAACTTGTCTGCCGGGATATTACACCAAGTCGGTATACAAGCTATCATGAACTGTTACTCACATGGGCAGATGAACAGCGCCCAGGTGAACGTTATACGATCTCGGTACGCAGAGTTGCAGAATTCTATACACCAGAAAACGATGGCGCGATTGCCATAGGTGTCACGATCAGATATAAAGATGGCAAACAAGACTATATGGTCATGTTCAGTGGCGGTGATGTAGTCAAAGTTCTCGGTGCAGTCGAAATGCAATTTGCTGATGAAGAAGATGAAGATAATGAAGGAGAAGGAGTATTCTCCGGTAAGGATCAAGCGTGAAAGTGATTAACTTGTTTGCGGGCCCGGGTTGCGGAAAGTCAACGACAGCAGCAGGCCTGTTTTTCTTAATGAAGCATGAAGGGTATCGTGTTGAATTAGTTACGGAATATGCCAAAGATATTACCTGGGCAGATCGTTGTAAAGAACTCAATGACCAACTCTACATTACTGCCAAACAGAACCATCGACAGTTCTTGCTTCGTGATAAAGTAGACTATTGCATCACTGATAGCCCACTGTTGATTTGTTTGGTCTATGCACGAATGATGCCAAGTAGCTTTGCTCCACTCGTGAAAGATTTGTTTCAAGAATACGACAATCTGGCAGTCACACTGAAGCGCGTCAAGCCATATGTTGTGTTTGGTCGCACACAAACAGAAGAGCAAGCACGAGAACTCGACCGTCAAATAGGACACCTTGTAGATTCATGTGTCTCCCCCGATAAGATCATGGAGACTGATGGAGATTTCAGGGCCGCAGAGAATATATTTACCTGGATCAAGGAGCGAGAATGAGTATTCCATCGGTGCCGCATACCCCGCAAAATCCCAATGTCTTGCATCCAAATAAGTTCGTGGTCAGCTTTGCTGCTCTACCTGATGTAGAATACTGGTGTCAATCAGTAAACGTCCCAGGCCTTACTTTGGGAGAAGCTATACGAGCCACGCCATTCATTGACCTCTATTCACCAGGTGACAAGCTCATTATTAACCCATTCGCTATCACATTCACAGTAGATGAAGACTTACTTGGGTGGCTTGAAGTTTACAAATGGATGCGAGGTATTACATTCCCAAAAGAATTCAGCGAATACGCAAATCTCGACAAGCGATTCGCCGCATGGAAGACACCTATGCCACAATTCTCAGATGCCACATTGGTCATTCTTGACTCAAAACAGAACGCAAGAATTCGCGTCAAGTTCCACAATTGTTTCCCTACCAGTCTGACGGATCTTCTCTTGTCAGCAACAAGCTCTCCAGAAAGTCCAGTTACCGCCGATGCAGTCTTCCGATTCGATTTGTATGAAATCGAGCGGCTAAGACCTTGACTTTTAAGATAAAATCTGATATACTGCTTCTATGATACTTGACACCAAAAATCCATCCAGTGAGCAAGTGGATGCACTACTCGCTGAATGGGCGACAGATGCGAAAATGGACCGTATAGAAATCTCTTCTGAACTCAAGAAGATCGGTTCACTACACTCTAAATACCTCACGATTCTATCTGCCCATCGTCGCGCTCTCAAGGAGAAGGAGCGAATCTATCACAAACTCTACAGAGTCAAGTATGAGTATTATACAGGCCGCCTGGACCAAGACACACTCAAGAAAAATAACTGGCAGCCATTCCCCTATACATTGAAGTCTGATATCTCGACATATATGAACAGTGACCCAGACATTCTTAATGCGAAACGGGTTCTAGGCATTCACGAAGAAGTGCTTGAAATCTGTCAGATGATCTTGAAAGAACTCGGATCGCGCACGTTCCAACTCAAAGATATCAGTCAGTGGGAACGATTTATAGCTGGCGTACATTGATGTTTGGCAAATCTCTCGATGAAATCTTAGGATCCCAAGTAAGATTAACAGATAAAGATAAGAATAAGTTTTTATCTGATTGTGGCACTCCGATTTCTAGTGTAGAAGCAAAAAGAAGAAATTTAGTCATAGTCGAATGCCCCAAGTGCCATGTGTCTGGTAATGAACCGAACATGCGCCGATGGCACTTCGATAGATGCGCCCAGCCTTTACTCAATTGCAAACAATGTACAACAGTCATAAAGAGACAAGGAATTAAACCTTGGCTCTATAAGCAGAAAAAATACTGTAGCAAGAAGTGCTTCCAGGAAAGCAGCAGAGGGGTTAAAAGATCCCCATTATCAGAAGAAACTAAAAAGAGAATAAGTATAGCCAAAAGAAGGTAATTGCAGGTGTTCATTAGCACTATTTTTGTCTCAAAAAAAGATGAATCATTCATACAAATCAGCGCAGAAGACTCCGTTGGATATGAACTATCGGAGTACTTCTCTTTCTACGCGCCTGGCTATCAGTACACCCCTCTCTTCAAAAACGGCATGTGGGATGGTAAGGTACGTTTGTACAACCGTCGCTACAACACTCTTCCAGCAGGCCTCATAGGATATCTACAGAAGTTCGCTGCCGATCGCCAGTATAACATTACCATCGACGATGCTGTTCTTATTACCACTAACTTCTCAATCGCTGAAGCGGATGCTTTTGCAAAAAGTTTAAGTCTTCCACACATTCCACACGATCACCAGATTGAAGCATTTGCGAAGAGCATTCGTAATCGTCGAATTTTGGTGGTCAGCCCTACAGGATCTGGCAAGTCACTCTTGATGTATATGATTGTTCGGTATCTGCAATTGAGTTATAAACGCGGCTTGGTGATCGTTCCTACCACGTCATTAGTCGAACAACTATTTACAGACTTTATCTCCTATGGATGGAACTCAAACAAATATGTTCACAGAATGTACGCTGGCAAGTCAAAGAAGATTGAGCATTTCTTAACGATCTCGACATGGCAGACATTGCATCTACAAGACCCAGAATACTTGAAGCAGTTCGACTTTGTACTTGGTGATGAAGCACATAACTTCAAAGCAAAGTCATTGACGGATATCATGGGTGGTCTCACCAATGCAGCGGTTAGAGTGGGTACGACCGGCACACTTGACGGTACCAAGGTGCATAAACTTGTACTTGAAGGTCACTTCGGACCTGTGTTCCAAGCCGCAACAACACGACAACTTATGGATGAAGGGAAGCTGGCGGATCTGAAGATCAAGTGCTTGATTCTGAAATATCCGGAAGAGACCTGTAAGAGTTTGAAGAAATCAACCTATGCCGAAGAGTATGAAGCTGTGATTCTCTCTGAATCACGCAAGAAGTTCATCCGCAATCTTGTCTTGTCACTCAAGGGGAATACGCTGATTCTGTTTCAGCTAGTGCGGAAGCACGGCGGACCGATGTACGACGATATTGTGGCACACACCAAAGACCGTAACATCTTTTTCGTGCATGGTGGCGTTGATACGATGGACCGTGAAGACGTTCGACGAATCACTGAAGAAAGCACTGATGCTGTGATTGTGGCATCATATGGAACATTCAGCACAGGCACGAATATCAAGAACATCGACAATGTAATTCTTGGTGCTCCATCGAAAGCGAGAATCAGAAACCTGCAATCAATCGGGCGAGGATTGAGAAAAACAGATACCAAAAATTCAGTCATGTTGTTTGATATCGTCGATGATCTACGAGTTGGTAAACATGTCAACTTCTTATTGAAGCATTTTGTCGAACGTGCCAACATCTATAACGAAGAAAAGTTTCCATTCAAGCAATACATGATAGACCTCAAATGAAAATGACCAAAGAAGAGGTGGCGTCTTACCATGCCAACTATTACCGCAACAACAAAGATAAATGGAAGCCCAACACAAGAACCAGTGCAGTAAGAAGAGCGGACGGTCAAAAACTAAAAAATCTAGTGTTCAGTCATTATGGAACAGTTTGTCAATGTTGTGGAGAATCTAGATTGGTGTTCTTAGCTTTGGACCACATTCATAACAATGGAAAAGAAGACAGAAAAATTACTGGGCTGGGACAAAATCTCTATCGATGGCTGAAACTTAATAATTACCCAGACGGGTATCAAGTGTTATGTCATAATTGTAATTGGGCAAAAAGAGATGGAATATGTCCCCACAAGATAGAGAATGTCATTGATCTAAAAGGATAGTTGTGCTATAATTACTTTCAGTGAAACCTCTCACAAGAAAGATGGACATGGTTGAATCCAAAGCTGATAACGACATAGCAATGGTGATGCTTGAGAACAGAGATGTAATTCTAACTGAGGTACAATCAGAAGATACGACAGGACCGATAGGACAAACACGCATTCATATATTCATCACACCAGCTTTAGTCATTGCGCAGCGCGGCCTGCATGGAAGTTTGGGACTACAACTTACCCCGTGGCTCCCATATGAAATCATGTCTGGCTCACACATTGAATACAGAAAAGATAAGATTATCGGCATATTACAACCCAATCCCCATCTTGTGACATATTACAAATCGTGGGCGAAGATCGAACGAGACAAACAGGTAGAGTTTGGTAAAGACTTTGCCAGTCAGATCGGAGAACTTCAAGAGTACCACGATCAGAAATATGCACGAACAAAACAAATGCACCAAGAGGAGAATGCTGCATCGCCTGTACCAAATCAGCACTCCGCACTGACACCGATTATCTATCAAATGTTCGACGAGGACAAGGATTGGGGAGACTCAGGCACGACCCATTAAGGAGATTCATGGCCCAGGCTCATTATGTCAATAATCAAGATTTATTGAAAGCACTCATTGAACACAGACAAGCACTGAAAGAAGCAAAAAAGACCAAGCAAACTCCACCTGAATTGAGTGAGTATCTTGGTACCTGTTTTCTCAAGATCGCCGAGCATCTTTCGCGCAAACCGAACTTCATGTCCTACACGTTTCGTGAGGATATGATTTCCGACGCGGTAGAGAACTGTATTCAGTATGTCAACAACTTCAATCCAGCGAAGTCCAAGAACCCCTTCGCCTACTTCACCCAAATCATCTACTTCGCTTTTCTGAGACGAATCAGCAAAGAGAAGAAACAACTTTACGTTAAATACAAAGCGACTGAACAGCTTGGTATCTTACAGAACACTGAAATGCACGACCTCGATGGGATAGGTCAAGGAGGCGGTAAAGCGTTCCAAGTATATGAAAACATTACAGAATTCATTCAAACGTTCGAGCAGGGGCGTAAAAACAAGAAACGTACCAAGAAGTCAACGAAGACAGCAACGCGCGGAACACTTAAATTTATAGGTGACTAATGTCCAAAGGTAAATTTCAACCGCAACCACAACGTTCTCAGATCGATCAACTCGAACAGAGAATGGAAAAGCTTGAGAAACGAATCGAAGCATTAGAACGACAGCAACAAAGCGACCACGGCAGACTCGGTCCAGCAGTCATGGGATCGGGCAAAGATAGTCCGTTCTTGGAAATGCAAGACCGCATTAAAGAACTCGAAGATCAGAATATCTTTGGTCTCAACCAACGAATAGGTTTTTAATGAAGCTGGCACTAATCAACGACACGCACGCCGGAGCGCGTAGTGATAACCCACAGGTGAATGAATATTTCTTTCGTTTCTGGAACGATATCTTCTTTCCTTCGCTCACCAAATATAATATCGACAAAATCATCCACTTGGGTGATGTAGTCGACCGTCGCAAGTTCATTAACTTCGCAATTTGGTATAAGTGGAAGAAGGATTTCTTTGATCGTATTCAGAACGAATTCAATCTTCCTATAGACATGCTCTGTGGTAACCACGACGTATACTATAGAAATACCAATGATGTGAATGCGTTAGATGAATTGCTGGGTAACTATCCCAACATTCGTATCTTCAAAGAAGCGCAAGACATGCAATATGGTAGCTTGAACGTCGCCTTAATCCCGTGGATTAACTCAGGCAACCTTGAGCGCAGCATGACCTATATTAACGAGACCAAGGCGCCTGTGATCTTCGGTCACTTAGAAATCTCAGGCTTTGAGATGGACAACGGCAACGTGTGCCTTACCGGTTTGACCAAAGATGTATTTGATCGATTCGACATGGTTCTGTCAGGTCACTTTCATCACCGATCAAGCGACGGATCAATCTTCTATCTCGGTAACCAATATGAAATGACATGGGCCGACTACAAGGACCCGCGCGGCTTCCATATCTTCGATACCGAAACAAGAGACTTGACTTATATCGAAAATCCATATAGACTGTTCCATAAGATTACTTACGATGATAGTCTCCAGAGCTTTGAATTCTGGAAGAATCATGCGTTCAAAAAGTACACAAGTTCGTATGTGAAAGTCGTAGTCGTTCGCAAGCAGAATCCTTATCTATTCGACACGTTCATGGACATGCTGTACAAGGCATCCCCTCTCGACGTGACTACAGTAGAAGATTACACAGAGACCGCACTAGATGCCGCACAAGGTGTAGTCAATCAGGCAGAAGATACCGTGACCATCATTCGCAAGTGCGTCGATGGCATGAAGATGCCTGGTGGTGTGGATCCAGAAAAGCTCAAAGGTATTCTGCAAGAGATTTATGTTGAAGCGGTAAATACGGAAACGGACGCGCAATAATGCTGCATTTCAAAAAGTTGAAGTGGAAGAACTTTCTTAGCACTGGGAACTACTGGTCAGAAATCGTATTCGACCGCAGCCAGAACACACTGGTTGTAGGAGAGAACGGTTCTGGTAAGAGCACAATGCTGGATGCTCTCTGCTTTGCTCTCTATAATACACCGTTTCGTAACGTCAACAAGGGAACTCTAGTCAACTCTATCAACCAACGCGATTGTTCGGTTGAAGCTGAATTCACTACCGATAACCATGAGTATCGAGTCGTTCGTGGAATCAAGCCTGATGTGTTTGAAATCTACAAGGACGGAGTCCTCGAGGACCAGACTCCTTCTGTGGACTATCAAGATCATCTAGAGAAGTTCATTCTTAAGCTGAACTATAAAAGCTTCACCCAGATCGTGATTCTTGGATCGGCTTCGTTCACTCCGTTCATGCAATTGAAAGCCAGTGATCGACGCGCCATCATTGAAGACTTGCTAGACATACAGATTTTCTCGTTGATGAACAAGATAGTCAAGACTAAGCTTTCAGAACTCTTGAACGGTAAGCTTTCAAATAAGCTCCTGATTGATGCCTGTGCAGATAAGATTACCATACAAGAACGATATATTGCTGAAGCGCAGCAGGATGTCCAGGCACGTATCTCAGAGCACAATGAAGAGCTACGAAAGAACATTGAAGAGATTACAAAACTCAATATGAATATCGCAGTCTCTAAACGTTCGCTCTCTGACATGAGCTCCAAGATTGCCGACAAAGCGAAAATTGAAGCGTCCTTAAGAAAAGTGACTCAATTGGAAGCTCAGATCGAAAACAACACAAGTAAACATAAAAAGAATATCAAGTTCTTTGAGACAGAAGATCAATGCCCAACCTGTACACAGGTGATCGATTCGACATTCAAGACAGCGCAAATCACAGGATTGACTGCTAAAGTATCTGAGTGTCAGACGGGTCTAACCCAACTTGAACAGAAAGCAATCACCTATCAAAAGCAGTTGAGTGATATCGCCGTTATTGAACAGGAGATGAATCTACATGAAGTGGGTATCTCTGGCTATGAAAATTCGATTGCGCAGATCGAACGATTCAACCAGGTCTTGACAAATAAACTGAACGAATTACAGAACAACCACCACTCGACAGTGCGTGAACAAGATCGACTCAAAGAACACCAAGACGAACTCGCCAAGCTCATTGCTGAGAAACAGGTGCTGATTAGCACCGAAGCGTATTATGAAGCGTCTAGCACTCTTCTAAAGGACACCGGGATCAAGACAAAGATCATTCGACAGTATTTGCCAATTATCAATACATTCTCGAATAAATACCTTGCCAGTATGGACTTCTTCGTGAACTTCAACCTGGACGAGACATTCAAGGAAACAATCAAGTCTCGATTCCGTGATGAATTCACATATCATTCGTTCTCAGAAGGACAGAAGCAACGCATTGACATGGCCCTGATGTTGACCTGGAGAGGAGTCGCTAAACTCAAGAACTCAGCAGACACCAATCTGTTAATCCTTGATGAAATATTCGATTCCAGTCTTGACAATGCGGGCGCCGAAGAACTGATGAAGATTCTGTATTCCCTTGAAGGCACAAATGTCTTCGTCATTAGCCACAGAGGAGACATTTTACAAGACAAATTCAGAACCGTCATTAAGTTCGAGACTCACCAAAACTTTTCACGTATTGCATCATAAAGGAGATTGCTATGAATGATCTGACCGTCAATCAGCCAACCGCACCGAAGAGCTTTTCATATAATACAGAAGCCCCTCCTACGATTGCACCTAAGCAGCCACCTAAGTTGCTTCCGTTGTATAATGAAAATAATCCCATGTTGGCACTCAAGCAGCCAGAGTTTGATGTAAAGAACCCACCAGTCAATATTATAGACTTTGCTAATCAGCTTCTCTACACCATGAGTCATTACGGTGGAGTAGGTCTTGCGGCACCACAATGCGGATTCCCTTTCCGTATGTTTGTCATGACGGGCGGGATCGTCTGTATCAACCCAGTGATCGTAGAACGATCAAAAGAAACAATATACACAAAGGAAGGGTGTCTCAGCTTCCCAGGTCTCTATTTGCCTGTGACCCGTCCCGAAACAGTCTTGATTCGCTACACCAACGAGTATGGAAAAGAAGTTGAAGTGCGATGGACAGGCGCCACGGCTCGATGTGCGCAACATGAGTACGATCATTTGGAAGGGAAAGTCTACACTTCACTAGTTGGTAACCTGACTCTTCAGATGGCGAAGAAGAAGCGACAGAAGCTTTTCAAGAAGATCCAACGCGCTGTAGAAATCAAGCAACGCAACCTTCGTATCGCTGGAAAAGATAAAGCATATGTCGCCAAGACAGTTGAAAATAGACCGGTAGAGATTGAAACACATAGGCAGGGATAATGAAAGACTGGCAACACGGTATTGAAATCGACTATCTCAAGGCGCAAGAACGATTCTATGAACCGTTCAACAAACATGCTTTGTCGGTCTTTGGTAAGTTCAAGAAAAACGACATTGCTGCCAAATTGTATGCTGGTGTGTGGAAGAGAATGCGCGACTGTGCTTATGTCGTAGAAGAAGCGAAGGTAGCTACCAAGATCAGTATGCACGGCAGCACGATCATCGGTCAGAAAGAAAAAGGAGATTTGACATTTTCTAAGCTTGTAGGTGATCTGATAGAGTTGACTTTTGCATTTCACGCATTACACTATAAAGAACGAAACTGTTTCATCGTCGCGTATGCTGGTCAAGAAGATATCTGTGCATTTGCCGAATACCAGGGATTCAGAAAGCTTGGTTATAAAGTTACTTCGTTTGCAGAGATTCTAGCAGTCTACTATCGTGATTCAGATTTAAGTCTCGCTCCACGCGATCATCCTAGAGCGTCTACTGCCGATCTTGTCGGCATGGCACAAGTCGGAATAGCGAATCATAAACTCCTATTAGCCATTCTAGGAAAACTTCAATCACTTGACCCTAAGTTCACGAACCACTATAGCAACTACAATGCGAAGAATGCGTGGTCCGCTCTTTCACTTCGTGGCTACTCAGCAGATCCGGGCTTCATTATCAAGCCCGCTGAGATGAATGATAAGTGGTTAGCTGAACACAAAACTGAGAACTACTTTCTACAAGATACACCTTTATATACCCAATTCCCCGAGGTCCGACAATTATTGTCGTTCTTAGATGGGGAAGTGCACCGGGTACGATTTATGCAATTAGCTCCTGGCGGGGGAGAGTTACAAAGACATACAGACCAGGTCGATCCTGATGCTGGCAACTCGTTAGGCGCCGTGGCTCGCTTGCACTTCCCTTTAGTCACAAATGAACGAGTGATCTTCAGTACATGGAATGAGTTTGACAAAGAAGAAAACTATCATTATGGATTCGGTGAAGTGTGGGTGATCGATACACGCAAACCACACAAAGCAGTCAACGGTGGCAAAGACAATCGTATACATCTTGTGGTTGATGTAGTTGTCACACCTAAGATTGAAAGGATAATTTGTGAAGGTACCTCAAGACGTATTGAATAAGATGTTTGAGACGGCAGACCTCTCAAAGGATGAACTCTATGATGCTTTGAGAAAGATGGGTGCCAAAGCGATCAAGCCCAAGTTCCGATTTGGTTGGTCTGAAGAAGTGCCTACGTGGTGCACTTGCTACTTTGTCTCTGAGTTTGCCTACTTCTATCTTGCACCGAAGGGAACGAAACCCTATTCAGTAAAAGTGCCTGGTGATCCTGGGACGCATAGATTCTTGATGTGGCCAGATTCCATCATTGTTGATTTAACAGCAGAACAATTCCCAGATTATGGACTGGTGAGAACAGCCTACTCAAAAGCTAGAGTTACAATGTTCATGCAAACAGGATGTGTCGGTCCATCACAGAGAGCGAAGGAGCTAGCCGGGATCCTTGGCTTTAATGAATCAGCCTGGTCAAAACCTTAAAGGAGAAGCTATGAAGCAGAATTACACACATATGATTTTGGTGCTCGACGAATCAGGTTCCATGGCATACACCGCGGCCGCGACACGAGAAGGCGTCAATGGATTGCTCGATACGCAGCAAGCGGTGCCTGGCGATCTCACGACAGCGTTGTATAAGTTCTCAAACTCAGTATCGGAAGTAGCGACCCTCTTGGCGCTCACGACAGACAACTATCGTCCAAGTGGTGGTACAGCATTGAATGATGCCGTATGCCAAGCGATTGACAAAGAAGGTGCGCGCCTTTCTGCATTGCCAGAAGAACAACGACCGGATAAGGTTGTGGTAGCGATTGTGACTGACGGATTTGAAAATGCGTCAATCAAATTCAAGAAAGCAGATGTGAAGGATCGTATCACCCGCCAAGAAGCACAGTACCAGTGGCAATTTGTATTCTTGGGTGCCAACATGGATGCGTTCGCTGAAGCAGAATCCTACGGCATCTTGAAAACGTCAGGTTATGCGTTCAATATGACAGCAGACAGCATTAAGACCTCTTATGATGTTACCTCGAAAGCGTTTGCTGATTACAGAGTGGGAACGAAAAAGACAGTCAACATGGCAGACGCCGCAAAGGACCTGGGTAAATAATATGTTTTACAAACCCCTCTCAGTTATGCCTGGTATGTTTGATTTTCTGCATGAATCGATTGCAGAGATAGAACATTCTGGATGGCAAGACCCAAACCCACCAATTCAAGTCATGGATCATGAGGGCTTCCTCGTGGTCCGTGATGACCTCCTCGGATACGGATCGAAAGCTCGATTCATCGATTATATGATTAAGACAGCACCACAACAGCAATTCGTATTCGGTGCCTGTCCTGCGACTGGTTACGCACAGATCAGTTTACCCGCCGTCGCTACTCGGTATAATAAGCAGGTGCATTTGTTCATGGCACAACGAAACATGAACAAACTTCACGACTATCAGAAGCTAGGAGCGGACTTAGGATCGATCTATCACTGGGTGCCTTCTGGTATGCTGAACGTAACCAAAGCCAGAGCAATGGAGTATGCCGCAGAAGATCCAATCAATCGCGTCTTATTACCTATCGGTCTTGAGAATCCCACAGTCATTGCCAGCATCGTCAAAGTGGCAAGAGACCAAATAGGATTCACACCAGATCATGTATGGACGGTTGGTTCTAGCGGTACGCTGAACAGAGGTCTGCAACTTGCCTGGCCGACTGCCGAAGTACATGTAGTCTCTGTGGGTCATAAAATGAGTGAACGAGAAATAGGCAGAGCAATCATACATACCGTTCCGTATAAGTTCGACAAGAAGCTGAAGCCAATCGATGCACCACCGTTCCCAAGTGCGCCGACATACGATGCAAAGGGATGGCGTCCGATGGTTGATTGGTATAAGACACATGAACGACCTGAGAAGGTTCTCTTCTGGAACGTCGCCGCATAATTCCTTGACATTTCAATTCACTTGTGGTATAATTCTCACTTATGCGTCTACTTGTCTGCGGCGACCGTGAATGGTCAGACTACATTATGATCGAACGTGAAATCAAAAATCTCAAGCCCGCCATCGTGATTGAAGGTGAAGCTAGAGGCGCAGACAGTCTTGCCCGCAAAGCTGCCGAAACTCTCGGCATTCCAGTTCTCCCCTTCCCCGCTGATTGGGACCAGTATGGTCGATCAGCGGGGCCCATTCGCAATCGCTTGATGTTAAGTAAAGGTATGCCTACACTTGTACTTGCGTTCCATGATAATCTAGCGAAGTCAAAAGGCACTCTTGATATGGTGAATGCTGCACGAAAGTACGGCGTAGAAGTGAGAGTGATTGGACATGGCTCAACCGTAACCTACCCCGCAACAGGAAGACTTGATCTATGAATTGGTTTTATGAAAAGAACAACGAACTCTTAGAGTCACCCGTCAACAAGACGTTTGAAGAACTCTTGTGGATGACGAAAGATGAATTCAGACAATGGGTGATTGATCTCCGCAAGACGGTGGTATACCTATGGGATGAGAAAGGCCAGCCACCTCGTGTTGGATATAACGAGAATGAAATTATCGAACAGTTCAACGATCTTGAGCCATTCATGGTCGATAGCTTCTTGAAACTTGATGAATACACAGGCGACAAGAATATCATTCGCAACACATCCAATCTTGGTAACGCGGTCAATCAGTTCTTCCCTACTATGATGAAGACTCGTATCAACTACACAAAAGACCCAAGTGCAGGTAAGTCCATCTATGACTTCTTCGCAAAGCCAGAGCTACTTGATACATTCATCACGTATGCTTCGCGGCACTTTAAGCGCGACAGCTTCTATCATTACTCTGTACCAATCAAGACGTTTGATCGAACGCGCATGGGATTGCTGCCAGTGACACAGACTGGTATTGAGTGGATCAAAGAGTTTGAAGCTGGTGTATTCAGAAAGAAGAACTGGGACTACTGGCTGGCGCCACGAGAAATTGAATCAGAATACACAGGTTACAACGAAGACCTGAAAGGCCAGTCCTACCTTCGTGTAACCAAACAAGAACTCGACACACTCACTGTACCCGACAAATGCAAGACTAATGTTCGAGAACTCAAAGACAATGAATCATTCTTGATCCGTGTGTTTGAGAAGGGACAGAAAGTATTCCCTATCGGTCTCAAAGCGTTTCGTGTCTCGTTCTGTCAATACGCTGTGAACTTCCCACCGTTGACTGCAAAGTTCATTTATGAGAAGTATACCCAAGAGTGGAAAGATGAATCGATGATCTATGTCTGGGACCCATCGTCTGGTTGGGGTGGTCGTTTGCTCGGTGCATTGTCTGTTGCCGATACTTTGCGACTCACCTACCTAGGCAACGATCCTAATACCGATCATAACATCGGTCACGGGAAGACGAAGTATCACGCTATTGCCGACTTCTATCATGAACATGTGCAGAAGGGCGGCGGGACCATGATGAAGTATGCAGAAAGTCCACGACCGCATAACAAGTTCGTCTTCTGGCAGAAGGGTTCTGAGGAGATGCAGTATGAACTTGAGTTTCTGAAGTATAAAGGAAAGTTGAGTCTGGTATTCACAAGTCCTCCGTACTTTGCCAAAGAAGCGTATTCAGAAGACAAAGAGCAATCTTATAAGAAGTTTTCACAGTATGATCTGTGGCGCGATGGTTTTTTACAAGAAACACTCAAGACCGCAGTTGAATGGTTGCGCCCAGGCGGATATCTCGCGTGGAACATTGCCGATGCAGACTTTGGTGGGCAGACACTTCCACTAGAAGGAGATTCGCGTAAGTTCCTTGAAGATGCCGGTATGATCTACGTTGAGACTATGAAAATGTCACTCGCACAGATGCCTGGCGGTAATCGACTTGACACTGTTACCGGTTTGCCGAAAGCTAAGAACTTCTGCAAAGTCGATGGATTGTGGCTGAAGTACGAACCCATCTTTATCTATCGCAAACCCGGCACATCCGGCGCACAACGGCGCAAAGAGACAACACCCGACAGACAGATCATAGTCAGACCTCCGGCAGGGAAGCTAGACTTTTGAGCAATATCAATGACTTACCCTCCAACATTATAATCCTCTAATCTTCACACAATTTCTTGACTAACCCCCTATGCTCTGATATTCTCTAACCATAATGAGCAACAAAATAGGGGAGACAAAAAGCATGTTCACAGTCGAAACAAAAAGCATGTTGGCAAAGTTGATGGCGACTGAGAATATCAAGGTCGAACATCGAAACTGCAAGACAGCGGGATTCAATCTGAAGACCCGCACCTTGATTTGCCCAATCTGGAAAGACATGTCAGGTGATCTGTATGACATGTTGATGGGTCATGAAATCTCACATGCTCTTCGTACCCCTGTTGATGGTTGGCACGATTCAGTTGTCTACGCTGGCGGCGACAAGAAAGCGAGCCCGGAAGCTCAACGCGCATTCAAGCATTTCCTGAACGTTGCTGAAGATGCACGAATTGAAAAGCTTGTGAAGCGCCAGTATCCCGGCATTCGTCGACCCATGGTCAATGCGTACAAAGAACTGCTAGCAAAAGACTTCTTCGGTCTTTCTGCCATCACAAATTTCAATGAACTCTATTTGATCGATAAGCTGAATCTTGCCGCGAAGTGTGGAACTCTTGTAAACATTCGCTTCTACGGCAAAGAAAAAGCACTCTATGATGAAATGATGGGCACAGAGACATGGGATGAAGTGGTCGCGTTCACGCGCAAAGTGTACGAATATAGCAAAGAAGAACAGCAACAAGGCGAACAGAAGCGCAAAGAGCTTGCCGATCATTTGAAAGAAATGTATGAGCAGGAGCAAGCTGAAGAGGACGAACAATGCGACGATGACGAAGATTCTTATTCTTTTGAGGGTGAAGGCGACGATGAAGACGGCGAAGAAGGTGAGGATGGCGACAGCGACGGAGAGAGTGATGAAGATGAAGACGGCGAAGATGGCGACGGAAAAGGTGAAGATGGGGAAGACGGAGAAGAAGGCGATGGTAAGAAAAGTAAGTCAAAGGGTGAAAATGCCAAAGATGACAAAGAAAAGAAAGCTGATGACAAAGCAGTAGACAAAAAGAAAGATGACGGCAAGGGAAATCGAAGCAAGAAGTCTGATTCGACAAAACCGGCTCAGGTTGGCGAAGATAAGGGTCAAGAGAACTCGAACGAGAAAGGCGACTTTGTTCCTAAAGCAAAGACAGATGAAGCGTTCCGTGCTCGTGAGGAACGATTGATCGAAAAGACCAAGACTGAATCATATTATGTAAATATTCCTCTAGTCACGTTGAAGGATGTTGTAGCTCCTGCGGAGATCGTGAATCGTGGGCTCACGTACTACTACGCGGCGCGAAAAGAAGAAGGATACAAGCTCTTCAACGAATTCAAGAAGAAGAATGAGGACTATATCTCATTGCTGGCAAAAGAATTTGAAATGAAGAAAGCTGCACGATCATATGCGAAAGCGAAGATTTCAGATTCGGGCGATATCAATATCAACAAGCTGGCAAACTATCGCATGGAAGATAACATCTTCAAGAAGATGATTCAGGTTCATAAAGGTAAGTCTCACGGTCTAGTCTTGATTCTCGACAAATCTGGTTCGATGCACCAGCACATTGAAGGGGCAATGGAACAGATTCTTGTCATGGCGCTCTTCTGTCGTAAGGTCAATATCCCGTTCGTTGCGTATAGCTTCACAAGCAGTGGGTGTGGTTCGATGGAACATGACTTTCCAGGACGTGGACATGGATCAAAGAATCCTTTAAGACCATTCAGCAAGCGCCCCCTCGACATGATAATGGGCAATCTTGAACTTCGTGAAATGTTCAACTCAAAGATGCCCGCTAGCGAGTTTACACAATCAATTATGAACCACTTGATGGTAGCGAAAGCGTTATCAAGTCGCCAAGGGTATTCAGCACCCAATCATGAACGCATGGGCGGCACCCCGCTGAACGAAGCGTTGGTAGCCTTGCGTGATCTGATTCGCCAGTTCAAAGGTCAACATCGATTAGATATCGTGAATGCTGTAGTCGTGCATGACGGCGATTCTGATGGTAACAGCAGAGCCTTTGCTGAGAATAGCAATACCAAGGGCAACGAGGGCGACCATTCGTATTCATACAACACAATCCATTTTCATCCAGAAATCAATCGTCTGACTCTTGTGGACACGAAAGAGAAGATCCAGATTGATGTGCCGAAAGAAAGCCGGGGCCTCACGATTGCATTGATGAAGTGGATTCAGATGACCGCCGATTGTGGAGTCTTCGGATTCTACATCACAGGCGCTACAGCATCGACGGCACGTGGTGGGATCATGAATCTCTTTCAGAATGAGCAGGGAATTAAATTAGAGCATGTGCGCAAGCATAATACAAATGAAGCGGGGATGTTGATTGACAAGCTCTGCCGCGAAGTGATCGAAAAGAAGTTCCTTGAATCATGGACTTCAGGCTACACGCGGTTCTATTTCATTCCCGGTTCAGTTGAGTTGAAGACCGAGAATCTTCAGATGGTTGAGAACGGCAAGGGTTGGACCCCTTCGCGTCTTCTGACGGCGTTTAAGCGGGTCAATCGACGTAAACAAGTGTCTCGCGTTCTCGTGAACAAGTTTATTGAGCTAATCGCCGTCTAAGTGTACAAAAATGTACAGAAAATACGTGGTATTTGAGCTTGACTTTGTGGTGTGTCTTTGTTAGACTTCTACCAGATTGACACACATATCAACAAAAGGAGCGAATATGACAGAGCGAATTGAATCCCGTGACAAGTTTCTGGCTCTCTTAGTCTCGACTGGCAAGAGTGTCATTACGAAACAAGAGATACGGGACTTGTGTGAAGCGAATGATATGAAGGTCCCTCAGTGGTTCACGAAAGACGATGTGAACCGCGCGGGTCGCGGGATGTTCAGAGTGCCAGGTGTCCCAGTGTCAATCACAGCAGATAATCACGTATCAACTCAAGAAGAGAAAGAGGAGGAGATTGTGGAACAAGTTGCTATGCAGCCGTTGGCATTGGCGCCTGTGACAAAGAAACTCAAGATTGCGACGATTGCAACCGATCTTGAAGAGCAGGGGATTATCCCGCTCAAGTATAAGAACTATGTTCCCTTCGGCAACTTTGATGATCTGAAGGCGATCATTCTTTCTCGACAGTTCTACCCCGTGTTCATCACAGGCCCGTCTGGTAACGGCAAGAGCTTGTCAGTTGAGCAGGTCTGTGCAATGCTCGGGCGTGAATATGTGTGTGTTAGTATGACGCCTGAGACTGATGAAGGTGACTTGCTCGGCAACTACATCTTGCTTGACAATCAGATGATTTGGCGAGACGGTGCAGTGACTACAGCGGCTCGACGTGGCGCGGTTCTTTGTATCGATGAAATTGACTACGGCGCACAGAATCTTTCGTGTCTGCAACGAGTGCTTGAAGGAAAGCCGTTCTTGCTTAAGAAGAAAGGCGAACTTGTGACCCCGGCTCCTGGGTTCCAGATCATTGCGACTGCGAACACAAAGGGGAAGGGATCTGAAGACGGACGCTACATGTTCACGAACGTCTTGAATGAATCGTTCCTTGAGCGATTCCCTATCACGTTCGAGCAAGAATGGGCGCCGAACAATGTTGAGCGACGTATTATCAAGAAAGAACTCGAAACGTCTGGTCGTGAGGATGATGACTTTGCGATGAACTTGGTCACCTGGGCTAGCACGATTCGCAAGGCCTACGAAGAAGAAGGTGCTTCAAGTGAAGTAGTCTCGACTCGTAGACTGGTGCACATTGCCCGTGCGTATCCGATATTCAACGGAGATCGTATCAAGGCCATCACGTATTGTTTGAACCGATTCGATGAAGAAACCAAGAAGTCATTCATCGATTTGTACACGAAGGTGGATGCCAGCGTGACTGTGAACAATACAGTGAACTCTACCGATCCGAGTGCGATACCAGACCCTGATGCGGCGACTATAGTGGTAACATAAAAAGTTCTTGACAGTTCGTCCGAGTTGTGTTATCATGCGTCATTGAATGTACATGCTGCCGCCTGAAAGAGTGCAGCATTAAACAAATTGAGGGTGGATCGACCTCCTTTTCGATCCGTTAAACAATGAGGTGTTTTGATGGCGAAGGTAGCAAAGGTTTCTGGCAAGTCACGCATTTTGGCATTCTTGCAGAAGACTGAGGGTTACAACACTCTCAGCGTCCGTCAGGCTCAAGCCCGCTTTAGAGTTGCAAACGTGTCAGCAACGATTGCGAAGCTCAGAGCAGAAGGATATTCCATCTACACAAACACGCGCAAGCGTGGCGATGGAAGTGCAGTGGCAGTGTATCGCTTGGGTCGTCCGTCTGCGTCCTTTATTGCGCAGTGTGAATTGCGGAACGTCACCCCGAAGGGCACGAACTAATCCAAGTTCGTTTCTGTCCTTCTAGTAGTCGGCGGAGGTCTCCAATCGGGGGCCTCCGCTTTGTTTCGTCTTCTGGAGAACCCACCATGACTCAATCATTTAGAAAATGGGACCTGCGTTTCATCGAACTCGCCAAACATATTTCCACATGGTCAAAAGATCCCAGCACTCAGCTAGGTTCAGTGATCGTTGACAAGCGCAATCGAGTTATCTCTATGGGGTACAACGGTTTCCCTCGTGGCGTGAAAGACACACCTGAACGACTGAATACCAGAGAAGTCAAATATAAGATGATCGTTCATGGTGAAATGAATGCCCTAGTGTTCGCAACGCAACCCCTCAAGGGAACCACCATGTACATCTGGCCGTTTATTTCATGCTCTACATGCACAGCGGTTATTATCAATGCGGGTATACAACGAGTCGTAGCACCTGTGAATGACAACCCACGATGGAAAGAATCGTTCGATCTAAGTAAGCAACTCTACCATGAAGCTGGCGTACAAGTTGTCCTTCTTGATGGATTATTGGGGGAGGAGTTATGCTGATTTTTATTACTATAATTGCAGTACTGCTTTTCTTGATCTTCGTTCATGAAATTACAACCCCAAAAGGACAATAGGATGATACCAGAATATATAAAACAAGAAGCAGGTAAAATACTTTACTCATACGCGGGGGAGGTAAATGATGAAGTCACAAGGTCGCGTATTACCCTTCAGCTTGCTGGATTATTTCGTTCGCTCAAAGAGGCTGATATGATAGAACGATTCTCTGTGTACTGCAATAAAGAGAACAACACACCGGATGTGATCGACGAACATGCCGTTGTGGTTGATATCAGAATACAGTTTCCTGAATCCCCAGATCATATAGATTTCCAAGCTAAATTTGAAGTGAAAGGAGTAGATTTCTCTGAGTTAACCTCCGGAGAATGACGCATATATAGTATGATGATATTTATTTCTCCCACGGAGGTGAACTTTGGAAATCAAGATTGACCTAGATAAACTGCGCCAACATCGAATCTTCATTGCCACTCCAATGTACGGCGGTATGTGTTGTGGTATGTACATGAAGAGTTGCTTGGATCTGCAAACGATCTTTCAACAATATGGCATTCCTTCTCGCTTCAGTTTCATCTTCAACGAATCACTAATCACCAGGGCCCGTAACTACTTGGTGGATGAATTCTTGCGTACCGATTTCACACACTTACTCTTCCTCGATGCCGACATTCATTTCAACCCGCAAGATATCGTGGCCATGTTGGCATTAGACAAAGACGTGATCGGTGCACCTTATCCTAAGAAAGCATTGAACTGGGGAAACATTGCTGATGCCGCGCGTAAACACCCAGAGCTTGATCCTAAAGAACTCGAAAACGTAGTCGGTGATTATGTGTTCAACGTGGTCAAGGGTACTGAACGTTTCCAAGTGTCTGAACCCCTTGAAGTCATGGAGATCGGCACAGGCTACATGCTCATTAAGCGTGATGTGTTTATGAAGTGGGCAGAAGCGTATCCACATAAGAAGTATCGTCCTGACCATGTCGGTCAAAAGAACTTCGACGGTTCGCGCTATATTCATGCGTACTTTGACACCGAGATCGATCCAGACTCAGAGCGTTACTTATCAGAAGACTATGCGTTCTGCCAGTGGTATCGTAAGATTGGTGGTCATATCTGGCTCTGTCCTTGGGTGCAGACTCAACACGTTGGTACCTATGCGTTCACAGGCAACATGGCGAAGATTGCAGACTTGACGGGGAAACTCTAATGGAAGAACTTCTTTGGAAAATCTCTGTGGAAGGTGTAGAGCACAAAAAACTCTACACTACCAAAGAGCGTGATGAAATGTTCGGCAGATTGACAATGATACAATTTGCCACAGTAACGGCCATTCAAGTAGGAGTGAATTATACATGATTATTGGACTTGTGGGATTCATCGGCTCTGGGAAAGGCACTGTTGGCGACCTACTACACACTCAATATGGTTATGCGACTGATTCATTTGCTCGACCATTGAAAGATGCTGTAGCTGCGATCTTTGGTTGGGACCGTGACATGCTAGAAGGCAACACGGTACAATCACGCGCCTGGCGCGAAGTGCCAGATGCTTTCTGGTCTGAGAAGTTTGGATATCCTTTCACTCCTCGACAAGCTCTCCAATTGATGGGTACCGAAGCGGGCCGAAACGTATTTCACAAACAAGTCTGGGTGATTTCTCTCCTACAGCGAAACCAGGGTCGTGATGTGGTGGTCACTGATGTTCGATTCAAGAACGAAGTGCAGGCCCTTCATGATGCAGGTGGTATTATCGTGCGAGTGCGACGTGGTCCAGAACCAGAATGGTACGAGACCGCATTGAATGCCAATCAAGGTGATCCGGTCGCGTTAGCGAGTATGATGTTTTCATCCCCACTTATTCATTCTTCAGAATGGGACTGGATCGGTTCCAATATCAATCACACAATCTATAATGATGGTAGACTTGCCGACCTTCAAGATAATGTTCGGCATTTAGTTGAAAATCGAAATGTGTTCTTGACTTCGTTGTAAGTTCCGAGTATAATTCATTTATTATTAACCTGTGAGGTCCCTATGAAACTATCAGAGAACACCCTATCCGTCATTAAGAACTTCGCCGCAATCAACGATTCTTTGTTTTTCAAAACAGGAAACGTTCAACGCACAGTCTCTACACACAAGACGATTCTTGTGGAAGCTGTACTCGACGAAGTGTTCCCGGTTGACTTCGGTATTCACCAGTTGAACCAACTTCTATCAATCATGTCTCTCTCAAAAGATGGTGTTGAATTAGAAGTAAACGGACCGAATGCAATGTTGACTACACAAGTAGGTCGCAGTAAATTCACCTACCGTTGCTGTGATGAAACGATGATTAAGAATCCACCACCAAAGAACGTCGCGCTGCCTTCTCAAGATTGTTCGTTCCTGTTAACGGAATCGGACATGGAGTACATTCTCAAGGCCGCTAGTGTATTGAGCAGTCCAAACATTGCTGTGGTGAGAGAAGCTGATAAGCTTTTCATTAAGACCATGGACGCGCAAGACGATGCAGCACATATCCAAACGCTTGACATGGGTCCTGCAATTGGTCCTGCACAGACCTTCCTCTTTAAGACTGAGAACTGGAAAATGATGCCAGGTGATTATACCGTCACACTCTCAAGTAAAGGTGTGTCTCATTTCCAGAATAACGCCCGCAAAATCCAGTACTGGGTCGCTCTTGAACAGCGTTCCAGCTAACTGACAGTAGATATTCTAACAATACCGATTTGCACCCCGCTCTAGTAGCGGGGATTGCCAGGCGATTTCCCTGTTTCCCGGCGGTTCCACCCATTCCCGACACAAGATACAGTTTTTGATTGGAACCGCCGTTCTCCCGCCGTTTTATCGTCTTTATTATGAGGTCATTATGTTGCAGCATATGCTATGGACAGAGAAGTATCGTCCGCACAAAGTTGAAGATTGTATCCTTCCAGATCGACTCAAACAACCATTCGCCGAATACGTCAAACTGAAGATGATTCCCAATCTTCTGTTGTCTGGTGGTGCAGGCACCGGAAAGACCACTATCGCCAAAGCGATGTGTCAAGAGATCGGGTGCGACTATTTGGTCATTAACGGATCAGATGAATCTGGCATCGACACGTTCAGAACCAAGATCAAGAATTATGCCTCCTCTATGAGTCTGTCAGGTGGTCGTAAAGTCATTATCATCGACGAAGCAGATTACCTGAATCCAAACTCTACTCAGCCCGCCTTGCGTAATGCGATGGAAGAGTATGCAGGTAATTGTTCGTTCGTCTTCACCTGTAACTTTAAGAGTCGAATCATCGAACCATTACATTCACGATGCGCCGGGGTGGACTTCACCCTCAAAGCAAGTGAGAAGAAGCAGATGGCCGGGACGTTCTTTAAGCGAATCTGCGGCATCTTGAGAACTGAGAACGTTGAATATGATGAAAAAGTAGTGGCCGAACTGCTTAAGAAATACTTCCCAGACTTTCGACGTGTGGTGAACGAACTTCAGCGATACTCGAAGTTCGGAAAGATCGATGTAGGCCTTCTGGCGCACATTGGTGATATTGAAATCACCGAAGTGGTGAAGTATCTCAAAGAGAAAGATTTCAACTCACTGCGTAAGTGGGTCGCCTCACGCGATGTGGAGCCTGCGGTGTTGTATCGCAAGCTGTATGACAACCTCTACGAAGTCCTGAAGAAGGAATCAATCCCACAGGTTGTATTATTGTTGGCAGACTACCAATACAAAGGTGCGTTCTGCGCGGACCAAGAGATCAACACCATGGCCTGTTTGACAGAGATCATGGTCAGTTGTGAATTTCTATAAGGAGTGTTCATGGTATATGATAAGATGTTAGAAGCTTTGCAGTCGTGTTATAACCAACATGTGATGCCCACACACCCTGATTTCAAAACTGACCATGAAGAGGGGGTATTGGAACGATTCACCCGAGTTGGGTTCTCGATTGTCACACGAGAAAAATATCCACCTAAATTTCAAGACTACGAAGAGTGGTTATATGCAGGCAGTCGATTTATGCCTAATATGACAATCATGAGGCATCCTTTCGGTAAGAACCGTCCAACGGATCTTATTGTGGTAGAGCATGATAGGAGTTTTCTAATCGAGTGTAAGGGAACAAAGGAACGCTCCATACAGAGTGTACAATTTAACAGTTCGCTGCCTCATGAGGCCATCATTTATATCATGTCAACGATGGATCAAACTATGATTATGAGAGGCGATCATATCATCACTCCGGCACAACGAGCACCTTGGTTAGAATATGAGAAAAAAGTGTTTGCGGTGGAGCCACCCAACCATGATATATTAGGCGGCCGACCGCGCCTGTTTTATTTTATCAAGCCAAATGAAGAATTTCTTGCCGAAGCTGCAAGCGCAGGATCAAAGAAAGTGTTTGACGAACTTCGTGGCATCACAGAACAAGCGCCTGCAACAATGTGCTATTATCAACCTCCATTCTCAATTGTAGATTTTTGCATGAGCTCCCAAGAACCAGATGATAACTGATGCCGTCATAGATCAAACGAGAAAGTACCGATACAGACTCTCCAGAGAGTGGGGAGTGATACGGGATTGGCAAGACGAAGCACATCCACATACAATTACATGGATCATGCTGAATCCGTCGACCGCTGATGCCGATAAAGATGACCCCACTATTCGACGTTGTATTACGTTCTCAGAGCGTTGGGGATACTCGAAACTCATTGTCGTGAATCTCTATGCTATGAGAGCGACGAATCCCCAACACTTACTCAAAGATCATGATCCTATTGGTCGTGAGAATAGAGGATATATACAAGAAGCAATTCAATATAGTAGCACGGTTATGGCGGCCTGGGGTGCATTCAAGATGGGTGTGCCACAAGAACTCGTCCGGCTTTTACAAGACTGCAACCTGTGGTGTTTAGGAACAACCAAGAACGGGTCTCCAAAACATCCCCTCTATGTAAGTTCGATCACCGACCGCGAACGCTTTCAATTAACATTATGAAACCAAAAAGAAGTTCTATTTCAGTGACAAAGGATGAAATCATCATTCATTGGGGTGAATTTCTAATGAATCACAAAGGGAGAAGGGATGATTTGTTTGGTAGATGTTTCGCTTGTGATTTCAAAACAGAACATCTAGATAGAGCGCACATCATGCCAGTTATGGAAGGCGGTAGTAACAAGGTCGATAATCTTCACTGTTTGTGTAAAATATGTCATCTTGAAAGTGAATTACTATACGGGGATCAGTATTTTAGATGGTTCAAATCCATGAGTCCGGAGAAACGAAGAGCTATAGAGTTTTTGAAATATGGAGATGACTCTATCAATAGTAAGTTTATTTCAATGATTAAAAAACCACATCATATAGATGTGGCAGAAGCTTCTCACCAAAGATCCTTAAGTAGAAAATTAAACATCACAAAAAATATGCAATCTTCTGACAATATGGGAAGGCCTTCCCGAGATTTTACTCCAGAAGAAATACAAACCATATTAACTGAAAGAAAGAATGGTATTGGGATAAAGGTTCTAGCAAAGAAATATAGCATAGGAATAGGTACCATATATAGAATTTTAACCCAACCAATTCAATCAACACATGAACCCCTTTGATTACGTCAAAAACATCCAACACACCAAAGAAAATCTCATGGCTGACCCTCAGTCAGAGAAAGAGTATCAGCCGTTCCTTATCAACAAGACACTCTCCTATGAGATGGATTGTTTGATGCAGGCGAACGAGATGAACCAGCGGCATCACCTCGACAAAAAGCTTCAATACCACTATCTTATAAATATCATTCGCGCACGTAAGCGACCTTTTCATAAGTGGATTAAGCCTGAGACCAGTGAAGTGATAGACGCAATCAAGCTCTTTTTTGATTGCTCGGACCAAAAAGCGCAGGAAGCTCTCAGAATACTTTCCACCGAAGAGATCGAACTCATTCAACAGAAGACGATTAAAGGTGGTATTGTAAAATGATTGATCTATCTACATTCGCTGAGGTATCCCTCAAATCACCAGATGACTTCTTGAAAGTACGCGAAACGCTTAGCCGCATTGGTGTAGCGTCACGCAAAGACAAGATTCTCTACCAGTCTTGTCATATTCTACACAAGCGCGGCAAGTATTATATTTGCCACTTCAAAGAACTCTTCGCCCTCGATGGAAAACTCACCGATATCTCTTCAAACGACTATGCACGCCGAAATGCGATTGCACGATTGTTGGAAGAATGGGGCCTGGTGACCATTATCAATCCAAGTGTACTTGGTGAAGTTGCACCATTACACCAAATCAAAATCATTACCCATAAAGAAAAACACGAATGGCAATTGATTACTAAATACACAATTGGAAAGAAAAGAATCGAAGAACAAAAACAGTAACGAATTGGTAATGAAAAATAAATTTCCTAAAAGGTTCAGATTTGGGAAAATGATGACATATATACTCTTATCCGGACCTCTTAAGAATCCTAAATCATTCCTAATGAGTCTTACGACGAACGAGCAGAGCGAGTGAGGAGTAAACGCCGAAGGCGTCAATAAGGAACCTATTGCCTCTTCATCATATCATTCCAAAACACGAGTGGATGGAACGATTTGGAACTCTTCAGGGAGTAAATGCACCTGACAATACCGTTATTCTCACTCTCCACCAACACGCTGAAGTGCATTTGTTATTGTATGAATTGAATCATAATGAAAACGATTTCATTGCTCATAAAGCAATTGTCGGAATGCTCTTGAAAAGATATCGAGCACAAAAGCGTCACAAACCTCGACCCAAGAAACGCAAACCCCGCAATCGATATAGAAGATGGTCACTATGAACAATCATATTCACACCTCAGGTTACATGAGAATTATTTGTGGCACCTGTGGCGAACCTATGAACTACACCATTGGTTATATTAACGGCATGGGTGTATGTCTGTATTGTTACGATCTTCATAGGATTAGCAAAAACACCATGGAGCTTCCTATCAAAAATCTTCGCAGTCGTAAACTACCAGAGAAGCCACAACCAATCAAATGTGAATTGAGCACAGGCGTTATAGGATTAACTAACCCAAATGCGAACACTTTTACGGTTCCTACCTTACATTCACAATGGCTGGGTAAACCCTAGTCACCTCGTTATCATTAAGCATCCTGAATATGGATTCGGACGCTATCATGATGCCGATACCACCATGCTGTTCGCTATGTTTCAGATATTGGTAGACTTCGTGGAGATTGAGTGTGGTTCGATCTGTGGTCCATATCGATTTGAAACTCGTCTGCAAAAGATTCACCGAGTCATTACCAATCTACCATTGCTGCATTGGTTGCTTCCTCCGGTGAGAAATAAGCGCCGTGGATTGCATCATTTGCGTTGGGCGATGAAGTTGCAAGACTCACCGAGCCAAGCCGCGCACGCCAAGGATGTGTTCGCGTTATATAGATTCTGGACGAAGCAACGACCGAATCGTAAGGGTCCTTGGGATTGGGCAGAGACATTTGAAGAGATCAAGCGCATACCAAATACTGAAGGCCTTCTTAGTTTCTCACCTGAGTATAGTGCTCGACTTGATGAAGCAAATGAACTAGAAGAACTCTACCACCAAGAAGACGAAGCGGCGCTTCTGCTTCTAGTTAAGATAAGGAGAGGATTATGGACCTAAATCAACAGCTTACACCTCATTTCACACTACGAGAACTCACACGTTCCGATACAGCGGTTCGATTGGGAATTGACAACACTCCTAACGAAGTGTATTTGAAGAATTTGATTATCGTATGTGAGAACGTCTTAGAACCAGTTCGAGCACACTTCGGTCCTGTTCGAGTGAATTCTGGATTTAGGGCCCTTGCAGTCAATATGGCAGTCAATCCTATGACGGCGACTGTCACGACGGTAAGTAAACATTGCACAGGTCAAGCGGCAGACTTTGAAGTAATTGGTGTGTCAAATGTTACACTCGCTGAGTGGTGCCGAGATAACCTACCAGACTACGATCAGATCATTCTTGAATTCTATACACCAGGCGATCCAAACTCTGGTTGGGTACATGTTAGTTTTGTTGCAGGTGTCAATCGAAAACAATTACTTACGGCCGTGACAGAGAACAAGAAGACGGTCTACAAGCAAGGATTGATAGCATGAATCGTGAACAAGCGATGGTACAGGGATTTCATGAAACATTCGACATTGCCCGTGGTGTACGGCCCGACCACGTTAATGACGAAACGAAGACGCTTCGCATTCGATTGATTCAAGAAGAGTTTGATGAAGTTAAAGAAGCGATGGGTCTTGAAAGTCTTGCTGATATCGCTAAAGAGATGGCAGATTTGTTGTATGTGATTTATGGTACGGCTATCTCCTATGGCATCGATATGGAGCCTGTGTTTCTTGAAGTGCACCGCTCGAATATGAGCAAAGTGGGTGGTCATAAACGTGAAGATGGAAAGTGGGTGAAACCGGCGACCTACTCTCCGGCAAACATTACGCCGATCATTGTGAGTCAACAGTCCATATAGGAGGTTTTATTATGTCAGATGTTCGTTTAGTGGTTTTGAACAACGGGTTACAGTTAGTCGGTGTGTTTGAAGGAAAGGACGAGGAGAGTCATTCGATTAAGTTGAGCAGTCCGGTACAGCTTATCATCATCCCTCAGGGACAGGATGCAGCAGGAAAAGGTAACCAAGTTGGTATGGCATTCGCTCCGTTTTTGCAATACACTGAAGAATGGAAATCTGGTTTGAAGTTTGTGGTCAGTGATGTACTCACAGTCGCTACTCCGGTACGCGATCTTGTGAACTCCTATCAGCAATCGTTCGGTACAGGTCTCGTGTTGCCACCTGGCGTTGGGTCGTTATAATCCTTTACTTTTGTGATGTGAACTGATATAATACACAATGAGATTTTACACCAACGTTGCCTGCCAAGGTAACTATATTTACTATCGTGGTATCGATGAAGGACGGAGAGTACGCCTGAAGATGGAGTACTCTCCGACTTTGTTTATGCCTTCAAACGCTCCAACTATTAAGGGTCGTGAATACTGGAAAAACTTACAAGGTGAGATTGTTGATGCAAAAGAATTCAACAGTATCACTGAGGCGCGTGAGTTTATCAAGTCGTATGAAGATGTTGAAGGGTTTACGATCTACGGTAACTCAAAGTTTGAATACTCATTCATAGCTGACCAGCATCCAGAAGAATTGATGGAGTGGCAAGCGGAACAAATTGTGACCGCATTCATCGATATCGAAGTCGGCACAGAACATGGCATGCCCGATATCAACCTCTGCAACAATCCCATCACGGCTATTACTGTCAAGCTCTCCAACGATCCAAAGTATTATGCGTTTGGGTGTAAAGATTACACACCCCACCGCCCAGATATACATTGGAACAGAGCGATCAACGAAGTGGATCTATTGAACTCTTTCTTGAGTTTCTGGAATGACAAAGCGCCTGATGTGGTCACAGGATGGAACGTCAAGACGTTCGATATTCCATACCTTGTGGGACGTATGGTAGGCCTACCTGAGTTTGGTGAAGATAAAGCACGATGGTTGTCACCGTGGGGACGAGTCAATCGACGTGAAGAGACCTTCTATAACAAGCCACAATCAGTCTACCAGTTGCTTGGTATCTCTATTCTCGACTACATGCAGTTATTCAGAAAGTATGCTCCGAATGCCGCACAGGAAAGCTATAAGCTCGACCATATCGCTCACGTTGAACTGAAAGAGCGCAAGACCGACTACTCTGAATATGAGACACTCCACAACCTCTATCGTGATAACTACCAGAAGTTTATTGAGTACAACATTCATGACGTAGAACTGGTACAGAAGTTAGATGATAAGGGTAAGTTGATTTCTATGGCGTTCACACTCGCCTATGACAACAAGACAAACTATGAAGATTGTTTCTCTCAGGTGCGCATGTGGGACGCGATCTGCTACAATCATTTGAGACGTAAGGGTATCGTTATACCTCCCAAGAAGCATACCAGTAAAGATCAAGCGTATGAAGGCGCGTATGTGAAAGACCCGCAGCTTGGGTTGCATGAATACATTTGTTCACTCGACTTGAACAGTTTGTATCCTCACCTCATGATGCAATACAACATGTCACCCGAGACGATCATTGATCCGAAGCATTACACAGATGCGCATAGAAAGATTCTTCAAGATGGCGTCAACGTCAACAATCTCTTGTATAAAAAGATCGACCTGAGTTTTCTTGGCGATTCGACTATCACACCTAATGGACAGTTCTTCACCAAGATGCAATATGGTTTCTTACCAGAGATCATGCAGAAGATGTACAACGACCGAGTGGTCTACAAGAAGAAGCAGATTGCAGCACAAAAAGAAAAAGAGCAATGCACCGATCCTGTGCGCAAGAAAGAGCTTGAAGCGATTATCTCACGATATAAAAATCTTCAGCTTGCAAAGAAGGTCGGTCTGAACTCTGCATATGGTGCCATGGGGAATGAGTACTTCAGGTTCTTTGATGTTCGAGTCGCAGAAGGTATCACGCTTGCCGGTCAATTGAGTATTCGTTGGATTGAAAACAAACTCAACGAATTTATGAATAAGCTGTTGTCAAGCACCAACGTTGATTATGTGCTGGCAAGCGATACCGACTCGGTCTATCTGAATCTAGGACCTCTGGTCAAGAAGGTGTACAAAGATACCAGCAACACGGCAAAGATCATCGAATTCATGGATAAGGTATGCCAACAGAAGTTGCAACCATTCATTGATACGAGTTACCAAGAACTCGCTGATTACACAAATGCCTATGAACAGAAGATGCAGATGAAGCGAGAATCTTTGGTGGATAAAGCGATCTGGACAGCCAAGAAACGCTATATACTGAATGTCTGGGATCTTGAAGGTGTGAGATACAAAGAACCTGAATTGAAGATCCAGGGGTTGGAAGCAATCAAGTCTTCAACACCGAGCGCCTGCCGAGATAAGATCAAAGAGGCGATCAAAATTATCATCACAGGCACTGAAGATCAGTTGATAGCATACATCGGTAAGTTCAGAGAAGAATTCAAAGCATTACCGATTTCTGATATCGCATTCCCACGAGGGATGAACGGGCTAGGCAAATATACAAACAAAGATGGCAAGCAGAAGTGGGAGACCTCTACGTTTATGTCGTTCGATGCCGGTGCGCCGAAACTCAGCAGTGCCATCTATATTAGCGGCACTCCCATTCATGTGAAGGGTGCATTGGTATACAATCACTTCTTGAAAGAGATGAAGCTTGATAAGAATTATGAGACGATTCGAGAGGGTGAAAAAATCAAGTTCGTACATCTGAAACCCCATAACCAGTTTGGTGAATCGGTCATGTCCTTCATTGGACGTATACCGAAAGAATTTAAGCTCGAAACGTGTGTGGATTATGATATGCAGTTTGAAAAGAGCTTTGTTGAGCCGCTAAATATCATATTATCTTGCATAGGATGGCACTCAGAAAAAACATCTACATTGGAGGATTTCTTCGGATGACACGCAATGAAGCATTATTAACACAACTCGCTGAAGAAGCTTCCGAAGTCGCACAGGCGGCAAGTAAGTGCAATCGTTTCGGTGTTGAACATACATGGCACACACATGTCGGTACCGCTGAACGTAGACTCTTCCAAGAGTATGTTGAGGTTGTTGCCGTAATGGAAATGTGCATCGATGCTGGATTAGTCACACCATACTCAACCGAAGAATACTTTGCTGCCATTAAAGCTAAGAGAGAAAAAGTAGAGAAGTATTTGAAAGTCTCTATGGAACTAGGGTGTGTACAATGAAGCCAGGCTTTCGTGTTGTAGATATGCCTAAACTCAACCACAAAGATAGAGTGGTATGTAAACGATGCAACACAGAGTATCATGCCGATGAACTCTTGTATGCCTGTCCGCTCAAAGGTCCCAATAACACTCACCTAAGCTGGTATTGTCCTACCCATAATTGTCTCGGTCGCTTAAACTACGGAGTCTACTACCTCCAAGTATCATGTTGATTCATACGTAAAATTCTGCTATAATGAAAGGATTAGAATAATGTCAAAAATGTTGCTCACTCACGAACAAATTGCCGAAATGGCGCACGAAAATAACAGAGCGTATTGTCATGCGTTAGGAGATTACTCACAAGCACCTTGGAGACTTCTTTCGGATGAACTAAAGACTTCTGCTATTCATGGTGTGGGATTTCATATTGCCAATCCTGATGCAACACCAGAACAGTCGCATGAGAGTTGGATGAAAGAGAAGACAGAGAACGGCTGGAAATTTGGTCCAGTGAAAGATTTAGTCAAGAAGGAACATCCGTGTTTTGTTCCGTACGGTCAGTTGCCGCTCGAACAACGAGTTAAAGATTATCTCTTTACCGCAATAGTAGATACTCTTAAAACTTTCTAAGATATCCTCCAGAAAGGTATAATCATAATGAGTCTCATGGATCGAATGAAGAAGAACAGCAGCATTAGTATTGCTAGTGTTTTGGACGAGTCAGAAGTCTTCGGTGAACGACAAACAATCCCTACCGAAGTGCCGATTATCAATATTGCATTATCAGGCTCACTGAAGGGCGGATTGACTTCTGGTGTCACGCAAATTGCAGGTCCCTCAAAACATTTCAAGACTGGTATCGCCCTCTTGCTTATGAGATCGTTCTTGAATCTCTATCCTAAAGAAGGTGTGATTCTATTCTATGATGCCGAATTCGGAACTCCTCAGTCGTACTTTAAGACGTTTGGCATCGATATGAGCAAAGTGTTCCACACCCCTATTACAGATGTGGAGCAACTTAAGCACGATATCATGAAGCAACTTGCTGAATTTAAGCGCGGCGAACGAGTCATGATCGTGCTCGATTCGGTAGGACAGCTTGCATCATTGAAAGAAGTCGAAGATGCGCTTGAAGGGAAACAAGTCGCAGACATGACCCGCGCCAAGGCGCTGAAGTCATTGTTTCGCATGATTACTCCTCATTTGCGTATCAAGGATATCCCTTTCGTGGTCGTGAATCATACATACAAAGAAATCGGGATGTTCCCAAAAGACATTCCTGGTGGTGGTACAGGTAGCTACTTCGCTGCCGATAACATCTGGATCGTTGGTCGCCAGCAAGAGAAAGTTGAAGGGGCGATCACAGGCTTCCACTTTGTCATAAACATCGAAAAGTCACGTTATGTGAGAGAGAAATCTAAGCTTTCGTTGTCCGTCATGTTTGGAGAAGGAATTGAACAGTACTCAGGTTTGCTCGAACTGGGATTGGAGAGTGGATTTGTTGAGAAGCCCGCACCAGGATGGTATCTCAAGAAGGGTGAAAAGACACGAGTCCGAGAAGCAGACACTAAGACCGCAGCGTTTTGGAATGATATTCTAAAGGATGAGGCCTTCAATGAATTTGTTAAGAAGAAGTTTGAAGTGGCTTACGGAGAGATTCTGGAAGACTCCAACGAGACCACTACAAAAACTAAATGAGGATTATGAGTTTTACGATATCACGGTAGAAGAAGAGTTGGTGAGTGCTGTACGATTATTGACAGAACCATACTCTAAAGTAATTTACTACTATGGATATGTAAAGGTAGTCCCAGAAGGTAATCTCAACAAACTCGCCTATCAATATACGCTGTGGGACACAGCCTGTTTCACAAAAGGTCAACTCACAGGTTCAGCAGCATTTAATACCCGTATTGGTGATGTGTTGGTATCGATCATTGCGGATGAGCACGGGAAGGGGGAATATGTATCGCCTAGAGTCAACGATCCTGAAGAACTTAGTCTATAACGAAACGTACATGAGGAAGGTGATTCCCTTCCTGAAATCAGAATACTTCAAAGAACGCACCGAACGAACGGTGTTCGACCAGATTGCCTCTTTCATTGATAAGTATAAAAACCTCCCAACACATGAAGCGTTAGTTATCAACATCACAGAATCGATAGAGTTGAAAGAAGAGCAGGTAAAAGACGCCATCGATCTACTCAAGCAGATTCATGTGGACCGCAGTGAAGCGACGGACCTAAAGTGGTTGACTGAAGCGACAGAGAAGTTCTGTCAAGAGTCGGCATTGTATAATGCAGTGCTTGAAGCGGTACAGATCATGGACGACAAAGGCGACAAGAAGAAGCCCAAAGAGTCGATCCCTGATATTCTCACAAGGGCCCTTGCAGTCACATTTGATCCACATGTCGGGCATGATTACATGCAAGACTCAGAAGCACGATTTGCGTTCTATCACAGTAAAGAAAGAAAGATTCCATTTGATCTTGAGATGTTCAACAAGATCACCGGTGGTGGGTTCTCAGTTAAAACATTGAACATCTTCTTGGCAGGCACCGGCGTCGGTAAGACGTTGTTGATGTGTCACTTAGCCGCGGCAGCCCTCACAATGGGGTTCAACGTCCTCTACATTACGCTTGAGATGGCGGAAGAGCGAATAGCTGAACGTATCGATGCAAACCTCTTAAATGTTGATATTAACACGCTTGAGCAGATCCCAAAAGCGGAATACGATAAGCGATTTGCAGGCTTTCGTAGTAAGACACAAGGCAAGCTGATTATCAAGGAGTATGCGACAGCTTCAGCCTCGACGTTACACTTCAAAGCGTTGTTGAATGAATTGTTGCTGAAGAAGACCTTCAAGCCTGATATCATTTTTATTGACTATATAAACATCTGTGCTAGTTCGCGCATTCGCCAAGGCGGCAATGTCAACAGCTACACATACATAAAAGCTATTGCTGAAGAGCTTCGTGGGTTGGGTGTTGAATTTGTAGTGCCTGTAGTGTCGGCGACACAGACGACCAGATCGGGGATGGATTCAAGCGATCTTGAAATGACTGACACCTCAGAGTCAATTGGATTGCCAGCCACAGCAGACTTCATGGCAGCGATTATCAATAACGAAGAGTTAGAGCAATTGAATCAGTTGATGATAAAACAGTTAAAGAGTCGCTATCAAGACAAATCTACACGAAAGAAGTTTGTGGTTGGTATCGATAAGAAGAAGATGCGATTATATGATGTGGCGCCGAGTGCGCAAGTGAATATCAGCGATGCAGGGCCTAAAGAAGAAATGATGCAGAAGCCATTTGAAAAGTCGCGCACCACCAGAGACTTCACTAAGTTTAAGGTATAACATGCAAATCAGTGAATTACAATTACCAGAACAACCATTCTTCCCCTACGTGACCGTGTTTGATGGTGCGTTGCCACGAGCATTTTGCGAACGAATGATTGGTAAGTTTGAAGCCAACGAAGGGGACGTTCAGCGTCAAACATATCTACGAGGGGTGAGAAACTTCACAGAAATCAATGTGTCTGAGAACTGGCACGATGAACATGAAATCATGGTGCGTTGTATTCAATCAGCAACAGCGGCGTATGTGGCCTACCATGGTATCATATACGATGCACAAATTCCTAGACAGTTTGGGTATGAACAGTTCAGAATGAAGCGATATCTCCCCAATGGCATCGATGTATTCAACCAGCACGCCGATGTGGGTAACTATGGTTCAGCACGACGCTTTGTGGCATTTCAATGGTATTTGAATACTGTAAAAGAAGGTGGAGAGACGGGGTTTGGTAGAAAGGCTGATGAAGCAGTCTTAAAGATTCCAGCAGTAGAAGGACGTTTGCTTGTGTTTCCTCCATTATGGACCCATTTACATTGGGGATCAAAAGTAGTCAGCGGACCTAAGTACATTCTAACTGGATATTTACATTACATCTAATGAAACTACAACACATTCATGACTTGGTTGTGAAGGTGCCAGAGGGTAGTCTCACTCCCAAGCAGATCATTCAGCCATTGAGAAAAGCGTTCAAACCCTATCCTTGGATACGGTTTGAGAAAAGAATTATGTCTATTTCAAACGCAAAGGGTCTTGCTGATGGAATGCTTATCACTGGAAAGTTTGAGCATGATTGGGTTGATCGGCCAGTCTGCTTTGTGACACTGTGGTTTCACTCTGGCAAAGAAGATAAGAGTATATGGTTCTCTGGTAAACTAAGAGATCGTATCTTGTTTGATATCTTTGCCACGATTGCTCATGAGCGCGTTCATATGTTGCAGGCGAAGAAAGCCAAAGCCTGCCCTCGAAACTTTCATGTGAATATAACGCATGATTGGATGTTGAAGCGCGATATTCAATATTACGGATCGAAGATTGAGATTGATGCGTTCGGTCTTACTTCCGTGCTTGAAGATCGATTCGGTATGTCCGGTGAAATCATAGAACGTTATAGAAAGCTATTCACACCTTATAGTCTTCTCTATAAGCGATTCTTAAAGAAAAAGTATGAGTACAACTTGAAAACTCCTCACATAAATAGTTCATTATGCAACCATTCAAAACTCACATAACAACAGAGAAGAATATACACCTAGAGCACATTGAAGACCAGGTGCTCAATCGTGGCGCCTATGGTGCGACAGAATCACTCAACTTCCTATTTGCGTTGCGTGATATGCTTGCCGGCCATGCGACTGCACCAATCAATCTTACCACTAAGTGGGACGGAGCACCGGCAGTTGTATGCGGAGTCAATCCAGAAAACGATCAGTTCTTTGTTGGAACAAAATCAGTGCTCAACAAAACACCAAAGTTGAACTATACTGAGAGAGATATTAACGTCAATCACCCTAACGATGAACTTAATCAGAAGTTGAAGGCCTGTCTTCGATATCTTCCTAAGCTCGGTATCAAAGGTATCTTGCAAGGGGATCTGATGTTCACGAAAGGTGATGTGAAGGATCAAACCATCGACGGCCGAGAGTATGTGACGTTCACACCCAACACACTCACCTATGCGTTTCAGAAGGGTACTACACTTGCTGAGAGGATCAAAGAGGCACAACTCGGTATCGTGTTTCATACATCATATCACGGCACGAAGATGGATAACCTAATCGCGTCTTACAACGTCGATATCGGGTACTTGAATCACCCCAAAGAAGTCTGGTATCGTGATGCTAGTTATGTGGATGAAACAGGCACGGTCACATTCACGCAAGAAGAACTGACATACTTGAATACACTCTTGAATAGTGCAGTCAAGTCATTTTCGGCGATCAATGACAAGGTACTCAACCAGATTGCGCTGAACGGTATCTATCGTGACAACATAAAGATTTTCAACAACACAAAGGTCCGCGCTGGCGAATCAATCTTAGATACGACACTATATACCAATCAGTTGATCCACTGGCTTGAAACTCGTATGACAGCAGCTATCGGTGAAGCGAAGTTACCAGAGACAAAACGCAAGCGTACACAAGAGCGAACCAACGTCCTAGGGTTCTTAAGAGCCCATGCTCCTGAACTCAGATCGATTTTTGACTTGCAGAATCAACTTGTCTATGCTAAAATGTTTATCTTAAATAAGCTTCACCAAGTCAGCAACACACATACATTCCTACGAACAGAGACGGGATACAAAGCGACGAACCCAGAGGGGTTTGTGGCCGTCGATCATTTTGGCAATGCTGTTAAGCTTGTCGATAGACTCAGCTTTTCCCATGCGAACTTCACCGCCGCAAAGGATTGGTCAAAGTAATAAAAATGGAGTGATTATGAGCAAGCGTGATTTGGTAATCGGTGCAGTAACAGGCTACAAGTTCAATCAACTTCTCCCTTGGGTCAATAGTCTAGATCGATCAGGCTTTGAAGGTATCAAGGCCTTGATTATGTACAACACAGACTTTGACACTGTGCGCGAACTCAACAACCGCGGATACGCGACGATTCTTCTTGGTAAAGATGATACAAAAGGAAACTTCGTTTATCATAAACAAGACTTTGCCATTGTAGTCGAACGGTTCCTCCATTACTATCTCTTCCTTGGTAACAACGACAATGCTAACATCGTCCGAAATGTCATTGCAACCGATGTGAAGGATGTAATCTTCCAACATAACCCATCTACTTACCTCGATACACTAGAAGCCCGTAAGAAGAAGCTGGTAGCTTCCTCTGAAGCGATTGCTTATGAACATGAGCCGTGGGGCGCCAACAATCTATTACAGTCATTTGGTATCGAGATGTACGAACGACACAAGTCCAATATCGTTGTAAACTGCGGAGTCATTGCAGGTGAATTTTCAACGTTCATGGGATTGTGTAAGACGATCTATTTGGCATGTGCTGGCACGGTGCAACATGTGCCTGGAGGTGGCGGTCCCGATCAAGCAGCATTGAACTTGATGATGGAGACTCCCGCCTATCAAGATATCACCGACTTTGCGACACATGAGTATCCTTGGGCTGCACAATTGGGTACGACAATGGATCCCAATAAGATCAATGCGTATCTTCCCAACATTCACGAAGCATTGCCGGTCTTCAACCCAACTACAAATATGGTGGAAACGCCATCTGGTATGCCGTATGCGATTGTACACCAGTGGGATCGTGTCCCTGAAGTCAAGCAAGCTGTGGAGAAACTTTATCTATGAGCACTGTAGAAGAATCCCCTGAGAATCGGAAAGTACCAGTCGTTCAAGAACCAGAACGACTGAGACGTATATGTTATGTGGTACATCGTTATGCGCCATATCCGGGTGGCTCTGAGAACTATGTACGCGACATGGCAGAAGAAACTGCTATGAGAGGTCACCATGTGGCGGTGTTCGCAGGTGAGCACATGGGTAATCAACGAGGCATTCGTGTGACTTCAGACCCAGCGATTCTGATGGAACGTTGGGATTTGATTGTCGTACATGGTGGTGATGTAGCGGTACAGAACTTCGTCTTGAACAATGCACACCGACTTGGTGGTCCTGTGCTCTATATGCTCATTATGCCCTCCCACTCTGTTGAATGCGTAGGAGCACTCCATAAAGCTGCATACATAGGATGCTCGACATATGCAGACTGGCGACATGTAACATCATATAATGCTCAAAATCGTTCGGTCAGAATTCGTCATGGAATCAACCTTGACTCTTCTGTGGGCACTCCAGGCTTCCGTAAGAAGTACAATATTAAAACTAGGTACATGTTCTTATCATCTGGAGGATATTGGGCCAACAAAGCATTTAATGAATTGGTTGAGACCTTCAATAAGGTCAATCGCCATGATGTTACGTTAGTTCTAACTGGCTATGACAATCGATCAAACTTGATGCCCAAAGCGAGTGAATTTGTGAAACCGTTCTTGTTAGATGATCGTGGGGAGATGTTATCGGCCCTTATGGATTCCGATCTATATATCCTCAATAGTCACAGTGAGGGGTTTGGATTGGTGTTGCTTGAATCGATGTTGAATCTAACCCCGTGGGTGGGGCGACACATTGCAGGCGCAGAACTCATGAGAGAATTTGGGAAGACATATACCACGCAAAATGAACTAGCTCGATATCTGAATGACTTTGTGGGGCAGACTGCGGCGCATTTACTCGAATCACAGAAGTATGTTATGTCCACGCACCTTATTAGACATACGGTCTCTGATATCTTAAGGGTATTTAAGTGAACCTAACGTTTGGTGTCTTGACAGCATACGAAGATCACACACGGCTGAACGCGGTGATTCAGTCGATCAAAGATTTGAATGTACCAAACTCTGAGGTGATTGTTGCGGGGTCTTATAGTCCAAATAAGCTTCCTACAACAGGCGCCTTTGAAGGAGTTGGACATATTCTCACTGACGGTTGGATCACTCGTAAGAAGAACTTAATTGCCAATCTAGCCCTCGGTGAAGTGTTAGTGCTTGTTCATGACTATTATCTCTTTGATAAAGGGTGGTATCGATCATATGAGAAGTTTGGGTATGATTGGGATATTTGCAGCAATCCGCAGTTTCTACAGAATGGGCGGAGACATTTTACTGATTGGGTGGTGTGGGATTCCCCGACCTATCCAAGGTATCATTCGTTGTGTTATGACGATTTGAGTCAAACTAAATATCAGTATATTTCAGGTGGTTATTTTCTTGTGAAGAGAGATTTCTTACAAGCGTACCCCCTTAACGAAGAGATGCAACCTGGGTCACCAGAAGACGTTGAGTGGAGTCTACGAGTCAGAGACGTAGCAACAATCAAATGCAACCCGTGGGCAATCGTTCGCCACAATAAGAGGCACCGTGACTGCAAATAAACTTGTGATATTTGATTTAGATGGTGTATTAGTTAAGAGTCGAGAGATTCACTTTGAGGCGCTGAATAAGGCCTTAGCTGAAGTGCATCCTAATTGGGAGATCGGTTGGGAGGAACACCTCGCTAAGTATGATGGTCTCCCTACAACAAAGAAACTTCAATTACTCACGGAAGAGAAAGCATTTCCAGAACACTACTACGATCAAATTTGGAAAGCCAAACAAAAATATACAGTCGAACTCTATCAACAGATACAACCTAGTATCAAGCTGCAAGGACTATTAAAACATTTAAAGGATTGTAATATCAGAATCGCCGTAGCATCTAATAGCATACGTGAGACCATGGAAACGGCGTTGATTCGTTTGGGTATAAGAAGTATGGTAGGATGCACAGTGTCTAATGAAGATGTGCAGTATCCTAAGCCGTATCCGGAAATGTACTGGAACTGTATGTCGTTCTTTAAGGCGCTACCAGAGAACACTGTGATTATCGAAGACTCTCATATCGGTAGGGAGGCTGCACTTGCAAGTAGAGCACATTTAGTTCCTGTGAGTGACCCTGAAGACCTCACATGGAAGACGATCAGCCATACCATCGACATATTAAATGGTGTAGGCAAGACCAACGTGCCATGGCGCAATAAGAAGATGAATGTGGTCATTCCTATGGCAGGTCATGGTTCACGCTTTGCACAAGCAGGCTACACATTCCCAAAGCCACTCATTGAAGTGAACGGCAAGCCGATGATTCAGCTTGTCGTAGAGAACCTAAACATCGACGCTCACTACATTTTCATTGTGCAGAAAGAGCATCATGATAAGTACCAACTCAAGTATATGCTCAATCTGATTGCACCTGGTTGTGATATCGTACAAGTAGAAGGAGTAACAGAAGGCGCGGCATGCACCACGCTTCTTGCTTCGCACCTTTATGGTAATGGAGATCCTCTCTTGATTGCCAACTCCGATCAATTTATTAAATGGAACTCCAATGAATGTTTGTATGCGTTCACCGCAGACGGCATTGATGCTGGGTTGTTAACCTTTAAGTCGATACATCCTAAGTGGTCATTTGCTCGATTAGGACCTGATGGATTTGTTGCTGAAGTGGCAGAGAAGCGTCCTATCTCAGACTTAGCATCTGTGGGTATATACTACTGGAAGCAGGGGCTTGATTATGTGCTGTACGCAGATAGAATGCTCCGAAAAAACATTCGCGTCAACAATGAATTCTATGTGTGTCCTGTGCTCAACGAAGCAATCGCCGATGGGAAGAAAGTTCGCGTCAAGAGTGTGGAAGAGATGTGGGGTCTGGGTACACCTGAAGATTTGAAAACATATTTGGAGCATCATCCATGAGTGTTATAGTAGAAGTAGGCGCCCATTTAGGTGCTGAGACATTTAATTTTCTAGGCGATGCTGAGGCACTGGTCTATGCGTTTGAGCCAGAACAACGAAGCTTTGCAGAACTCTATCGTAAAGCACAATCCTACCCACGACTCACGGTCCTTCCATTCGCTGTTGATATCGGGGACAATCAAGAACCATTGTTTCATAGAGAATCGGGATTCAGCACACTTGATCCTCCAGCATTCGGTTCGCAGAGTGCTCAATTTACGATGACATGGACCATTCGTCTAGACACGTTCATGACGCTCTATAACATCGAAAAGATTGATTATCTACGAATCGACGCTCCACTACGGGAAGAGATGTGCTTGGAGAGTATCGACACCCGTATAAAAGACGTACAGAGAGGACGCATTCGACGCTACGGCCCTCGATCCGTGGTTCCTGCATGGTTACTTGACCACGGCTTCCATCTTGAACTAGACACAACTTCTGATAATGTGACAGATCCTGATATTCGATTCTGGAGGACATAATGAATACGTGGATTTTGACATTTAACAGGCCAGCAGCACTTAATAGACAAATTTCTTCATTCAAAACATGGACAGGTGTGAATATTTTCACCAACCACCCCTATGTGCAACTCAATCAGGAACACCATGATTCTCACTCCGCAGGGAATTTGCCAGTACTTTATAATTCACTCTCAGACCAAGAAGCAACTTCCTATTGTGCTAGAAGTTGGAACAACATATTCTTAAAGGGGTTTAAGTATGTCGATGAAATGATCTGTGTTCAAGATGATACCTTTATCACTGACCCAGAACGATTCAAGGACCTGATTCTCAGCAACAAAGACAAGTATGATTTGATATGGGGACCTGCTGGTGACCAGTTCTTCTACCTCAAAAAGAAAGTCCTACAGACGGTAGGATGGTTCGATGAACGCTACCTTGGTTGCTACTGTGGAGATGCTGATTGGCTCAAACGTGTGTGGAATAACTACGACCGTAACCGTTTGTCAATCTCCGAATCCCACGACTGGGGATTCAAACACAACAACATTGGGTTGGAGAATATCATCCCTACCCATATCAATTCTAAGCGAATTGACGCCACATATATAAATCAGCATGAGGAGATAGAACAGGCTGTAGGCGCCAAAACGAATCGTGTTCTTGAGCACTCTCAGTTATTCTATGAGGAGAAGTGGGGGCACCCACTCAATGGCAATCCATTGAATTCACGAGTGGAACCTCTTATCGAAGAGATTGATTGGTATCCGTGGTTCACAGAGAAGTATCTAAAGTAATTTATTTTAACTAGGAGGTATCATGAAAAAGTTACTAAGTTTTATTGTGTTGGCATTTATGTTGGTGTTTGGATCAACATCCTATGCTGATACCACAACAAGTGCACCTATCAATATTGACGGAAACGCATTCTATAATGCCACTTTCACACCGGCCGGTGGAACTTGTGTACTCTCTAACCAGATTCATATTGACGGTCTCAACCACGTCATGATCTACTCTAAGGTTGATAATAACGCATTCGCTGAGGCTGGTGGTTATATGATCGTTGAATTCAGCCCAAATGGAGTGGTCTGGTATGATCTACAAGGAACGGGTTGGTCTTTTGCGTCAGGTTGGTTGGTGCCATTCCCACCTGCCAATGGGGTATATAATTACACATTTTCCTATCCTACAGGTTCTGTTGTGGCTACAGATATTAGATTTAAGGTGTGTTTCGCTGTTGTTAATTTGACAGTCTCGGTATTTGGGAGGTAATATGTCAGAACATTTGAAGCCTTTTTGGAACGAAGAAGCCTCCCGATGGTCCTTGACAAACAAGAACCCTCTTGTCGGTTGGTATGATGAACACATGAATGACACTCAAGAGGGGGAGATATTATTCCGAGGCATTCCAACGAAGGTAGGCTCGCTGGCCTTAGAGTTTGGGTGTGGGCCGGGACGTAACTTCATTAAGTTCCGTGATTGGTTCAGCCGTATTGATGGAGTAGATATCTCTGATGAAATATTAAGAAAACTTCCTCTCAACTTAGCAGAGTCGAATACGCCAGTCCCAAATACATGGTTGATCGATGGTCACTCTCTACCCGAGGTGCCATCCAACACCTATGATGTGGTATTCTCTATTATCTGTATGCAGCATATCTCTTGCCGATCCTGGCGCTTGGAGTTGTACAGAGAATTTATGAGAGTACTCAAGCCAGGTGGCTTCTTCACATTTCAGATGGGATTCGGCCCAGGCCATCCTATCTCACGGGATTACTTCCATGAATACGGGCCCGAAGACTTGATACATCGTGATACGAGGGTAGAAGATCCTGATGCACTTAAGAAGGATCTGATGGACCAAGGATTTGAGGGATTTGATTACAAACTTACTGTACCTTGTCATGACCAGCATCCATCGTGGATTTGGGCGCGAGTGCAGAAGCCTTTATAATATTTAAGAGGTTATTATGAGCGTTGGAGAAAGCAGCTTTCTACAGAGACAACAGAGATTTTGGGGCGACATTGCGAAGACCTGGAGTCTTCAGAATAAGAATCCTATCGTCGGTTGGTACAATGAGCACCAGAACTTTCCAGAGTACGATACGGTCCTGTTCAGAGATATTGCTATCACAGGGCAAGAGGTCGTACTTGAGTATGGTTGTGGGCCTGCACGAAACATCATTCGATGGTATGGAAAGTTCAAGCGTATTGATGGTGTAGACATTGCGCCTGAGTGCATCGAAAAAGCCAAGATCAACCTTGCCGCTTCGCGTCTTCCAGAACCCAATCTCTGGTCGAACGATGGTCGCTCACTTAATATGATCGACTCAGCAGGAAAAGATCCTAATAACCCAGGCCCAAGTGAGTGGCAGGGTTATGATATTGTGTTCATGGTGATTAGTCACCAGCATATCACGTCCCGCGCTGTGCGTTTGCATTTGTATAGAGAATTCTTACGTGTCTTGAAGCCGGGCGGACACTTATGTTTCCAAACAGGCTTCGGTCCTGGACATCCACGTTCTGTTGATTACTTTGCCGAAGACTTTAACACTGAAGCAGACTTCGTGGATAAAGACGTGCGAGTAGAGAACGTAGAGATTATCAAGGCCGACTTGGTCAACCAGGGATTCACTTGGCTCGATCATGCAATCACGAGGACCTGTAAGGATGAACACCCAGCTTGGTTGTGGGTGCGTTGTCAAAAACCATTATGATCTATATTGCGCACAGAGGTAATATCAAAGGTTCGGATCCTCAACGAGAAAATGCGCCTGGATACATCGACGAGGCTTTGAACCTGGGGTATAAAGCTGAGGTTGATCTGTGGGCAGAGGGTGACCAATTGTGGCTCGGCCACGATGCTCCCCTTTACCCAATCTACATTGATTTCATTCGATGTAGACAACGAGAACTCTTTGTTCACTGCAAGAATACAGATGCACTAGATGCCGTAAGATCAGGTAAAGTTGATGCCCATTACTTCTTTCACCAACATGATGACTACACATTGACCAGTGAAGGCCTTGTATGGGTCTATCCTGGTCGCATGATGTGTGATAAGTCAATCCTCGTCCTTCCTGAGTCGTGGCTTAACAACGATCAGTATGTTGATTACATAGAGCGATGGCAAGGTAAGATCGTTGGTGTGTGTTCAGATTTTGTTGACACACTCAAGACTTTATAAATACACCACAATCTAATATTCCTGTAGAGGGGATAGTCCTTGTATCTACCAAAAGACGGCCTTAATATCTCCAGAGAACTTCTCCCCCAGGTCGCCAACGCGGACCTCCCCGATTACTTCAATTGGCTTAAAACTAACAAGCAAATCTCCTGCATTACTACCGAATTGCCTGTTTCTTCGCTTCATCCATCACAAGGTGACTTCAATGAAGAGAAGATTGCCGAATTGATGACGCATAGACTGGAAGAACTCAAAAAGCCAATCATTGTGTCTTCTGACTTCTTCGTGCTCGATGGTCACCATCGTTGGCTAGCGTTGCTCAATATGGACCAGAACGACACTATACCGGTAGTCATGACGAATGTGAAGATCATGGATCTGCTTGCAGCCACGAAAGAGTATCCTAAGTCATTCACTAGAACTGTGGTCGAATCATTCAAGAGTATGATCGGTAGCAAACATGCGGTTATGTCTTATGCCCGCATGAATCCTCCAACGAAGGGTCATGAGAAGCTGATTCATACGGTGCATCATGTAGCGAATGAGTTTGCCGCTCACCATGAGATCGTATTAAGTCATAAACACGACAACACAAAGAACCCATTGAGCCAGGAGACCAAGCACAGCTACCTGAAGCAGATGTTTCCAGATACAAATTTTGTGAACGCAACAGATGAACATCCAAGTATATTTCACCACGCGACACGTTTGAATCGCGCAGGATACAAGCATTTACATGTGGTCGCTGGTGATGATCGTGCCAAAGAGTTTGAGGAGAAATTACATAAATACAACGGGCACTATGATGACGCAGGCAACGGCTATAAATTCGACTCGATAACTCTTCACTCCGCTGGTTCGAGAAACCCAGAAGGAAAAGGACTTGAGGGGTTATCGGGTACGAAATTGCGTGATTATGCAGCAAATGGGAACTATCCAGAATTTGCAAAAGGTGTGCCAGGATCAACAGAAGTCGCCAAAAGACTCTACAACGATGTGCGACAAGGATTAAAACCGATGAACGAGAGTGCAGAACTTCTAGAAGAAGGCGTCCATGACGCTGCTATTTTCAAGGCCGTGTTTCTTGCTGGTGCACCAGGCTCCGGTAAAGACTATGTTCTTAAGCATGCCTTAGATGGCCACGGTCTTACAGAGATCAGTTCAGATCCGATGTTGACCCATTTGATCGATAAGAACCAAATGGATCGAAAGATGCCAGAGCATGAGCAAGAGAAGCGTGGCCTGTTGAGAAAGAAAGCTCAATCACTCACCGACCTGCGCCAGAAGCTTGCATTACATGGTCGCAACGGTATCATAGTCAACGGTTCAGGTGCTAGTTTTGACCAGGTTAAGAAAATCAAAGGTATGCTTGATGAACTAGGCTATGCCTGCAAGATGATCTTTGTAGATACCAGCGACAATGTAAGCCGCAATCGCAATATCGAACGTGGTCAGAAGGGCGGTCGCACTGTTCCTGAGAAAGCACGAGCAGAGAAGTGGAGAGCCGCGCAGGATTCTCGTGTCAATTTCTCTAAACTCTTTGGTTCTGAGAACTATCACGAATTCAACAACGACGAAGACCTCCGCAATAACACTGACGGTGAAGTACATAAGCAGAAGACGAAAGAACTTGAAGACCTCTTCAAGACAGTCAAGAAGTTTACGCAGCAACCACCGGAGCATCCATCTGCACAAGAATGGGTTCATAAGAATCTTGGTAAGCTTGCAAAGCAACCACTTGGCAACAAGACTCAGCAAAAGAAGCAAATCCCGGCTTCACCCGATGCACAAGCGACAGAAGACGCCCGCAAACTTGGGCTTCAGTACTATGGGTATGGTCGCTATGGTAAAGCAGGACGTGTCACGCATTTCTCATTGAACGGCAAACTGGTAGAGAAGAAGAAAGCATTGACTCCACCTAAGTCGTTAGAACCAGCAAAAACAACAAAGAAGCTTGATGAAGCTTTTGAAGAACTATTTACGGAGGATAATGATGAACGTATACGATTGGAAAATCACATGGCTTCTTCTTTTGTGGTGGGAGGATTGGAAGTGGTTCCTTTACATGTACAATACCTCTCCGACACCATGCGAGGACACAGAGAAAGAGTTGATAAAAACAGTCAAGACAGATTCAGTAACCTCCGTGAATACGTTTGTGAAACCAGCAGGAGTGAAGTTCGAGTGGGAACCGACAAAAGTGACACCAAAGCGCAAGGTAACCAAGAAGAGAAACCCCAAGAAACAACTTCTTCTTTCCGAGGGCTCATGGAACGATTGGGGTCTAGAAGAACAGAAGTCAAAAAAGAAATCCTCAAAGAAGGCGAGCCGACGCAAGACGTAGGAGGTGACGGTGGTCCTATTCTTGGTACTGGAACCGCCGAGACTGTTGATAGTACAAACGGTGGCATTGCCACGAACGGTCCAAAGAAGACATTGAAGAAGTTCAAGGGAGATATCAAGTAATGGATACCTCAACGAAGTGGACGCCAGCCGTAAAGACTGCCCATCATTATCAGGGGCAGATCAACGGTAAGACATATGTGGTACCTCATGCGTCTTTGAATATCTATCACAAAGGTGGATATGCAGAGCCGATGCGTCATTCGATTGTCACTTCGTTGCATCATGTGCAGCATAACAATCCAGACTTGACGCCTGAAGAACATACACGAGTGCATGAACATATCAAGGCAATTCATGGGGGACAAGCGCCTGCCAAGCTGAAGGAAGAAATCAAAATCACCACGACGCCTGCAACACGAAAAGAGTTGAAGGCGGCACGACCAATGCGTAAAGGAGCCGCGGAGAGATTTATGAAAAGATTTGCTGCCAAAACAGAACTAGAAAAAAAAGAACAACTCAGTGAATCAAAACAAAAGCTCTACAATCCCGATGGGTCGTTTCGAGCCGGCGTCAAAGTGACCGTCGATGGAAAGCACGGAGAGATCAGTCATGTTCATCACAGTCAAGAACACCCAACCTATCCACACTCCTATAAAGTCACTGACTTGGGCGCGAATGATCCCTACAAACAAACTCGTTTACGCGGCAACACATTCATTTCACATAGAGACATAAAGCCATTAGAAGAACGAGCATTAACTGCCGCCGAGACGGACAAGAAAGAGGATATGGTGCATTCCATGAAGAAGAACCTTCAGAGCTTCAAAGATCGATACGGCGCGGACGCCAAGAGTGTGATGTACGCGACGGCGACGAAGAAAGCAAAAGAGTTGGCAGAACGAAGTGAGAACTTCATGTTTACCCATCACCCTGGCGACCCAGAGAGCGAAGATAAGTTGAAACGCGCTAAACAAATGCTACAGGGTACCGGTAAGAAGCTGCACGTTCGCGCCCGTTTAGGAAAAGACAATCCTAACGCCCATGAATATAAGAACAACACGCGCCATGGGCATCCTGCTTCAAATAGATATCAGACGATCTTGAAGCAAGACGCCAAGCATTTTGACGTATACAAGCGTCCAAGCATTCATGAAGAATCGCATGGTAGTAACTTCCTTGATAAGGACCGTACAGACGCCAAGATCAATCGACGTAAAAGTTTTGCGGCTCATGCGAAAGAGAAGAGAGAGAATGAAGCCCATAAGGATAATCATCATGAGGGTCCTTTGAATGAAAGTCTCTCTGCCTTTATGAAGACCTATAAGAAAAACGAAGCACGAAACGAACACCAAGCTAATATGGTGCATCTTGCAAAACACTTCGGTAATGAAGCCGATCAAAAAGAAGCACAGTTTTACTATGATGAACAGAAGAAGCACGGAGAGAATAGACACTCCGAAGCTCAATCTAAGTTACACAGAAAGTTATGGCCGAGAGCAGTAGCCAAACACACCTATAGCAATTACAACGAAGAGGTAGACGCCATGAGTCAACTTAACGAAACATTACATGCGTACCAGGTACATCACAACGGCAAGCATATCGACACTGTATTCTATGGTAGTCACGAAGACCCAGCCGATGTGAAGAAGTCGTTGGTCAACCATGATGGTTATGACCCAGGCATCACAATCAAGAAAGAAAAGTTCCATCACCTTCCAGTGAGAAAGAACCTGAAGGAAGAAACACCATCCAAGCTTCCATTGATTCGATCTGTGTTGAAAGAAATGTCCACCCGTAAACACTTTCAACAAGTGGCCGATTTGATTAAGGCGAACCCAGATGCGAAGAAGCGCCAGGAGTTTGCGAATCATCATGCTACAGTGTTTGCGGCGCAGAACCCACGTTTCAACCATGAGTTATTTCATAAGGCCGCGGGCACCACATATACGAAATCATAAGGACTGATATGAAGAAGTTCACTGAGTTAAAAGAAAACACACCGACAGTGCATACCTACAGAGGGTACTCTATCAAGGAGTATGAGGGAAAGTTCCATGTGCAGAAGACGCCTGGGACTACTCTATCCCATCATGCCAGCAAGAAGGATGCCAAGAGTCGTATCGATTACTACCACAGGCTCCCAGATAAGAGCATGTCGCATGGTGATATGGTCTCGTTGGTCAATGAAACAAAGTGGCATGTTAAAGAAGAGAAAGAAGTACCGAAGAGCACACTACCTAGCGACGAACCAAAGAAGAATGAGGAGTCTATCAAGAACATATCTGCGCATGATAAAAGGACTCTATCACTCATGAAGTCAATGTTTGGTCGCCGCCCTATGAAGGAAGAGACAGAGCGAGAACGTAAGTCTCATGCTGTGCGTATGGCACCTGCACCTACTAATGACCAATTAGAAAAGCGGGATGAGTCAGATGATCTTATCAAGAAGAATTTTGAGACTGCACAAAAGAAAACGGCTGATGCACTTGCCTCTAAGGAAATCACGAAAGTCATGAAAGAGTCAGTCGGTAGTGTACCGGGTGGCGGTGTGCTCGACGAAAGCGGACCTGATACATACAAAGTCGGAGATCATGTCATTGCAAAGATCGGTCCTCACGCTGGTCAGGTGCATAGAGTCATTCATGTGCATCCTACAGGGCATCTGAATATTACACCAATCGGGCACAGCAACCGATATAAGTTAGGGGCAGCGAAAGCGAACCCAGAAGATGTGACGCGACAGCTTGAAGAAGCGAAGAAGAAACCTAAAAAGAAGTTCGTACCAGATCCAAAGATTTGGAAAAAACTGCCCGTACTATCAAAGCTCCTAGGTGTCAAATTAGAAGAATCGATCATATCACGCACGACAGTCCAAGAGGTCTTTCAGGCAGCGAAAGCGAAGAAGAAAGAAGCGGGTAAAGACAAGAAAGAGATCAAGACTGACCCAAAGAAAGATCCAAAGAAAGAGAAAGTGTCAGCACAAGACTTTGACAAACCGAAGGAGTTTCAGGACCCTGGGCAAGCTGAACCAGATCAGACCGAAGTCCAGGCAAAACCCCCTCAGTTCGGCGGCAAAGACGGTGACGATGCAAAGCCCAAGGAGAAGAAGAACAACACTCCAGAGCCAGAAAAGAAGGGCACAAAGCTTGTAGTCAAGGGCCCTGGTGCTGATGACAAGTTCCAGACCGATCCTATCGTAACCCCTGTGACAACGTTGCCGGACACGGCATCCGCACGAACCGGTAGCCAAGGGGTCAGGTAACATATAAATAGAGTGACAATATTATGAGAGATCCAAATATGATTATTTACTGCGATAGTGACGGTGTTATCTGTGACTTCTACGGTGGTGCCGAGAAGCTCCTGGGGCATCCTTGGGGTGAACGGCACGGGGTAAGACAAAAAGCACTCGAACAAGGTTTACTACTCAACAAGCACGAAACTTTCTGGTCGACACTCCCAGAGATACCAGATTGGAAAGTTTTGTGGAGCTTTATTGAAAAGTACGATCCTCATATTCTGACAGCAGTTCCGGCTTGGGATCATGATTTTGCTGTAGTTGAAGAAGGTAAGTGGGAGTGGTATCAGAAACACATTCCTTTGCTTCCGAGAGACCGCTTTCATGTTGTGTATCGTGACGAAAAGGCACAATTCGCACGAAATGGTGACGTGCCTAACATTCTGATTGATGACCATCCAGGTAACATAAAAGACTTTGAAGCGGCCGGCGGTATTGGAATCTATCATGTCAGTGCGAAAGTTACGATTTTGAAACTTAAGGAACTCGGGTATCACTAACAAAAGGGAGAAGTAACATGAGTCTATGGACAATGACCGATTTAGCTAACGGGGCACCAAAATTCGCTGTGGCAGGAGGCCTCGGTGTTGCGGCGAATGGCAGTGTCCTATTCGACAACGTGCAAGTTGGCGCTTTTGTCACAAATTCCGCAATTGGAATCTTTGGCGTCGATGCGAATGAAACATCCAATCTGTTAGGGACCGCGGTTGAGTCCAACAGAGGGTATCACGCAGGATGGGTCAATCGTAAGGTTGGTACGGGCCCGGTTACAGGAATCACTCTTGTAACAGGTGGTCTTGGATACTCAAACGGCTTCATCGATTTCACAGGTGCAGGTGGCCAGGGGGCTGGTGCCAATGCAGCATTCACAGTGAACGCAAATGGAGCAGTGGTATCTGTTACGTTAGCGAGTGGTGGTGGAGATTATATTTCTGCACCAACTGCAACAGCGAACGGGGCCAATAACTCTGCCGCTGTATTCACTACAACGGTAGGTGGTCGTGCAAATCGTATTCAATATGAAACTATCGTAGCCGCTGGATCAATATCAACAGACGGCGGAGCAGACGATACTGAATTCGGCGTATAATCATGAAAGCATTCGATTTGTTTTTGAAAGAACATGCGATGGGGGAGGAGCCTCTTCTCCCCTCTACGCAAGGCGAACTGGGTGCTCTAGATTTACATGATGAACAAGTCAGAGATGGCTTGAACATGGAGCTTCTAGATATCACAGATAGTCCTGAACGTATGCTTCCTGTGATTACTTTCGATAGAGTGCGCGAGGTACTTGGAGCCGCTGGCTACTGGATCCCTTCCGCCACTATGAACTCTGCACTCTTTGATGAAGAGATAGGGGATGAAGTATTCGTATTGTCTCCACCTACGAAGGATGCCGATCAACCAGTGAAAGCAGATTGTTATTTGTATTTTGCATTTGCAGAGACCGAAACAGGTGATTGGGATGTATTGGCTGAAGTAGTCAACTCCTTGGAGCTAGAAGATATTCTTTCAGATCAACAGTAAGGGTGCACTAGATTATGGATGATATGATTGATCTGACACCTGATACTGTTATGATCTACGCGGTGAAGTCATATGATAAACCCACGTATATCAAAAGTGAGCTTCAAGAAGACCTCAAGCATTTAAGTTATGTGAGGAGATTGTTTAGACGATATCACCAGTACGGTGAATTGCGAGAGCGGCTGATTCTGAACCATATTGTGATTCTCTACAATATCTTCGGTGTCCCCGCTGCCACCAAACTTCTCTTCTATCACACACGACCTGAAGACTTTGCAATTCTTAAGACGTTTCTTGTGTTCTTGAACTATATGCCTGATAGAGTCTATGGAATCAATAGCAAGACGATCTATTCATCGGATTTACAAGTTGACCCTATCATCGTAGACGCGCTGAGAAAGATTAAAGGGTAATTATGCAGTTTCTTGTCGAACAGATCGAACGCTTTGATTCAGCGGGTCAAGAAGATCAAATAAACGACTTCTATCATTTTTGCTGTGTTGGTCTTGAAATCTTCGATAACCCCACCATCTTCTTCATTACAGAAACAGGCGGAACATCATTCGGTTCTTACAGCCCATCACAACAATTGGTGATGGTAGCTACTAACGGTCGTCATATCTCTGACATTCTACGCACATTCGCCCATGAACTCGTCCATCACAAACAGATGGAAGTCAATCCGAATGCACCTATTGAAGAACTTGAGTATGAAGCGAATGCGATTGCTGGTATGATAATGCGCGACTATAATAAGCTACATCCAGAGATGTTCAATTTAACAACTGAGATAGAAGATGCCGCTCCTTCAGATTCATTAGGTGACTCACAAGGTGCGGTAGCAGATGATACGACCAGGCCTTCACAGCCCGTCGAAATGTCTGAAGATGCAGGCGCTGTCACAGCAGGGAGTGGTGATATCGCTGGTATTGGTGTTGGACCACAAGGGGAGCCTGGATTCACGAAGAAGAATCGTCCTAACATGTTTAAGCGCAAGACACTCAAACAATTGAAAGAAGAATTGAAGGGGTAATCATGGCAGACTTTTTGAAATCAGCAGGCGGCATTCTTGCAACACTCGCACCAACCGTAGCTAGCGTCTTAGGTGGACCACTCGCAGGCATGGCGACTACGGCTATTATCAGTGCGTTCGGTTTAGCACCTGATGCCAGTCAAGATGATATCATGAAAGCTGTATCAGCCGCTACACCTGACCAGATGATAAAGCTAAAAGAGATTGAATCGAAACTCATTATTGATTTGAAAGCTCTCGACGTTGACCTCGAAAGAATCAATGCTGGCGATAGAGACTCAGCACGTAAGAGAGAAATTGCTACGAACGATTGGACACCACGAATCCTTGCAAGTCTTATCATTGGTCTCTATATCGGCGTACAATATTTTATTTTCGGTGGTCATGTACTCGATCCAGGAATGCGTGACATTGCGATGCGATCACTTGGTACATTAGATGCCGCAGTGGGATTAGTCCTAGCATATTACTTTGGATCATCTAATTCTTCAAAGCAAAAGACAGATCATCTTGCATCGTTGGCCATAGCAAATAAGGATTCAAAGTAAGATGGCTGAACCAGAAATCAGTTCTGAATGCCAGGAAGATTTTACCGACCTACGACTTGCCGTTGGCATCATTCAGCATGACTTGGTCTCCCAGAGTAAGATCACCGATAAGCTTGCTGAGGCAGTAGAGAAGATTGAAGAGATGAATGCCAATCTAGTAAAGATGATTGCCCTTCATGAACTGAAGCATGAGAATGCTACTGATGATCTAAAAGAACTCGAACACCGATTTGATAACTTTCGTCAAGGTAGTGTGACGACCACAACCACCACATCTACTGTTGAGGATGAAGCGCGACAGACACTCGAACAATTGAATAAGTGGAAATATATGATTATTGGTGGCGCTCTAGTTGTTGGTGCGTTACTCTCACATGTAAAATGGTCAGTGTTACTTTCCATCTTCGGCGGATAATCTCTTGCAATTCCGCTATGTTTGATATATAATGATTCGCTATGGCACTCCACATTGATTTGAAATACGCCAATCTACTTTCTTCACACTTTGACAGATTCGTCCGTAAGGATGATTATCTGTTTAATGTGCGTTGTCCTATCTGTGGCGACTCTCAAGCGAAGAAAACCAAGATGCGCGGGTACATCTACCAGTCGAAACAACGACTGGCCTATAAGTGTCATAACTGTAATGCGAGCCTGTGGTTAGGCGCATTGATTAAGCACATGAACCCAGGCTTATATAAAGAGTATGTGCTTGAGACGTTCAAAGACTCTCCCCGACCATCGAAAGCTACCACACCACAGAACTCTTGCACGACAAAGATCCGATTTGGTACCGTTGACCAACCTATCTATCAACATGCTGAAAAGATTAAGGATTTACCACAACAACATTACGCGAAGAAATACGTCAAAGATCGACTCATACCAGAGAAGTTCTGGCACAAGCTCTACTTCACTGAACGCTATAAAGATTTCTGTGATGAAGTCGCACCTGGTCATGATAAAGAACTTCGCAACGATGCCCGCTTAGTGATTCCTTTCTATGACGCGCATGGAGATGTGATAGCAGTAAGTGGTAGAGCGTTCGACGATGATGGCATTCGGTACATTACGATTCGCACGACGAAAGATACCAATAAGATCGTCTATGGCCTGGATAGGGTGGATCAATCGAAACCAGTCTTCATTGTAGAAGGCCCGCTTGATTCGTTGTTCTTGAGCAATGCGGTAGCTTCAGGTGACTCAAATTTGATCTTGACTGCCAAACAGCTATCAGCCGCTCAGGTGGTTCTTGTGTTTGACAATGAGCCACGGAACAAAGAAAACATACGACTCATTGAAAAAGCAGTAGAGGAAGGATACTCAGTAGTGATTTGGCCAGAATGGCTACATGAGAAGGATATTAACGCTATGGTATTGGCGAAATACGATCCTTCTGCAATCGAAACTATTATACATACATCTATACACAGTGGGCTAACTGCACTAACCCACCTCTCTTTCTGGAAGAAAACCCCAACACGTAAAGGAGTTTTGGTATGAGTGAAGTGAAGGTATTAGACCATGGTCATGTGAGATTGGTAGATCATATGGGATCTGACTTGTCTATCGTGCGATCAGCACGAGTGAGTTACAATGCCGTCTGGCGCACGGGCGAAGATGAAGGCAAAGATGCTAAACTGATTCAGTACCTAGTGAAGAATAAACACACGACCCCTCTTGAATCTGTGACGTTTACCTTTGATGTGAAGTCTCCCATCTTCGTGTTTCGTCAATGGCATAGGCATCGTACATGGGCCTACAATGAAGTAAGCGCCCGCTATACAGAGTTGCCAGAAGAGTATTACATTCCCGCAGTCGATGTGATTACGCACCAGTCTACATCGAATAAACAAATGAGAACTGATGAAGTGCATCCTGAAGCAGAGAAGATGCGCCAAATGATGATAGAGTCAAACAAGCGGTCCTTTGGTGTGTATAAAGAACTACTTGCTATGGGGTGTGCGCGAGAACTGGCACGAACAGTGCTTCCTCTTGCTACCTACTCACAAATGTTCGGTACAGTGAACTTACACAACCTCTTTCATTACCTTGGACTCAGAACGCATTCACATGCGCAGCATGAGATCCGAGTATATGCCGTTGCAATGCTAGAACTTATTCGCCCAATCTGCCCCATTACAGTGGCCGCCTGGGAAGAACTCAATCTAAAAAAGTAAACAGTCGAGAACATTGGCGTAGTATTTGCCTGTTCTCTAGGAAAGGTATTTTCAAATGGACGCACCCGAGTATTCTCCAGAAGGCTTCTCCCTTAAGATTTTTCGAGATCGTTACGCATTCACAGCAGAAGAGACATGGCAAGAAGCGTGTACTCGTGTCGCACACCAGATGGCCATAGCTGAAGCGCCAGACAAACAAAAAATCTACGTAGATCGTTTCTACAAGATTCTCGCCTCTAATGTTTTTGTGCCTGGTGGTCGTATTTGGTACAATTCAGGACGCACGAACCCACAGTTACTCAACTGCTTTGTGCTCGATCCCAATAAGGATAGCAAAGAAGGTTGGGGTAAGTCAGCTTACGATATGATTGTCACGAGCATGACCGGCGGTGGATGTGGCGATGACTTCAGTGATGTACGGCCGCGTGGCGCGTCAATAGCGGGGCAAAGGGGCGCCGCACCTGGCGCTGTTGAACTCATGCGATTGATCGATGCCTGTGCGCAGCCAGTACGCAACGGTGGGCAACGACGTGTCGCGTTGATGTTCTCGTTGGATCTATCACACCCAGACATTGAAGAGTTTCTAAGTGCAAAGCTTACCAAAGGTGAACTCACTCATGCGAATGTGTCTGTGCGATCACGACACACAAAAGCTTTCATTAAGGCGGTGAAGGATGATGGTGAGATTGAGTTACATTGGAAGGGTAAGTATAAGCGTCATATTAAGGCGCGCACCTTATGGGATACGATTGTTAAGAACGCATACAACTCAGCAGAACCAGGCTTCTTGAATTGGGAACTCGTAGAGCATGAGAGTAACATCTATTACATTGAAGACTTAGTGACCACGAACCCGTGCGGCGAGTTAGCATTAGCCACGATGGAACCCTGTTGCCTGGGGCATATCGTACTCAGTCGCTTTGTAAATGATGGTGATATTGACTACCCATGCCTAGGCAATACGATTCGATTGGCGGTACGCTTCCTTGATAATGCGCTTAGTGTGAATCACTTCCCATTAGAAGAGATGAAGATTAAGTCCAGCAATCTTAGACGCATTGGTCTTGGTACGACTGCATTAGCTGATACGCTGGCGCTATTGGGTCACCGTTATGGTTCTGAAGAGGGGAACAAGTTCGTCGATAAGCTCTATCGATTCATTAGCAAAGCTGCATATGAGGCAAGTGTGATGCTTGCGATTGAGAAGGGTGCCTTTCCTATGTGCAACCCTATCAAGCATGTTGAATCAGGCTTCATGAGACGCATGACCGCCAAGACACAGGCATTGGTACTTGAGAACGGCATACGCAATTGTGCAATTCTCACACAGGCACCAACAGGCACAGTCAGCATACTCTCAGAGAATTGTTCGAGTGGTATTGAACCGATGTTTGCCCCTGCCTATGAACGTCGCTATTGGGAGAATGAGGTACGCAAGATGGAGTTAGTGTTTCACCCCTTGTTTGAAAAATTCATGCAAGAAGGTAAGTCGGTTGAGCATTTTGTGGGATCACATGACCTCAGTGTGCGCGATCACCTTGAAGTGCAAAAGGTGATTCAGAAGCATGTAGACAATGCCGTGAGCAAGACGATTAACATACCACATGACTTCCCTATCGAAGAGATGGAGAAGGCCTGGCTTGAGTATCTACCATACTTGAAAGGCACGACGTTCTATCGTGAGACAACCCGAGGCTATGTGAATAAGTTAGGGGAAGTAGAAGAGCCACCGTTGACTGCTATTCCATTGAAGGATGCCAAGAAGCGATTCAAAGAGAAGCATAAGGTTGAAGCAGCGCAGGTCAGCGATTGCCCATCTGGGATCTGTACTATATAGGAGACGATCATGAACTACGGTCTTGTGTTCGCTGTGTTGTTATTATCTGGGTGCTCAGTATTATTCATCCCTCAATGGGATGCTACAGAGTATAATGATTTTGTTGACATTGCTAGTGAATCAGCACAAGGTACCTGTTCAGTTGAACAACGTGACCGACTGGCGAAACTCTCTACCCATGCTCGATATTATTCAGAGTTTCTACCCCATAACGAGTTGATTGCAGAAGGCGCACTCAAAATGGATGAGACGGTGCAAGAACTTAATCAGAATGACACACCTTCCGCCGTGTATTGTAAGATAAAGCTACGCGCTATTAACATGATGGCAAGAACGTTAGCTAAGTCCGTAGGAGGGAAGCCGAAATGATTCTCGAACAAATACTTGAACTCAATCTAGAACAACTTTTACAATATGGTGACCCACAGGTCACAGAGTTTGCACAGTTACTTAAAGATATCAAGTCCGCATTAGACGAAAAGAAGCTCACACAACAAGAGTATGTCAGCCTTATGGTCGATGCTGAACGACTCAAAGATATCATTGCACTCATGGAACGCCAGGCCCTTAACGTCAAGATCAACGATGCAATCAAGATCATTGTCGAGATTGCCAAAGCCGCTAACATACTCTAAAGGTGTCTATGTTCACCAGACTCTTACTATTATTCACATTCTTATTGATGACATTCACAGCCACGACTACTGAAGCCCACCTTTCAAAGAAGGTACTTCAATGCCCGCAGTTCAAAGTAATTGCGCCCAAGGGAGATCCGAAGCTGTTGAAGAGTGAAGCAATCGAGATGGGATTGTTTGTAGAGTTGTATGATGTGAATAGAGACGGCAACCCTGACGTGGCCACATACTCAGCACAGATTGATCCGCGATTACATGTGAAGCAACCCATCTTCTATGAAATTGATTTAGATGGAGATATGGTGCCTGATGTGCTCTACATAGATGTAATTGGTGAACTCAAGTGCTCAGACCTATTACAATACTCACACGAAGCAAGAGGCGGGCTCGCTTCGTGGTATGCTAATTAACTAAATGTGCCTTGAGTTGCCAACCGATCTTAGCATGTTTGTCGATACGCTCTTCAATGAAGTTGACCAGACCATCATGCTCTTCTTCTTTGGCCGCACTGTGCGCGTCATAGAGAGAAGCCAAGACAGCGTGATTGTACTCTAGTAGTTCTTGAATCATTTCATTTGGTGTGCCAGGTGTGGCTGTTGTATTGCTTGTGAGAGGGGTTGTGGCGTGTTGTACGAGATCGTTGAGGGTAGCAGGTGCAAGTGGGCCCAATGCTCGAATCTCTTCAGCAATAGGATCAACGGCTTGCCATAGCTCATTGTAGAGATTATCAAAGTACTGGTGCATGGAGTGAAACAAAATGCCTGTGACGTTCCAATGAAACGCATGGGCGCGAATGTACATCATGAATGTATTCGCCAAGACTACTTCCAATGCAATCGCTGAATTTTCCATAGTTCACCTCCGTTGATAGGAGTATTTATATGAGATGTTCTCGCACATGTGAAGACTGTAACCGTAAATACACGATTGAGTATGATGAAAGCGACGGAACCCCGGAATTCTGTCCTTTGTGCGGCAGTGAGAGCGATAGCACCACCTGGGGAGAAGAAGACATACTAGAGGTTGACGTTGATATTCAGGATCACTTAGATGGAGAGATTGAAGATTTCTGAAGCGTTGACTTATGAAGCTTCAATGATACCCATTTGTTATAATACTTATCAGAGAGCAATGCGCCCCGTGTCAGTATCTCATATGCTTCCCAATAGTTCGTTTCGCCGCGTCCCTTACAAAGTCGTAGAATCTCACGGCTGAACTTCTCTTTCCCTAGAGTCTTGATATCGTCGAGTAGTTCTTGAGATGAACCATAGTAGTTCTCCCAGTCGCTTGCGACTCTGAGTTTCTTCTTACGAGTTGTTTTTGTCTTAGCTTTTATCTTCGCTTTTGTGAAGAGCTTACGCCCGATATATTGTCTACCGGTGTCTAAGTTCGTGATAATATAGACAAATCCGAAGTAATTGGTGGGATCTTCAGTGAATGGATATCCGTCGCCATAAGTCCATGACATAATGAGTCTCCTTTGTGTATATTTAGCTTGACAAGCAAGGGGATCGTATGTTATCGTGTTACATAAAGGAGGAGAACTATCATGCTTGAAACACTATTGTTGGTGATGTTGTGGGCTGTCGGTATCATTGCAGCGGTTGCACTCTCGCCATTTTTACTGATACTTGCTGTGATATTATTGATGGTGGCGTTTATGGGTATCATGGCAGTACTATTCATTGCGTTCTTTGTTGTGGCGATTGTTGTGAAAATCATCATGCTTCCATTTGAAAAGCTTGCTGATTACGTTCGAGAACGAAGACGTTCAAAGATTGAAACAATCAAGCGAATGAATAGAATCAACCGATGAATTTCAAAGCAGCACAACAGAACTCAGTATCAGCAGAACAAAAACCTGAGAAATGGGATGGGTTCGGGTTCTTCAAAGACTATGAGACAGGGGAAATAAAATTCTATTTCTTTGATGACGTGTCAGAAATGTTTGGCGAACAAGAACGCGAGCCTGGCATCCCTGATGACCGCGACCCCTATCATGTCTTGCTTACTTCGACCCACAAAGGTGTCATATGGGTCGATCATCCATTTGTGTCGAACTTCATTGATCCTATCATCTATGCAGCACGAATTGCCGGTATGGGCTTCTCAGGTACGATGTTACGCAAGACGAAGGTCTCTGACACATTGATGCACGAGGTACTCAAATATACCTTGATGCTACATAGTAAGGGTCGTAACTTTGTCTATGTTGATGAATCGGGCGCACAACTTACACTGAAAGGGAAGCTTGGCGATGCTACCGTATGAGTGTCATATCACAATCGAACCAGTGATACCCATGACTCTTGAGGGTATCAAGATCAGGGTAGAAGAAGTGAAGTGGTTCTTTTCATGTATTCATGCCGACCCTATGCTTGGCCAGAAAACATTGTGCTATGCCACGAATCATTTTAGTAATGAATCGAGTGCCATATTGATGACACAAAGAGTGTCTGAGGTACTCAATGAATTGGGGTGTTATGTCGTTCGAGCAAAGGTTGAGCATGTGATATTCGACACAAGGAGCAAAGCATGATACTTGATGCAGATAAGCTTGAAATGGGAATTGACATGCTCAGTGACTATCTCTCACGAGATGTGATGGTGGTATCATTCACGAAGAAAGACGGCACAGAACGAGTCATGCGATGCACTCAGAATATGGACTTGATTCCTGTTGAGTTTCATCCCACCCCCAAGTTGCCCACCGATTTACAAGAAGATTCAGACCCCCAGTTATTTAAGGTCTTTGATCTTGATAAGAAGGGATGGAGATCGTTCCGGTACACAACAATCAAGTCGTTAATAGCGTTTACAAACCAGAAGAAATAAAGTCTTGACAAATGCCAGAGTGTGTGTTAGAGTAGCGATATAATTTGAATGGGGATTCTCCCATCACAAAAACAGGAGGTTTGTTATGTTTATGAAGTCATTGCGGCATTCGATGCTTGCAGTATCGATGCTGTTTGTGTTTGCACTCATGACGGCATGTAGTTCAGTGTCGTTCTTGCCTATCACTGCCGTCGGTCCAGACAGGATGTTGGGGCAACGCACAGTCAACGAAATGAATGCGCTGGCGCCTTCAGTTCAGCGTTCATGGACAGAAGTTTGTAACGTTCTTATCGTGCAGCACACTGCTCCTTGGGACTGGTCAGAAACATTGTATGAGCCCCCATGTGATCCAGTCGTTATTCCTGGTGCAAACTATGCGAACTCTCCTGGATACATTGCAGGACTCGCTGCTCCTTTGATTCAAGCAGGAGCAATCGTTGGTGGCGCGTATTTGATTGGGGACGGAATCAAGCATTCTGGCTCTAAGACTACGAACAACAACGGCGCTTCATCTAATGTCAGCGGTAACACGAACGGCAACAGCAACAATGCTAATGCTCACGGTGGAAACGCGAATGCCCATGGCGGGAACGCTCAGGGTGGACAGGGTGGAGTTGGTAACGGTGGTCAAGGCGGCGTAGGTAACGGTGGTGAGGGTGGAGTTGGGCAAGGCGGTCAGGGTGGTGGCGGTGGAATAGGTAACGGCGGCGAGGGCGGCGTCGGAGGCCAGGGTGGCAACGGTGGTCAGGGTGGAGTTGGCGGACAGGGTGGAGCAGGTGGAAAAGCCTGTGGACAGAACCCAAACTGCTAATCTCTCTTAGTAGTCACTCAGAGAAGCTCCGGGGTGTAATGCCCCGGAGCATTTTGTTGAAGACTGGAGCTATCGATGAATCGTTTAACTCTCTTATGTGCTGTGATTGTTGTTCTCGCGGCAGTCATTGTGTTCATGCAATGATGCTCCTCGTGGCAATACAAGTTTTTTCTGTCTCAGTCACACTGATAATCATACTTGTCGGTCTCAGTGTCTTAGATAGATTCGGAATGTGGTGTCTTCGTCTTATTGATCGAATAGGGAGTACTTTGAAATGAACCCAGCGAACTTCCCAGACAACAAAAGACGCAAACAAAAAGAAGCATTGGATCGTAACAATGAATGGAAGCTCATGGCCCCAGGTGCCCAGTTGAAAGCTCTTGATCGTCGGCCTGGCGCCTGCAAGAAGCAACGAGAAAAGATTCTTGAGAGATTGAAACCAGCAGTGAAGTAGAACATAAGGGAGAGGTGTGGCAGAAGTCTCCTTCTTGCGAGGAGAATGCTGAGTACGTTCACCTCGGAAAGAACAAGTAGTTGGCTATTGGGTAGTGCCAGTAGATATGAGGACTCTGGTGTGGGTCTCATGGTCGCTGAATCACATGTATACATAAAAACCAGCAAGCATGTGACGGAGGGTAAAATCCCCCTAGTTCGTAGAAGCGTTGTTGCAACAGCGTGGAGAACTATCGCATAGTAACCTGTAGTTGATGAACGTTGTAGGGGTTGGCATCCCTATCACCTCTCCCATTTTATTATTGAGGTATCATGAATAAAACTTTAACCGACGATCAAAAGACAATTAAAGACCTCAGAAGGCAAATCTCTCAACTCAAAGAACAAGGCAACAGGTTCTTCGATCAAATCATATGCCGTGAGACTTACGGTATGTTCCTTTACCCAAAAGACAAACTCAACATATCGTGGACACTTTCTGATGTGTACGAGCGCGCCCATGCTGCACAGACGCTTGGGTATAACGTACTGATTCGTGTGGATGATAAAGGGTTGCACGTCGATTACGCGAAGAAGCTCCCAAACTCACGACCATGGGCATTCTAAATCTAAAAGGAGTGCAATCATGAAACTGGCATTGAAATACTGGTTAGTCATGGCGGCAATTGTTGCTGCTATCGCATTGTTCGGTGCACTCGCCCAGGCATCTGATAAGATACAATCATGTGTACAAGCAGATGGCACAATGATCTACACGAACAAAGATATCAAAGGGTGCACAACTCTAAAGGCACATGAACTTTCCGTGGTTCCCTCTTACGATCAGATTAAGCACGAAGATATTGCTCAGTCATTGATCGTGCCAACCCCGCCAGTCGTTCTTACCCCCGAAATCTCAAGCGTCTTGAGCGATACCTGCCAACTCTATCATGAATGGGTCAAACTAAATTCAACAGACCAAGGTGGGCTGAGAAACAACACAATAGAACGTCAACAGCGACGTGTGGCACTCACGATGATTTTCGGATCAGGCTTCTCACCTTCAAACTGCAAATAATGGGCAAACAAGATTTCAAAACTCGATTGATTGTAACCGCGCTCACACGAGATCACGGAATACAACAAATTGAGGTAGACACAGATTTATCTGGGTTCATGCCTGAGTATGCTTCTGTACGCATACTCCACAAAGGGCAGGAACCATCGAGTTTTGACCCACGGAAACAATGGGACAGATGGACACATTCAACAGAAGATCCTAGAGACATAATGATTTGTGTTCAGTATTTTTGTGCTGGGTTCTATATTCAAAAAGATTTACCGTTCATGATTGAAACGACAGAATACAGACAGCATTTGAGAGCAAATAGATCAAGAATAAACGAAACGGCGAGATGGGTAGGTATGGATTTACTGAACAATCCAATGAGAAAGAATCTTCATTGGGGTATAGGTAATATAGTATGTTGAGTGAGATCAACATGACGCAACAACTCTCACCGCGCGATTACTCAGTGGTTCTTGGTAGACTCACAGATCATGGAGTGATTGAAGAAACTGAAAAGAATCAATGGCTTATGAACGCTATACAAATGTCAGACTGTGACTACCATGCACGATATCTTGAATGCCTCAAAGAACTTCATACCCGCCACATAACTCTTGACAATCACTTTCACCTATGATAGAGTGAGACATTATGATTATCTCAAACATACCGCACAAGATGTTTAAGTTCCCTGTGGGCGAAATGCAGGTGAATGTAGAGTATGAACGCCCCTATGATAGTGCTGTTCATGCTGTCAATGTGACGTTTACATTCACAAAGAACGAAGACATTATCGAACTCATGTTGTTTGTTGATGCGTGTAAGCGCCAGGGAATGGTCTTAGGTACGCTCACGATGCCGTATGTGCCGTTTAGTCGCCAGGATCGTAAGAATGCTATTGGAGAATCATTCAGTCTTGCTGTCTTCTGCAATCTCATTAACTCACTCAACTTCTTTCAAGTTGTTGTGCATGATCCGCATTCTGATGTGACACCCGCCCTCTTGAATAACTGCTTCGTGCGCGAACAACATACGATGTTGAAGCCTATCCTTGATAAGAACTTAGGCGCTCAACCATTCTATCTTGTCAGCCCTGATGCTGGCGCACTCAAAAAGATATACAAACTGGCAAAGATGTTTGATAACAACAGGATGATTGGTGTGATTGAGTGCGGAAAGAAGCGCGATACATCGACGGGTGATATCACAGGCACAGTCATATACAGAACACAACCACTCGTGCCTCAAGTGCCATGTGTGATGATCGATGATATTTGTGATGGTGGGCGAACATTCGTTGAACTTGGTAAAGCACTCAAAGCAAAAGGCGCAGAGAGAGTCCACCTCTATGTGACACACGGATTCTTCACGAAGGGTCTTGATGTGTTCAATGGAATTGTTGATGTAGTCGATGCAGCACACTTTTATCCGAGCTTCAAATCATGACTATCACCTTTGTTGAATTTGTCACATATAAAACAAAACTAGATGAACGTCTAGCCATTGCAAGTGAACGATGGCGTGAATTGCTGAACAGAAATAACAGAAGGAGCATTCATCCTTCAGTTGTTTTCACTGACATTTACTATAATCTAGAGCCCGTAACCCAATTACTCAAAGAACTTGGAGTGACAGGCGCCACGGCATACATGAGTGGTATAGATAGATGGGGCGATGGAGAAAGTATAGAGGTGCCCCTTGATCTTGTGCTGCCGTTATTTGAATTCACAGATGAGGATCCCTATAGCACTGTGAAACTTCTACACTATCGATCAATGCTTGATGAACTCGACCAACGGCTACTTACAGAAAAGAAAATACAAGAAGAAAAAGATGAAGTAGCTAGAAAAGAGAGTGATTTGAGAGTATTTGAATCATTGTTAAAGAAATATCCAGAACTCAGGAATAACATATGAGAGAAATCTTAATTGCCATAGCAATGGGTGTTCTATTGTATATGTCAGGATGCTCAAGTGTTCCCTCATTATACAGTGAGCTTGAAGCATGGAAAGGTCAATCGATTGGGTTAGTCATTGAGCATTATGGCAAACCGAGTCAGATTTCTTACAAGGCAAAGAGCACAGAATATCGATGGCTCAATCATGTTCATGATATGAAGAGTGGTCGAGATTTCTATTGTGCCATCATCGTGACAACAGGCGCAGATGATAAGGTTGTTGGTTGGGAATACGCTGGTGATAGACAAGCAGGTTGTATCTAACATAGGAGATTGACATGAGCACATCCCCAATACATTTTTCAGATTTCTACAAAACAGATCACGCACGTCAAGCGCCTGATGGTACGACAGGTATTTATGCGAACATGACGCCGCGCGGATCACGTATTGAGGGGATTGATAAGGTGGTTGTGTTCGGCTTTCAATATTTCGTGCTTGAGTATCTAATCAAGCGATTCAATCGAGACTTTTTCGAGCAGCCTAAGGACCTTGCCGTTCGGAGATATAAGCGCAGACTTGACAATGCCCTAGGCAAAGATGCTGTAGAGGTCTCACGATGGGAGAAGCTGCATGATCTTGGCTATCTACCATTGCATATCAAGGCGCTGAACGAAGGATTGTTGTGTCCTATGCGTGTGCCTGCACTCACAATTCGTGAGACACATCCAGATTTCTATTGGCTACCTACATGGATGGAAACGCTGTTATCAACAGTCACATGGCATCCGATGACTAGCGCGACGATTGCACACCAATATCGTGTACTGATTGATGCGTATGCTGTAGAGACTTCAGACATTCCAAACTTTGCAGATTGGCAGGGGCATGACTTCAGTATGCGTGGTCATACAAGTGTTGAATCATCCTGTGTGAGCGGCATGGCGCACTTGTTAAGCTTCACAGGTACAGATACGATTCCAGCAATTGATTTCCTCGAGGAATACTATTTTGCCAACTCTGATGAAGAGTTAGTGGGTGGTAGTGTGCCTGCGACTGAACACTCGGTCATGTGTTTGGGTAGTAAAGAGACTGAATTTGAAACATATAAACGCCTTATCTCTAAAGTGTATCCAAAGGGATTCATTAGCATTGTGTCAGACACATGGGACTACTGGAAGATTCTCACAGAGGTGCTCCCTGCCTTGAAAGCAGAGATCATGGCACGAGATGGTCGCGTGGTCATACGACCTGACTCAGGCGATCCTGTGAAAATCATTTGTGGCGACCCTGATGCACCCAAAGGGAGCCCAGCACACAAAGGCACTATCGAATTGCTCTACGAAGCATTCGGTGGTGAGAAGAACTCGAAAGGGTACATACAGCTTGATACCCATATCGGTGCTATCTATGGTGATTCGATCACTCTGCAACGTGCCAAAGAGATACTTGAGGGATTGAAGAGTAAAGGATTTGCATCCACCAACATAGTATTCGGCATCGGTTCATTCACATATCAATATGTGACACGAGACACATTTGGATTCGCAGTGAAAGCAACCTCAGGTATTATCAATGGGGAACGAGTAGCGATCTTCAAAGATCCAAAGACTGATTCAGGTCTTAAGCGATCTGCAAAGGGATTACTCAGAGTCAATGCAGACTTCAGCTTATCGGAAGATGTGACTGAAGATGAAGAGAAAGAGGGATTACTTGAAACCATATTCGACAATGGGGTAGCATACAACCTTCAAACACTTACGGAGATTCGTAAGAGATTGGCAGAGCAGCTATGAGGCCTTTAACAGATACACAGGCAGAGATATTAAGAATTCAAATCCAACAACTTAAATTTGCTGCTAAGTTTAAGTTTGATGTGGATGATGTGTTGTATTTTGTCGATAAGATCAGACGAAATGTTAGCCGTTGGTCACACAAATCATGATTGAGATAGTTGGGGACTAGGATGGGACTAAAGTATCAGATATACACACCAGGATCCAAGAAGCGTCTACTCTTTATCATTCGTGATATTGAGAATTTGCTTGAATGTGATGCCGACCGTGAACATATTATGTTTAAGATAGCAGAATTGATGCCTTTAGCGGTCAATCAATTCGCCTGTTGTCCATCACCAATAGTCAAGAAGAAAGATTCATGAACCCAGAATATGAGGCATGGCTCGATGGTTATAGGGGACCCGCTCTCTTTCAATTTGGTGTCTTTACCCTTCATTCCGGTAAGCAATCAACATTCAAACTTGAATGCGATGCCGTCCGTAAATCTGAATGGCATTCACTTGCACGAATTGCGCTACCGATTCTGCCAGCATTTGGTGCTGTGCAAGCTGTCCCGAATGGTGGTTACAACTGGGCAGATATCTTCGAGCATTATATCCAACCGGGTGTCCACAGAACTTTAGTCGTGGATGATGTGTGGTCAACAGGTGATAGTATGATGCAGCACGTCCCTAAAGATACTCCCTGGCATGGTCTCGTGCTCTTTGCCCGTGGGCCTGTACCTAAGAATGTCACAGCATTGTTTATGTTGCATGAGGATCTACAATAATGGCCAA